CATCTATCGGCACCGCATGGCGTTCGTGTTGATGGATCGCTACCTGAAGTTCCACACGTTCTCGGTCCGATTCGACGCGCTTGCGCTATCGGCTGCGGGCGGTACCGCCTTCGCACAGAGCCTCAAGGACCTCAACAAGCTGGTCCTATCTGCCAAGCCGTCGCATACGTACGTGTTCACGACGCCGACGACAGGGTTCAAAGACATCATCGACGTGGAGGAAGGTCCGATCGATTTTGCGCGGCAAGTCGGTTCGCGCGTCTACGGTCCAGACAAGGTGCTGTTCGCCGATTCAGAGCCTGTGGTGGGTGCAGGCATCTGGTTGGTGGGCGACTACTTCAAGTACGAGTACTTCACTGCGTTGACAGCCTTTCCAGCGCTCTTCGCGCCTGTGACGCTAGCGAACACTCCGACACCTCCTCGACATGGACGGTTGGTTCGTGCGTACGTTGCAGGCAATGTCGGCGGCGTGGCCTTGGTCGAGAACGTCGACTACACCGTCGACTACGCCAACCGCACCATCACACGTCTGACGGCATGGATTTCAACAACCGTGAACGTGACGTACACCCAGCTCAGTATCGAGAACCTGGCGGATGCACCCGTCAGCATCGGTGACATGCCGCTCTTGGTTAACGGGGTCGATCCCGCGCTCATCACAGGCGCGTTCAGTGCTTCTGCTGCGGGCTGGGACGGTGTTATAGAGGGGCCGACTTCCCCACGCGATATCGGCTTGGTCGAACGAGCCCTCATCGTGTCTGCCCACCCCTGAACCCCTATAATTACGCGGAACCATGCGCAAAACCTTACGTACGAGCGAGGGCCTTCCGATGATGGGGACCATCAGCATGGTCATCCGCGATGCGACAACGCGGAGGGTGAAGAAGCGGATCACGATCCGCAACAAGATCACCTACCTCGCGGCCGATGTTCTGGTCGAGCTGATCGCACAACGTGCCACCGACCCCGTTCCTGGAAAAGACCTCATCTACTCCATGCGCATGGGGAGTTCGAACACGGCGGCGGCTCGGTCGGACACGAACCTCGGCGCGTTCGTTATCGGCAAGGTGATTGGGGATGTTGGCAAGGTCACCGGGGCGCCTGGCGAGATCAAGTTCATCGCAACGCTCGAGGCTGCCGACGCGAACGGGTTCACGTTGCGTGAGGCGGGTCTCTTCACCGCGGGCGCAACGCCTGGCACCAGCAACGCGCCTGGAACCGCTCCCGGCGTGACCCGCATGTTCGCTCGTCAGGTCTACCCTGACATCCCGAAGACGATCGCCATCGTGGTCGACTACACCTGGACGATCGCCTTCACCGCTGTTCCCTGAGACCAAGAGGTTCCTATGCCCGGCACCGTCAAGCAGTTCCTCGACTTCACGAACAACACGAACAACGACACGGGCGAGAACAACGTCGCGTCGGTGCAGCCGATCGCGAACGGTGAGACGGTGGTTCAGGCCGTCCTGAACCGCCCGAGCGAGAGTCTCCGCCAACGAACCGAGGCTGTTCGCAGCGTCGAGATGGACACGCTCTACCTCCGCGACGCTGACCGGCAGCTCATCTTGTCCGGCCCCGGCAAGATCACGTGGCCGGGCAGCACGACAGCAGCCGCGAACGGCATTCCCGTCATCAGCGACAACCTCTACATCCTGCCGATGCTCACACCGGGCTTCGCCCAGGCAGCGCCCGTGCCTCCGGTCGCGTCGGCCTACGGCACGCTCCACCTCAAGCGCGCCAGCGACAACATGAACTCGATCCTGGTGACCAGCCAGCGTCGGAGCTACGCCGCGGGTGACCAGATCAACATCACCGTGACGCCGGGGCTCGCGTTCACGTGCGTCCTCGACAGCGAGATGACGTACCAGCGCACGATCAAGATCACGGCCGTAGTCGGCGTCACGACGCTGTCGCAGACCATCACGGCGCTCGTGGCACTGACTCCGTCGGCCCCGGACAACACGCCGCTCGTGCTCGCAGTGCTCGAGGGAGGCGCGCTCGCAGGAGACTTCCTCCTGACGTCGCAGGCACAGCAGTACGTCTCGGGCAACTACGACGGCGAAGGTCACACCATCACGCCGGCGAACCTCGCGAGCTTCTTCGTGAGCAACCCGCTGCAGGCCCTCGCCGAGGGCGACACGCTCTGCGTCAACTACGCGATGGTCACAGACACTGCCTCAACGGGCGGCCGTCGCCAGGCGATTCCCGAGAACTCGAACACGGCGATCCCTGCGGGGGCCTACTTCAACAGCCGCGTTCACCCAGAGAACCTCGTCAACGCGTTGCCGATCTGCAAGGTCGTCAACGGTTCGCTCGTGTTCGGCACCGGCATCGAGATCTTGGCGGGTGACGCCAACGTCTCGCTCAGCGCGGTCAGCAACGGATCGGCGATCATCCGCAACCCCGGCTTCGAGCACGGCATCACGCTGAGCACGGTCCGCTTCGGGATCTCGGACTGGGAGAACCGTGCAGACCTTGCGGTCAACGGCGCCTTCCGTCTCAACACCACGACGCCGAGCACTGGCGTCAAGCAGCTCGAGTTCAACCAGACCAACGTCGCGGCGGCGACAGGTCGCATCGAACAGCCTCAGGAGATCCCGGTCAATCCCGGCCAGGATATCCGGGTCCGCATCGCGATTCGCCAGCTGATCGCGCCGACCGCAGGGGCCTACTCGGTGGTGCTCTACTGGGGTGATGCTGACAGCACTGCATCGGGCAGCACGACCGTCGCATGTCAGGTCCTAGCCTCCACGGACGTCGCCTATCGGACCGTGGCGCAGACCGTCGCGGTTCCCGCGGCCAAGCGCTTCCTCAAGCTGGTGACCGTCGAGGTCGCGGGCGTGACGCTTGGGGCGCCTGGCGTCTCGGTTCTCTTCGACGACCTCCAGGTCACCGTCGAGACGCAGACAGACATGACGCCGGCGGTCGACAACACGCACATGAAGCCGGAGATCGTCGACGCGCTGATCGTCGAAGACCCGACGACGTACGCGCTCGGCCAGCTCGCGGCACTTCTGCGCATGAACAAGGCGTCGCCTTCCAGCGAAGGAAGCGTGATCCTCGAGCGCAAGGACCAGGACTACTCTGGGGCCAACATCCCGCCGGCGCTGGCGCACTTCGGGCGGCTCTTCCAGCTCGGCTCGAAGCTGCTCAACACGGAAGCGCACGCGCTTCTGCCGCGCGTGTCGGCGGACTACAGCTCCGTCGCAGGCGTCGACTTCACGCTCATGTGGGAGTCGGGACGCAACGGCGAAACGACCGGCGGCTACACGCAGCCGTGCGTGCGCCTCTACAGCTCGAACGACGGGCAGTGGGTGCTGACGTCGAACGCAATCTGGGGCGGCACAACCTGGACCAAGGACGTCGCGGGCCAGAACGCGACGAAGCAGGGCCTCGCCAAGGACGGCATGCGTACGTTCACCCGCACGGCCGACGCCGCGTGGACTGATGGTGCGTGGGCTGACGCGCTGCGAATCACGAACCCGCTCGAGACTGCGGCAGACGCGCGGACCCCCCGCATCTCGGCGGGACTCTACAACGGCGCGTTGACGGACTTGACGTTGATCTCGCAGTTCACTTTCACAGGTGTTGCCATCCGTCTCTACGCAACGAACACGGCGCCAGAGACGGACGTTTACCTGACGTTCAACGCGGCGTGGAACGGGACCAACTGGGTCAAGGACACGAGTGGGAAAGTCTCCTCACGCATGTTGTTGGTCAACACGCTTGGAACTACTGCGGGGGAGAACAACTTCATCTACCGCTACCAGACCTGCAAGACGACCGATACATTCCCCGAGTCTGACTGGACATCGGTCGGAACGTCTTCGACCATCACGTCGACAGGCGGACAACTGCAAACCGGACAGGTCATCGCCGGCGCCGCGAACTCGACCGTCGCCCCCACCAGCGCGATCCTTCAAGCGATCCCGGACTTCGGTGACGCCATCGCCTCGGGCAACGAGCGGATGGAGTTCCGAGACCTCATCGAGCCGGGGGTCTACAACGTCGTCGACAGCTTCGGCCTCATCTCACCACGCGGCCCTCGCATCGTCGAAGAGTTCATGGACACGGCGGCACCGAGCGGCTGGACCACGGTGACTTCGGGTTCTGGTGCTGTCACGTTCAACTTCGAGAACCTGACCCGCGTCAAGCTGGCGGGTGGTTCTGGTACAGCAGCAGTTCGAACCAACGCTTTCGTCGTACCAGGCGCCTACGCATGCTTCAACGCAATCATGCGTTGGACCAACGTGACGGGCACCTCGTTCGTGGGCCTCGTCGATGGCGGCGCCGCACATGACTTCGGTTTCGAACAGGACAGCGCAACCTACGGCGACGAGAAGCTTCGCATCGTCGTTCGGACAGGCGGCGGTCTGCAAGTTTTCGACACCGGCGTCGATGTGTCGACGAAACTCGACGACTGGTTCCTGCTCCGCGCCTGGTGTGCGGGCGGCACAGGACTCATCACCACGTCGCGTGTCTACTGGGCTATCACAGGCAAGATCACCGCAACCGGCGTGTTCAACCCAGGCGGCGCTATCGTCAACCCGACGGCGGGACGCGTCTTCCGTGCGGAAGCCCTTAGCAACGGCATCGTTGTTCTCGACCGCGTCGCGGTTGGCGGCCACAGCAACTTCGGTCTGTAAGGAGCACACATGTCCAACACGCTTTCTATCGACCTGCTCCAAAGCAAAGGTGCTTGCGCACGCGAGTGCATTGCACTTCGCGAGATCTATCCCGACGGAACGATCATCTTCGATATGTCGTTCTACCCACAGGTACGCGACAAGCCCATCAACGTGATGTGGGCCGTGCTGCTGCTGCCGTCCAACATCCAACTTCAACTGGCCTTGGGTTGGTTCGATCGCGCTCTCGCCGGCCAGGCAGTGCCCTGGAAGTCTGACTTGCGTACACTGGTCATCGCGCCGCAAGGTACGGCAGCGGCTGCACAGCTCGGCGCACGTCTGGCGGATCGCCGTCTCGTGAGCGCTGCAGACGAGCTGGCCACGGCGGTGGCAGGTGTCGGCTACGCTGCGGCAGCGCTGGCAGGCAAGTTCGCCGAGACGCCCATCGACCCTCTTCGAACTCAATCGGCCATGGCGGTCATGGCAGGGTGGTGTTCTCGGTGCGCGGCAGTGGTTGAGACCAAGGCCGACACTGTCGTTCTGGACGACCTCAAGTCCGCGGTGTGGCAAGCGTTGTCGCAACATGGCGCAACGTTGCCAACGATGCGTTAGTCAGGGGACTTCGCGAACGATCGGCTCGCCGCCGCCACCGATGACGCGGCACCCGAACTCGACCCAGCGCACGCGCTTGCCGTCTTTGTGGAACTCGACCACGAGGCCGCCCTGGCTCGGGATGGCGTCGTCCATCGGCGTCTGCCAGTCGTAGAGCGAACGCACCACCACGGCGTCGTAGGCAGGGTGGTCGCTTGCGTAGCGGCCCTCCCCACGAAGGAGGTAGTGGAAGGCGCGGCGCTTAAGCATGGGCGTCAGACCGAGCTTGTGGTCAGTCCTCGAGGTCACGCCGTCCGCTTGGCGGAGGACATGCCTCCGACCGTCTCGATGACCGAGAACTGCTCGTAGGTGAAGCTGCCGATGTCACCACGGCGAAGCACCAGCTTGATCAGCCGTGCGTTCGTCATGCAGGCGTCACAGATGGCCGTGACAGGTAGGATCTTGGAGGAAACGACGACGCCTTCGTTGGCGCCATTGAACTCGGCCATGCAGTTGCTGCAGGTGTGCATCCCGTATGTTTACCGCGCAATCCAGCGTGACTCAATAGCGATGCACTGGAGACAGGTCAGGCAATCCTGCAGGTCCGTTTCGCGAATCTCGTCCGAGGCTGCGTGCCCGAACTCGATGTCCGTTTCAGCGCGTTCCCCGGACATGAAGCGCTCGGCAGCGTTGCACGACATCAGCAACGTGAAAGGCGGGTAGTACTCCGACGCCTTGTCGTCTTCCATGCGATGGACGAGGCCGTGTTCGTCTCGCCAACGGAACCGTTTGTCGTCTATGCGTGCCACTCGCACGCGCCATTGGCGCACGCGGCCTCGCCCGTCAGGTTCGTGCCGTCCTCGGCCTCGAACACCGAGAGGTAGTCGATCGGCTTGTAGCCGGCGATCAGCTCGTTCCAGCGCCGCTCCTGTGCCTCCGTCTTCACCGCCTCGAATGGCGCGAACGCGTAGACCATGTCGCCCGAGTCTGGCAGGAGCGACACGCCGGTGAAGTTGTCACGGTGGTCCCACAGGTAGTCCGCGACGGTGACCCACTCCGTCGGACGAACGGAGATCGTGTTCGAGACGTTGTGCGAGAGGCCCGGCATGTGGCTCGGCCGTGTCGCGCCCGGCATCACCCAGTGCTGTTGGGTGGACCGCACCATGTTCATGAATTCCTCGGCGGTCAGGTCTTCCTTGAGCACCGCACCCTCGGGAGCCTCGACGGGGAACTCGATGACCCACTTGCCGTCGGGCTTCTTCACGCACATGTGCGGGTTCGCGGTCTGGAACGCCTGGAACACGACCTCCAGCTCGTCGGCGGTGACGCGGCGGATGTAGCGACGCGCGTGGTGCGGGTGGATGCCCGAGCCCACGTTGCCCAGCTCGAGGGACGTCGTGCCCGACGGCTTCACGCACGTGGTGCGCGCGGCCTGGTTGATGCCGATCATCGCGGCGTACTCCGCGTTCCACGCGACGACCTTGCCTGCGATGGCGCGTTGGTAGTCGGGGTTGCACGCGATGTGCGGTGCGTCCTGCATCCCCGTCATCCCGATGCCGAGTAGCGCATCACGCCGAACGATCGCCTCGGTGACCTTGCCCAGGAACGGCATGTCCGTGTACGTCGCCTGCATCGTACCGATGAGCGCGGCGGCCCACGCGGCCTCGGAGAAGTCCTCGTACGAGGTGAGCTTGGCGGCGTTGATCTCGCAGAGATTGCACATCGCCCAGCCGGTGCTGGTGGTGCCGTCCTCGTTGAGGAGAAGTGGGTCGAGTCCGATCTCGGCACACGGGTTGGTCACGTGGTTGTAGTCCGAGACGAACAGGACGCCGGGCTCGCCGTAGTTCTTGGTCATCCCGAAGATGCGCTTGAACTGCTTCTCCTTGACCTCGTCACGCTTGAGCACGACGGAGTTGTTGGCGTTGGCGAGCCACGGCTCCTTCGAGTACCAGTCACGATCCGACTTGGCGTACATCAGTTCGCTGTCCTCGAGTGAGAACAGACAGATCATCGCGGAGCGCCGGATGCCGCCCGAGAGCACCGCATCGGCGGCATGGCACAGAACGCGATGGCACTCGATCGGACGGAGCTTGCGTCCCTGTGCGCTGTGGAGCACGCCACGGATGCGCTCGAGCGCAAGCTTGAGCTTGCGGTGCCCGGGGGCGCGGCCGCCGCTGGTCTTGAGCGCAGCCCCTGCGGCACGGATCTGGTGATAGGCGAACTCGACGTGGTAGCCACGGGTGTAGCCGTTGACGAGCGCGTCGAGTGCGCCTGCCCAGCCCTCGATCGTGTCCTCGATCACGTGGTGAACGACCAACGTCTCGTCGATGTCCGCGAGTGGCGGGAGCTTGTCGACGTGCTCGAACTGCACGGAATAGCCGACGCCACAGCCGGACAGGAGCAGGAACATCGCCTCGGCGAACGCGCGCGGCCGATCGATCAGAGTCGCGGAACAGTTGCCTGTAACAACCCCGTTATCGAGCACGAACGAATGGTCGTCCTCGACTTCGAGACACCAGACGACCTCTTCAGCGTCGGGCTCGATCGACTTCACCTTGTAGGTCGCGGGCCCGGCAACCCCGAAATTAAACGTCAACCCAAACATCGACGTCGTTGGACGCGTACCATAGTTGGTAGTCTGGCCGGTCAAGTCACGCTCGCGTGTTATATACGCGCCCACCGTCGGAAACACAGTCCGGATGAAGGAAATCGCGGCTTCGTTGCTGGTCTGGATACCGTCGAATGGAGACAAGTGTGTCTCGTCTTTGTTCGCGTTCGCGTTCTTGTGACCATCCGCGTCGAGATACCCACGGACAAACGCGGCCACGTTCGCGTGTCCGTCCGTCTCGAGCGTGGGGAGTGTTTTGAGGTACTTTCCCGTGTAAGCCATTGCGTCACCGTTGCAAGACGGTGGACGGCTGATTTTGAATCCTAGTTCCTCAAAGCGAGCGACAAAACGGCCGTCGTCTCCACAGAGGCGGACCATCGAGTACGTATACTGCCCTTCGCGGTTCTTGACGCACGTACCGTCGCCATACACGTACCCCATTGCCCAGTACCAGCGCTCTTCGGGGTTCGCGTCCTCGTAACGCCACGCGCCAACGATAGTTGGAGGGCGGGCCAGAACCTGTCCGACCTGAAGTTCACGGGTCCGTTCTCCGCCGGAGAGCACCCATTGGTGATTACGTGTTGCGCGAACGGTCTGTGTCCCGCTGCCGCGCTGCAGCTCTACTTTGTAGAGTTGTTGTTTGCCGTAGCTAAACACCTTCGCCGGCTTCCAATTGCCGGCGTGCGTGAGCACCGTGACACGGTCACCGTGCTCGAAATCTGAAAACCGACGGACGCCTGTGCTCGTGATGAACGCAGTGTCTTCGCTAAGACAGTTGTAGATGCGGTTGTGATTCGCCTCGATCGCCTTGCCGCCGAACTGCATCGAGCGCATCGACGGAAGCACCTTTTTCTCGCGCACCAGATCGTGAGCGCGCTTGATGAGCGGGAGCAGTTCAGGGATGTGCGCGAAGCGGCGCAGGTGCATGCCCTCCACACGGTCGACCGTCTCGTCGTAGACCTCGCGGCGCTGGATCTCGGGGACGTAGCGCGCGTACTTGCTTGCGTGGATGTAGTCGCTGACAGCCGAGGCGTCGGGCTTCCTGCGAACCGTGCGCGCCTCGGTCCGCTTCTGACGGTAGATGATGAACGCCTTGGCGACCTTGAACTGCTTGGCACGCATGAGCGCGACTTCGACCGCGTCTTGGATTTGTTCGACGTCCGCGACGTCAGCACGCAGCGTCGCGGAGACGAACGTAGCAACGCGATGAAGACCCTCCTCATCGACAGCGCCCTCGGCCTCGATCCATGCCTTGCGTACCGCGCTCTCGATCTTCCCGACGTCAAACGGCTGTGTGGTCTGCCCATCACGCTTGCGAACAGTTACTGGTTGAACGACAGGAAGGTTGAACGGGGCGTCGGCAGATTGCACGGTCAGGCTCCTTGGGTTTTCAGAGTGCGTTTTTGATCAAGCGGCGTGCGCGTCGCTTGGGCTTCTTGTCTTTCGGAGGACTTCGCAGCGTTCGCAGCACGTCCATCTCGCATCGATGCTGTGCGGTGTTCTTCGCATAAGCCAGGGCGATATGGGCCAAAAAAAAGGCGTCGGCTTGATCGTCGTTGTTGCCGAAATCGTGGCCGCGACGAACCGCCGCAGCGAGCATCGCGTCCTTGTCCGCGTGCGTGGTGCCCGTGGCAAATTTCTTGACGAGCACGGGCGGCACGATGACGTACGGGATCTCGTGCTCGACGAGGAGCACCTTGAGGGCGCCACCGATCTCGCCGAGTTCGAACACGTGGCCCACAGAATTGTAGGAGTAGCCCTCCATGGCCACAAATTCGACGCCGGGAAGCATCGAGGCCACCGCCGTCTTGATGAAGACCAGGCGCTTTCCGTCGCGAAGAAAGTCCGGGGTGACCAGGGCTGACGACACCAGCTTGCCGACGTCCGAAAGGCGGCAGAGCCCAGTTCCCGTCAACGACTGATCGATGCCTAGGAACACGAGGACGAAAACCCTATAATTTCTACACGCCGCGTTGCAAGCACCGCGTCCGAAATCCGAGGAGATCTCGTGGTCAGCTTCACGCTTCACCAAGTTACGGCCATCGTCGACGGTCCTGCGTACCAGGTGACCAACGAAGTCACGGCAGCCACGGACGCAAGCACGGCTACTTACGTCTTCAAAACCTCGACCAAGGTGTTCAACCACTACGCCGGCGCGAGCGACATGGTGCAGTGGCCTGACAGCTACGAGAAGGCGACCTTGTCGGGGGCCGCGTTCTATCGCTTGCCCAGCGTGGTTCGGACGTGGGACACCGTGGTGTTGATGAACGCGGACTTGGCGATGTCTCTTCAGAGGTTGCAGTTCCTGGCCGATGAGCTGAATGCCCAGCAGGACGCCCTGGTCATCGACCGCACCATCGTGGTTCAAGGAGCCTGACATGGCGGTCTTCGAACAAGAGCGGCATGTCGAGCTGGTCCCGTACGCTGATGAATCCTTCGTGATCACCAGCCGGATGGTCTCGGCGATCATCCCCGACCAGCTCCCGCACCTGAACGTCTTCGTGTTGTCGGTTCCCAACACCCTGGACCCAACCCAAGACGTGCTTGCGCGGGTCGCCAACCTTGCGGACCTCTCCTTGATTCCGATCGGGCGAAACCCTGGGATCGCTGCACCAGGTCTCAACGGCATCGAGTACCTTGCGGACTCGTCGACCAATCGCTACGACACGCTCGAGACCGCCAACGCCGCAGCGAAAGCGTTCCAAGACCGCGTCAACGCGCTCATCACCGACTGGATCTCGTTCCGCACGAACTTCAACGCGCCCGATCCGACGCCGGCGTACTACACGTTCCCGACGGTCGACCCGTCGCAGAAGACCGCGCTCATCAACGCGTACGCGGCTGCCAAACAGGCAGGTTACACGCAGCTGCAGACGAAGAACGCCGCGGACGCCGCGCTCCTCGCGGCTCAAGCTGACTACACGTACAAGTCGAGCCTGGTCCTGGGCGCCGCGACGCTCGTCACCAACACAACGCTCGTCAAGAACGAGTTCACGACGACGGTCACGCAGTACGGCACGCAGCTCACAGCGTTCATGTCGCTGTACACTGCAGGTCAGACGTTCGCATCAGCGAACCCGGCAGGTGTCGGCATCGCCGCGTTCAACGCAGCGCTGGCAACGGCCAACGCTGCGATCGGAACGGCCACCGCACAGCAGAGCGCGATGCCGGGGTACTTGACCGACGCGCAGACGGCGCTCACGAATGCGACGAACTACCAGATCGCACGGCAGAACGACCTCACGACCTCGTCCACGGCGCTGGGAACTGCACAGGGCAACCAGATCACTCAAGCGCAGCTCTTGACGGCGGCCAATGCAACGACTGCCGCGGCACTCGCCGCCGTCTACGTGGTGTGTCCGGACTTCGACCCGACATCGATCCCGTACGTCCCAGGCTGATCAAAAAAAACGCATCCCCTCTACAGCGCGCTTGAGGGGGTAGTGTCCGCAAAGGTCGCGCGCGGCATCCGAGCCCAGGCCTTCGTCGTCCTTGCGGACTCCAGCTTCGGGCGCGTATCGAACTACGTCGACTTCACCTTCCGCTTCGTCGGGATAGCGAAGGGGCCGACCTGCACAGAACCGTCGCTACGCTCCTCGCGAATCGCCTGACGCAGGCGAGCCTCGTAGCGATCGCCACGCCACGAGTTTTCACCGAACGCGATACCGATCTCCGGGTTCGACAGCTCGGCGATGGCGTAGACCGCCACGTGCCCCGGCGAAGGGAACACGCTCGCCACCATCTTCCGCGCCTCCGTCTTGGGAGGGCCGTCGTGCTGGTTGTCGCATGTCATGGTGCCATCGCCACGGGTCCAACCCCATGCCGTGCCGCAGATCGCGCAGGACTGGTAGTCGATCGTGAAGATCACCGCGTGAAAGCCTTCACCGCTGACGCCGTTGCGGTGATAGGCCACCTGAACGATGGTGACGTTCTCGAGGTCCTTCATGCAGCGGCCTTCACCTTCGCCGGCGGCAGCAGCAACTGTCCGGCGATCTCCTCCAGCTCGAGGCGGCGCTCGGCCGTCGCCGCGCTCTTGGCGAACCAGCTCACGGCGTTCGACAGCCGTGCCTGAGTCGTGCCCCGGGGGAGCATCTCGACATCACCGTCGGTGAACAGCTCCTTGACCTTGTCGACCTCACCCTTGAGCAGACCCATCTTGGGCAGCGCGGTCCACGCCTCCTTCGGATCGATGCGCTTCTCGAGCGCCTCGCCGATGCGCGCGACGAGCGTGTTCACCTTGTCGGGCGCGAGCACCTGGTGAACCATGTCGTGGATGGCAGAGACCTGGGTCTTGGTGTCGAGCAGGTAGGTCTCCTTGCTGAACTCCATGTCGTCCGACAGGCGCTTGCCGAGGTGGACCTGCCGCATGACCTGCTCGAGCGTTGCCGTGTTCGTGCAGACCAGGCGAGTGCAGAACGCGTTGAGCCCGAGCACGCCCTTGCCGAAGTCGGAGTTGGAGAGCTGCAGCCCGAACGCCAGGACCTCCTCCATGCCACGCTTCGCGGAGGGCTGGAACACCATCGGCAGGATGGCCTTGACCGCCCAGCGCAAGTCTCCGCCGATACCCTCGACGGGCACCGCGCCGATCTTACTGCACGCCGCCGCGAACGCTTCGATGATGGGACCCGAGTCCATCCGCTTGAAGCTGTTGGACAGGACGCCACGCACCTGGTCCCCGACCGACCGGACGAGGAGCTTCTTGTTCTCCTCCTCCTTGAAGATGCGCGCCAGGTTCTCGACGATCAGCTCGCGGCCGTAGGGCCGCTCGAGCAGCCGGTTGACGTACGTCCCGGGCACGCCCGCGCGCTCGCAGACTTGGTCGAGCGCGTTCTTGTGGAGACCCTCCTCGAAGTAGTTCTTGGCCTTCTTGTTGCGCAGCCCCATCACGATGGTCTTGGTGTCGTTGCCGTTGACCATGAACTGGAGCGTCGTCGAGTCCGCGATGCGGTCGACAGGCGTCTCGCGCTGCACCTTCTCGATGACGGTCATCGCGCTCTGCTGCGTGTTGTGGATCATCTCCTCGAGCTTGGCCTTGAAGCCCGCCGTGGCCTCGCCGAGGGCGACGTCGTAGTCCTTCTCGCTGTGGTGGATCATCTTCTTGTCCTTCTAACTCTTGGTGTTTTCTTGTGAATTGATTGGACGCACCATAGGCACGTCACGAAACGGTGTGTCTTGCGCTTTCTTCCCACACGCGGATGGCCGTCTACACGAGCCATGCCGAGGCCGTAATGAACGATGCCGCTGTCGTCCACCCAGTTCATGGTCAGCTCTTGTAGCGCTCGTTGTGCGCAGGGTCGCAGACGAGAATCTCGCCATACCCCTGCTGAAAGTGCTCGCTGTGCTGAGGCGTCACGAGCCACAGCACCGGAATTTCGTGCGGCAGATGATTCGACGGGCTGACCGCAGGTGCATAGCCGTCGGTGTACACCACGACGATGTCGGGTGCTTTGCTGTCGTCCTTGGTGTACTGCTTCATGTGGATGAAGTAGGCATCGAAGTCAGTACCTCCGCGTCCTGTTATGGTCTTGGGGATCTCGTCTCCCGAACGCAGCAACACGTCGAGGTGCGTTGCGGAATCTCCCTGCATGTAACGAATTTCCATGTTGTCATCGACGGCCAACATGTGCTGTAGCTCGCTCTTGACGATCTCCAGGGACTCGGTGGACATCGAGCCGGATGTGTCGACATAGAGAAACACGCGCCATGCTTTGTCCCGCACACGCCCCGGCGTGGGGATGATGCAGACATCCTCCTCAGCCAACGCCAACAGCATGCGGTTGGGTTGAGCGACGCTGCGTCGGTACTTCGACGTGCGCGACATCTTCGCGCGCGTCGCGAAGATCTCCCACCACGGTACGATGGGCTCGGCCAAGTAGGCCTCGAGCCACTCCTCCACACCGCCGGGCAGCGTGCCGCGCCCGATGCCACCCATCGAGCGAACGACGGAACGCATCGTTTGCTTGAGCTGCTCTCGGATGCGGTGAGCCTGAGACAGCAGCTCGTCGGACGTCAGGTCCTTGAACGTCGAACCGCCGAAGCTTCGGTTCTTCACGTCTTCACCGTCACCGTCGCCACCTCCTTGACCCGGTTGGTCACCCACACCGTCACCGGGGGCTGATTTTTCTTCGTTGTCTTCTTTCTCACCGTCAGTCCACATCGAGTGGTCGGTGCCGCCCAGTAAACTCGAGAGGTCGATGACCTTGACCTTGCGCATCAACGACCACTGGTAGAACTCGAAGGACCTTTCGAGAGGCAGGTCGAACTTCTCGGGCAGGCACATGCCGTTCCGTGGGTCGTCCGGAGCGCTCGGATTGGCCGCCTTGATCCGCCCGATCACAAGGTCTTCCGTTTCCTGAAAACCCTCATGCATTCGCAGCATTGTGTTGATCGCGCAGTCCATGCTGATGTTGGCGACCGCGCCTGCCTTCTTGCGCTCCAGCTCGTCCCGGCAAAGCGCCAGCAGCTCGAGGTAGCGTGGAATGTGGTCGAGCACCAGGTGCAGCATCTCGTGCTCGAGCACGAACAGCGCCGACTTCAACGTGAGGAGTCCGAGGAACGCCGGATCGTAGAACAGCACGGCGCGCCCCTCACGGATGCCCACCGCGATGGTGCCCATGCCCGGCCGTGCCACCCGCTCCAGGCTTGAAGCCAGGCGTCCGTAGAAGCTCTTCTTCTGGATCAGGTAGATGAAGAACTCGTTGAGCTTCAACTTCATGTTTTTCCCCTATAATTCAGCATGGCCGTTGTGGACCAGTTTTCCGACCCCGTGATGGCGCACCTGGTGCGCCGCGTCTCCGATCGTCCGAAGCTCGCAGCAGCGATCCAGGACTTCGACGTCGACCGCGATGAACAGGACACGCTTCCTGCGACCGCGTTCGCGTGGTCCGAGAAGCGTGCCTTTCCTGTGCACACGCGCGAGCACACGATGCTCTCGCGCGTCTACCGTGAGGGCATTCCCAACGTGCCAGCACACGTCGACCGCGCTCTCAAGGAAGCGTGCGAGGTCTACGGCATCGACGACGGGCTCTACGCACGTCCCAAGGTCGCAGCGGCTCCCGAGTCCGCTGACGCCTTCCTCCTGCCCGACATCCGCCGGATGCGTGTCACCGAGGTCGGACACGTCAAGGAGGCCGAGGAGAAGCTGCGCACCGAGGGTCGTAAGCTCTCGATCGAGCACCGTGCTCTTGCCAGCCGACGCCTCGTCGAGAAGGCAGCATTCTTCGGCACAGGCGTTCGTGACGAGATCCGCAAGATGGCAGGCCTGACGGTCACCGACCGTCAACCGCTGGTCGACTGGCTCGAGGCTCGCCGCGAAGCCGCACCCGTCGAACACAAGGACGGCTACCAGAAGCTCGCGAACGCAGCGAAGCGGATGCCCGCCGAGCTGCGTGACCGTCAACAGCAGATCAAGCTGGCCGAGGCGATCGGCGAGCTGGACGAGATGTCCGGCCTCGATCGTTACTACGACCGCAAGCTGCCCGACCCGCTCATGACGGTCTTCAACTCGAGCAAGATTGCAGGGCAGGGTGTCACGCTCGCGGGACGCTTCCTGCCGATCGAGCGCGTCGCGTCCTACCCCTCGACGTTCTACTCTGACATCCTCGGTCCCGACATCGTCCGTGAAGCCTCGGACATGTCCGGCCAGATGGACCCCCAGCGCCTCGCACAGGTGCTCGAGACCCTGCCCGTCGACATGCAGCGCATGTTGTCCGCGCAGATGCGCTAGAGATCTTGCATGAGCAAAGACCTCCTCCAGAATCCGGACACCGCTGCCGTTGTCCTGATGCAGGCTGCGCACGCACGGCTGGGCGACTTTCTCGCGTGGGAACCCGAGTCGATCTGGCTCGAGCTGCAGCATCGAGGCATCGATCTGCCGGAGAGCAACCGCGCCAAGCTCATGGCGGCTCTGACGCTGCGCCTCATCCCTTCGTTCTACTGGGATGCGATCACGTTCGAAAAGACGGCCATCGCCTTCGACGGCGCCATGCCCAATCCCGACACCCTCGAAGAGGCGTCGCCCGGACGCCTCGCGTGGGCCGTGGTCGAAGCTGCGTGGATCCTCCGTCTCGCGAAGGACGCGACGTGGGAATTCAACAGCGAGCCCCGCGCCTACGCCGGCGTGATCCTGGCGCGTGCGGGCTTTGTGCTCGCGCCCGAACAGCTCGCCTTCGCGCAGCCTACGTTGAATCGCGAGCGCTTTCACACGCACCTCTTCGAAGAGGTCAAGGAGCGTTGGGCACGTGTCGACAAGGATCACTTGGCAGCGTTGAGCCTGCAAGAGACGCCTGTCGACGTTCAGATCGCGCGTCTTGCCGCGGTTGAACTCCACGTGCGCGAACGCCACGCACGCGCTGAGCGGGACCTGGCCCGCGTTGCATGACGTCACGACGGGCTCGCAGCCTGCGCTTCCTTCTGTGCTGCGATCTTGGCCTGGTGCAGACGCTTGAGGCCGTCCATGAAGACGGGCTCCTGTCCCAGCTTCTGATTCAGGACCAGCAGGAAGTTCTTGGCCTCGGTGCCCATGCGGTTGGCTTCATCGGTGAGCTTCTGGATGAACGACACCAGGATCTCCTCGGGCAGGTCTCCGATGAAGACGGACAACTGCTTCACGATCGACTCGGGCTTCTTGGAGAGATCCGCGAAGATGCGCGTCGCCAGGCCCATCGACAGCTCGGTGACCTTGTCCAGGCGGCCCTCACCCTCCTTGGGGATGTACTTCTTGAAACGCTTGCGCGTCTCCGTGTCGGGGCCGTAGCTGTTCAGCACGTCGTCCGGCGTGACGACCATCGTGTTGTCACGCACGAAGTCGAGAAACGCAGTGGCCGATGCCGAGCCGATCGCGCCTGCGATGGCCGCTCGTCCGATGGAGCTGTTCAGCGGGACCTTGGCCTCCTCGAACTGCACGCAGATGCGCGAGACGGTCTCCCAGGTGGCCGGGCAAGCGAACGCCTTGCCGGCGAGCGCGGCCATCTCGTCGTACCCGTGGCTGGGCTGCGCGCCGAGATGTCCGATGACGTGCTCATGGAAGCTCGCGTCCATCGCGTACTTCATGAAGTCGCCGTAGTTGTAGGCGACGCCGACGGACTGCAGGCGTCGACGCATCGCCGGGTCCCGCTCGAACTCGTTGACGTTCATGCCGCCGCCCGACGGGTTCATCGTCACCACGATCTGGATGCAGTCGTGGAGCTTGATGTCGCCGATCATGCGATCGCCGATCAGCACGAAGGCCGCACGTGTCACCGACTTGTCGACGGCACGATTCAGCTCCTCGATCGAGAGGATCGGGCACATGTCCTTGGGGACCTTGCCCTTGAACTTCTTGCCCATCTGCTCAGCCCACTCGATGATGGGCTGGAACAGACGCGGCACGCGCTGGTCGAAGTACTGCTTCGTGTCGCTCGCCGTGGTCGGGATGAAGAAGCCCTCCTGGGTCGCGGTCGGCATGTGCAACGCGACGTAGGGCACGCCCTTGCCGCCGTTCCGGCGCTTGGCAACCTGCGTCGGGATGGCCGTCTTACCGATGCCCGACGGACCGATCGCACACACCACCGTGCGTGTGCCGGCGTTCAGATTGATCAACTCCTCGAACACGCGAGGTGTGACCATCTCGACGCCGAGCTTGGAGGCGAAGGTTTCTTCCATCGAAGCCTTGGTGTCAGCAGTACTCATTTCATTCTCCTAGGTTCCCGTTGATATGTCGGAAGAGGTTTATCGTTCAACCATCGCGCAGGGGATGTTCTACGTCGACGGCAAGCCTTTGTCGCTCGAGGACTACCCGATGTTTGGCGCGGTGTACGACGGCAAGTACCCGCGCCTGCTCTTGAAGACGGGACGACAGGTCACCAAGTCGACCACGCTCGCCGCCTTCATGATCGCGGAGGCCGTCGCGACCCCGAACTTCAAGTCCTACTACGTCTCGCCGACGCAGGAACAGACTCGTAAGTTCTCGCACACCCGCGTCGCCAAGATTCTCGCCTACAGCCCAGACCTTCGGAAGGGTTTCGTCAACGCGAACTCCATTGACAACGTGCTCCTGCGAATGTTCAGGAACGGGTCCGAGATGGCGTTCACGTATGCGCTCGATGACCCTGATCGCGCACGCGGGTACTCCGCTGATCGTTGCAATTTCGACGAGGTGCAAGACATTCTCTACGAGTCGGTCATTCCCGTCATCGAGGAATGTATGGCCAACTCGAGCTATCAGTATTCGGCCTACGCTGGAACGCCCAAGACGATGGAGAACACCATCGAATTCTTGTGGTCCCAGTCATCACAGACCGAATGGTGCATGCGCTGCAAAGCATGCAACAAGTGGACGTTCATCGATAGCGTGAAGGGGTTGGGCAAGCTGGGCCCTGTCTGTATTGGCTGTGGTACGTACCTCGATCCGCGTAAGGGTCAGTGGGTCGACATGTCCAAGGACAAGGCGGCCGGCATCAAAGGTTTTCACATCTCGCAGGCCATCATGCCTGTCAACGTACCTGCGTCCTGGCAGCCCGGAACGTCAGGGTACGAAGCCGCAATCGAACGCTGGAACAAGCTGCTCTACAAGATGGACTCGCCCCTCTACGGCGAGTCGCGCTTCCTGAACGAGTGCATCGGCGTCAGCACGTCGACAGGCGTGCGTCTCTTGACCAAGGAGATCCTCGAGGCGCTCTGTGATGAGAAGCACGAGATGACACGTCTGCCGCTGCCGTTGTCGAAGGAAGGCATCGTGCGCACGGTTGCCGGCGTCGACTGGTCTGGCGGTGGCGCTGAGATCAAGGGCAGCGAGGGCATGTTCAAGTCGCGCACGGTGCTCCACATCTGGGGCCAGCAAGCCGATGGACGGCTCAAGACGCTCTTCTACAAGATCTTCCCCAACGGCCACGCGATCGGGTGGGTCGAGGAGATCGTCGAGCTGTGCAACGCCTGGGCAGTCCAGATGGTGGTGGGCGACGCCGGCGAAGGCGCCATCGGCAACTCGTTCTTGCGCGCGAAGCTCGGCGACCACCGCGTCACCTCCATTCGATACATGGCGCTGTCCAAGCCCTACGAGTGGAACCCGAACGGCATGGTCTACAACGCCGACCGCACCACGATGATCGACAACTTCGCACGGCAGCTCCTGCACAAGCAGCTGATCTACCCGATGCTGAAACAGGCCCAGCCTGCCATCAACGACATCCTCAACGTCTACGAGGAAGTCACGATGCAAGGACGCAAGGTGTGGCGCCACTCTCCGACGATGCCCGATGACTGCCTGCATGCACAGCTGTTCGGCTGGTTCGCGTGGATCATCCTGACGCAGAACTACAAGTTCTTGTGAGGGTGGACTCGAGGGGGATCGAACCCCTGACATCTAGCTTGCAAAGCTAGCGCTCTCCCAGCTGAGCTACGAGCCCGGTTCGCGGAGAAGGACTCGAACCTTCATAAACGGCGTCAAAGGCCGTTGTCCTGCCATTGAACGATCCGCGAGAAGCCGTCAGTGTACGGTCGGAAACACGGAGACGTACATCTCCATCAGCTTCAGGTAGACCTCGCGACACGCGCGAGCGTCTCCCATCGCGCGGTGCGCTTCGTGCTCGATGCCGAAGTGCGCTGACAGCGTCACGAGCTTGAGGTTCGGAACGTGACCTGCCTTGAGCAGTGGCGTCGCGAGCGCGACCGTGTCGATCTTGTGGTAGTCGCCGTTCCAGCGTTGGCTGCGTTGCGCCATCGCCATCTCGAAGAAGGACCAGTCGAACGGCGTGTTGTGCGCGACGAACACCGAGTCGCGCCCCAAGCCCAACATCTTCACCATGGCGATGTCGAGGTCGATGGCCTCCGATGCCCACTTCTCGGTGGTGTAGCCGTTGATGCGTGCCGCCCCAGGGTCGACGGGCTTCTTCGGGATGACCTTGGCGGAGTACTCGTTCAGGACATGTTGTCCTGACGGGTCCGTCACGATACAGGCCACCTCGACCATGTCAGCGACGGCGGGGTTGAGCCCTCCGGTCTCACAGTCGAAGAAGAAGAGGTTGCAGTCCTTCATGGCGGGGCGTGGCGGCATTGATGGTCCTCTGCGAAATCTTATACCAGAAAGGTAGGTTTATTTAGCAAGCACGACGGCGCGCGGAAGACGGTCCTGGAGATCTTTTTCGTGACCACACGTCCAGCCGTCTCCGCCGCACGTGACCTCCAGGTCGATCGATACCTGACACACCCCAGGCGGGATCCGGAGGAGCACCACCACCAGGAATGCGATGAGCCACATCACGACGCGACCTCTGCAATCTCGGCGATCGCCTCGCGCTCCTTGCGCTCCTCGTCGTCTTCACGCAGATCGTTGAGGGATTCCTCGTCCAGTTCGACCAGGAACTCCTCGTCGGGCGTCATCACCTTCTGAGGGTTCCGGGTGATGTAGTCGGACAGGGCGATCGTTTCGCCGTAGCTCGGACCGACGCTCACGTCGTGTGCGAACGCGACGGGCAGCCAGGGGAACTTCTGACTGACACGCTCCACGCAGTAGTAGTCGAAGAATGCCTGCGCCTGGGGGAGGTACTTCTTCTTGATGGTGCCGACGATCGAGTCGTGCACCGTGATGCAGCAACGGCCGCCCAGCTGGCCGATGTTCTCGAAGATCTCGATCAGCTGCGCCACGACGATATCCGACGACGTCGACTGGATCTTCATGTTCTTGCCACGACGTTCGGCCTGCCCCCGGAAGAAGCCGTTGACCGTCTGAAGCGGGAACCGACGGCGGCGTCCGAACAACGTCTCGACGAAGCCCTTCGAGTGGATCTGCGACACCACTTCGTCCATGTAGTCGCGCAAGGACGGGAAGCGGTTGAACAGCTTGTCGATGACGTTCTGCGCAGCCTCTTCCGAGATGCCGGCTGTTTCGGCGATCTTCTTCGCCATCGCACCATAGAGAATGCCGAACACGACACGCTTCACGGTCGTGCGTGTCTTGCCCATCTCGTCGCTAATGTCCTTCTGTGCCTCGACCTCCTCGTACGGGATGCCGAAGATCTCCTGCGTGAACCAGCTGTGGACATCGAGCCCGTCGTTCAGCGCCTTGATCAACTGCGGGTCAGGCGCGTACGCCGTGAACACGCGAATCTCCGCACCTTTCCAGTCCACGTTGAAGATCAGCTCTTCCTCGGGGTCATCCGGGATGAAGATTTTCTTGATGTTGACGCCGGCCAGCTTCTTCGGCTGGTTCTGCATGTTGACGTTCGAGGAGGACAGTCGCCCCGTCGATGTGCCGTGCAGGTGGAAGCTGGTGTGCAGATAGCCGTCGTACTCCGACAACATCTTGATGTCGTGGACGAACCCGGTCAGCGCTTTGTGTGCCGACCGATACTCGAGCAGCGTCTTGGAGAACGGACATTTCATGCGCTCGACGAGCGCCTTGAGCATCTTCTTGTCGGTCTTGTACTTGTTCGACTTCTTGTTTCGCTCGAGCCAGTCGTTGTCGTAGGCGACACGTGTGCCGTCTGGCTGAGGCACCCCCTTGTTGTAGAGGATGTATGCGATGTCTGCCGTCGAGTTGGGATTGAACTCGGTCCCCTTTTCGGGATCCCACATCTCGGCGAGGATCTTCTTCTTCTCATCGACGATCTTGCTCAGGTCGATCTCGAGCTTCTCGATGTACGGCCGGTCGACACGGAAGCCCGTGAACTCCATGCTCCCAAGCACACGCGACGCTGGAACACAGTGCGAGGCCATGAGCGCACGCGCGTGCTGCTGGAAGCCTTCTTGTTGCATACGCACGAACTGATGACGCAGAAGACGGCGCGTCAGGTCCGTGTCGACAGCGGCGTAGATGAGCAGCGTATCGAGGGCCACGCGCTCGTAGCCTTCATCGAAGACCTGCTTCTTGCGGTCCTTCTTGGTCCCGAACAAGTAGGCCTCGAGTTCCTTCTTGCTCATCTCCATCGTCAGGCCGTCTTCGATGCCCGCGATGCCCTTCTTCGGCTTGCCCTTGCGCGCCTTGACGAGAACCGTGCGCACCCCCTCCTCTTCCGGGGTGAGCTGTTCGGCCAACTCCTGCACCTTGTCAGCGTAGTTGCTGAACATCGGGAAGTAGCTGCGCCCCAACGTCTTGAGGCCATACGAGCCTGTCATGTCCTCGCGGAGCAAGTGCTCCCCAAGCATCGAGTCCCAGGCGACGTTGTTGACGCGCCAGCCGTGTCGCAGCTCGAGGAACTTGAGGTCGAACTTGGCGTTGTGGAAGACCTTGGGCTTGGGACACTCGAGCACGCGCTTGACATGTCCGATGACCTCTTCAAGCTCTTCGGGACTCCACGGAGATTCCCGATGGAACAATGGGATTGCAGTCGCGCACCCAGTGTCCCATGCGAACGAGACACACAGAACCTTCGCATCCTTGCGATGCGGGTTGACGGTGTTGGTCTCAGTATCCACCGCGATGGCACACTGCGCGGCGGTCTTGGCACCTGTGACTACATGGTCAATAATCGTGTCACAGACCTCTTTGACCTCCGCAACCGTTTGCGGAATCCGATAGTCCTTGGTGATCTCCTCGATCGTAGCGTTGGTCCCCGCTTCATCAACACCACCCGCGATGCGGATGGCGCGTACAACGTCCGCGTAGAACAGGTTGTAAAGGCCCGTCTTGGAGACCAGGTGCTTAGTCGAAAAGGTTGGAAGGACCTTGTACGCAACGCCGTCGATTTCGATGTTGAGAAGCCGCCCGCGCGATTCCATGAACGCGTTGTCGCGATACCCGAGAGCCTTGAGAGCGGTCGCTCCGAACGCCACGACGATCTTCGGCTTGTGGTCCTTCAACTCACGGCGGAGATAGTCCGAGCAGCGTTTGATGGTCGCGGCACTCGCAGTCGCGCTCTGGTCACGCCCGTCTTCGACCTGACACTTGACGGCGTACGTGTCCCATTTGGTCAGGAACTCCATGCGCAGGTTTCCGCCCGTGCGCTTGTCCAGCTCCTTCAACTCCTTCCAGAGAGTACGGATGATGCGTCCACCGCGCCCGTAGAACACCTGCTGGTTGTTGGTGGACCAGGACGACGGGGACTCGGACACGAACATGATGTCCACGCTGCCACGCCAACCCTGACCCTTCACACACGCCTTGTCGAACAGGTCGCAGCCCCGGCAGGGGAACGGTTTCTGTTTCGATTCACCCTCCAGGCTCAGGGACGGATCGTCCACGGAGATCGCCGGAGGCTTGTCTTTCTTGGCAGCCACTACAAGTCCTCCGATGTTGGCGACATAAACATATCCTACACGATGATGTCGTCGTCGTCCGTTCCGCTCCCGATGATCTGCGGCTTGTCTTCGTCCACCTTGATCTCGGGATCGCCAGGGGCTGGTGCCTTAGCGTTTCCTTCGGCATAACGGGCCCGTGTCGCGTCCAGCAAGTGCTTGATCGAGAACACGGAGATCAGGTCGATGGGTTGACAGGGGCCCATCACGTCGACGAGGCGCTCGAGCACCCGCGCACGCTTCACTTCATCGTTGCCGATGTGATGCGGCGAACGCTCCGACACCTGCTTGAGGAACGTCGGCGTCTCGGTGCGGTACCGCGTCTGCGCCAAAAGCCCCTGCGAGGCCTCGACCCAGTTCACGACCAACCACTCCTGCTTGACGTCGAGGTAGACGCCCTTCTTCGTCTTGTTGATGTCGTCCAGCTTGTTCAAGTCGCCAAGCATGACGCGGATGGTCGTCATGCCGGACATCTGGTCCTGCGTTCCGACGGTTGCCGTTTGGATCGCCGAGCCCAGGATGGTCTCGAAGATCTGCTCGTTCTCCGACGTCGTCTTGAGCCGCGCGAGTTGTTCCCGCCGGGACTCCGCGAAGTCGTACGCGAACGTCTGGTAGTTCGGGATGGGGTTGGAACCGCCGCGCTCCTTGGCCAGTTCATCGAGCAGCTTGAGCATGGCCATCTCAGGGAACATGGCTTCACGGAAGCGCGAAGACGCATGGGCGGGCAGCTTGTTGCCTGTCACGTACTCTTGCTCGATCGCTGCCTGGTGTTGGCGCAGCCGCAGCATGTACGGAAGCAAGCCCACCACCATGTCGTGACGGGTCTTGCTGATCAGGTGGTCGCCGAACTTGCCTGCGAGCGCCAGGACGGGGTCCTTGTGGCTTGCGTCCTTGACCAGCTCGAACTGCACGAAGCGCGACAGCGACGCGGCGTCACGCAGCGGTCGAATCGCACAGGCCACCAACGGGAAGCGTAGGTGGTAGGTCCGGCTCTCGCCGGTCGTGGTCCCGATGGACCAGTTGACGGCGGTCTCCGAGATCAAGTCACGACACAACTCGAGCACCTTGCGCACCGCGATGGACTTCGCGTCGTTGCCGCCGTAGTCCTCGAACTCCTCGAGACACAGGGTGAGGCTCGAGTTGTTGCGTTGCTGGCGGATAGACGCGGCCGTGTAGCCCTGCATCGTGATCGCGTGCGCCACGATGTTGATGCGTGACGAGCTTCCGCCGCCTACGAAGCCCGCGGTGAACTTGCTCTTGCCGGACTCGTGTTCGGCGTTGAGGATGACCGCGGTCTGACGTGTGAAGACGTTCATCATGGCCAAGCACATCACGTAGGCCGCCAGGAACGTGCAGTCGAGTTGCTGATAGCGGAAGGCCCACCCCGTCTCGATCATGTCCTTGACCCGCACGAACAGGTCGACCAGGTCAACCGGCGTGGTCAGGTCCTTCGCGTCTACGACGGTCTCGATCCAGGCGGCTCCCGAGTTGTCGAAGATCACGCCTTCGTGACGCGGTCCGTCGAGGGGTGTCGCGGTGAAGTTCGCACCGTCGTGCGTGAGGCAGTACACGTCACGTCCGTTCACGAGGTACGAGCGCATGCGCGTCTCCGTAGACTCGATCATGTGAATGCCCTGGCTCTTGATCGGTGCGTGGTCCATCGAAGGTAACCCCTTTGCCATCATGAGAAACGCGAAGTTCAAGTACTCACGGTACTTCTTGGACTTCATCGAGATGTTGAACTGGGACGCCTCGGGGTCGTCGCCCACGATGAACGGCGGATCTCCCACAGTGTCCTTGATGAAGTCGTAGATCGGGCCGTACTGACGCGAGACAAGCGTCTCCGCGCTGCGCTCGTCGTTCAAGACGACGGTGTCGGTTGTCCGGCTCGCCTTGTTCCAGAGTGACAAGATACGCTTACGTCCTTCGCCGTTCTGGATGCCTACCGGATGGTAGCGGTCCAGCAATGCTGTATGCAGGCGTTTGATGAACTCTTCCTCGTTGTCGTTCTTGACCAGGATGTCGTGTCGAAGAATGACCGCGTCTAGGTTGTGGTCTTTTGCTACCGCAACACAGAACGCATTGCAGACATGTTCGTCTTTGAGATAGAGGCCCCAGCGCTTGGCCGCTTGGCTGATGGTTGAAACGTCAGTCGTTCCGCTCTTGGCAATCTCCGCAGAGAATTGGTCGTAGCACCACACATCGGTGGACTCGTACATCTTCTCGTTGGTGATGTACCGAACCCACCGCGGATACCCGATTTCTCGGATGGCGTCGTCGGGGTCTTTGATCCAGACGTCAGGACGCGTCGGGTCACGCCAATCGACGTACTCCTCGGGCCAGGTGAAAACGCGGAAGGCGAGGGCCTTCGTCTTCGTCTGATCCAGGAGACGTGCGACCAGCTTGTCGCCGCCGCCGTCACGGTCAGGGACGATCCACGCACGGCTGATGCCCATCATCAGAAGGCGATCGACGCCTTGGGCACCGCTGCCGCTGAGACCGAGTGCGATGAAGTCATCCGACTGACGCCGGATCTGTTGTGCGATCGAACAGAGCGCGTCGAACTCTCCCTCGGAGAGGTGCCCGACGAAGCCTTTGTCGGGACCGTCCATGCCGTGGTCTTCGGAGCTGAGGTACGTGCGGTAGTAGCGCAGGCCGTAGAACCCGTGGAACCCGTCCATCTCGGCTTCGTAGGAGTCCTCGACCCAGGCTTGACTGACACAAGGCTTGGCAGGCTCGCGTAGCTTGAACCGACAGATTGACGTCGGGGTGTCATCGTACGGGAAGACAAGGTGCCCGATATACGTCTGACCCTCGGTGTACTTGCCGAAGTAGCTGCGGAAGAACTTGTACTCCTCCGACGTCACGCCGAAGTGGTTCTCGACGTCCACGATGCGCGGGAAGATACCGATCAGTTCGCGTGAGCAAAGCGTCACCCAGACGCCGAACTGATCGAACGTTCCATCCGACTGGTCCTTCTCTGCAACCAGTTCGTTGGGCGCGCTCTCGCCCAGACGCCGTGCGAGTAGGTAGTCGAGCGTGGGCTTGGTCCAGTTCAGGTGATCGGTCTCGAGCGTGCCTGCGGCATACGAGCCGAGCGCCTTGAACAACAAGGTGCTGAAGAACGTCATCAGCGCGGTCTTGTTCTTCTGGTAGACCTCGTGGCTCTGAACCTTCTCGAACAGCTCCTTGGGAATCGACGCGGAGAGGCCCCAACGCTTCTTGGCGAAGACGAGTGCGTCGGAGACGGACGTGTTGTTGACCGCAGCGATGAGGTGGATCGGGTTGACGAAGTGCTTGTGGCAGCCGAAACACCGCGCGAGCCCTTTGAAGGGTGTAACGATGAACGATGCCGTCCCATCAGAATGGAACGGGCAACGGCCTTTGATGTGTGGCCCCGACGAATGAAAAGCCGCTTCGGGCTGTGCCTCCGCAAGCCAACTGAGCCAGTCGCTGTTCTGGACGTCGGTCCAGACCCGGTTGAGCCGCGTGAACGCGACCTTCGAATCACCCTTCGCTTTACGCGCCACCGAACTTCTCCTTGTAGGCAGGACACACGTCCGAGTACTGACACCAACCGCACGGCCAGCCGACCTTCTTGTCGCGACGACGCCCTCCTGCGGGACGCGCCTCGAACGGCTCGGTCAGGTTGTCCGCCGCAGCGTTGATGCGACCGTACAACCAGGGCGCGTACTGCAACCGCAAACGGTCTGCAGGGATGAACGGCGTCCACTGGAGCCGGAGATCTGCCGGACCTTGTAGGAAGTTGATGCCCCCACGCACGCCGGCGATATCCGGCATGTTGGGGAGCGCGAGCACGCCATAGGCCTGAAGCTGTTGTCGCTTCTTCTGGTCACGTTCGAGGGGCTTGGCGACGCCAGACTTGTGATCGATCAAGTAGAGGTCGTTGTCGCGGGTGAGCGCCCCTAGGTCGAGCTTGCCGCGGAAGAACACATTCTCGGCAAAGAAGCCTGCGGGCTCGTACGTGTCCGTGATGCCCCAGTCGGCCTCGACGAACACCTTCGTCACGCCCTGCGTTTTGCAGAAACGATCGAAGCGCGCGAGGAACTCATCCATGCACTCGTTGAGCATGTGCAGTGACTCAACTTCGGACGAGGTCAGCGGCGTCTTGTCGACGGCGACCTTCCGTGCTTCCTCTGCCGGTTTGCCCAGGACGCGGTGCTCGAGCACAGCGTGAGCGACGATCCCGACCTTGGTGTCGGAGGGCGCGGCACTCGCGGCGGTCTTGGCAATGTGCTTGTGTCCGAACTGCGCGGGGCAGGACTCGGACGTCTCCATCTTGGAGAAGGACCAGGGGGCGTACTTGCGCGCGAGTGCAGAGATCTCGTAAGCGGCCACATCCACCCCTGTTCAGTTGAAAAAAAGAAGTGCCGTCTTTCCGGCTGTCAGTTGTCTCTCCAACCGTCACGAATGTTCCTGGCGGCGACCAATTGCCTTGTTCCGTACGGGTGCGACCCGCATCAACTATCCAGAGGCTCTTCGTTTCCTTGGTCTCGCTGCCCTACATGGGCTTGTTCGACGAACGCGCCGACGATCCCTTCGTCGGCTTGGCCGTCTCGACCACCGGGCTCAGATCCGGCTCGACGCCGGCGTTGTCAGCCAGGCCTGCCTCGAGCGCACCCGCGGCGAACTGGCCCTCGGCCTCGACCGCAGCCTGCGGCGCCCGCTGCGGACGCGCGTACCAGTCCGCGAGGAACAGCTTGCGACCCGCGACGTACATCCCGTAGAGCGCCTCGGCGAGACGCATGACGTGCTCCGGGTTGTCCTTGCCGGTGGGCTCGACCTTGTAGACGTAGTAGAGGCCGAGATCGCCGGTCTTCTTCTCGGTGTTGAGCATGTAGCTCTGCCGCCAGACAGCCGTCTGCTGGCCCGCGAGCGAGATCAGCGCCGAGCCCGCCTTGCGCGACGTCTTGCCGAACTGCGCCATGTAGACCGCGGGGTTCGCGAGATCGGCCGACATCACGATGGCCACGATGTTGTTCTGGCAGTCCGTCCGCTGCTGATCACCGCGACCGCTGTTCTGCTTGCCGAACGGCAGGTGCGGGCACTTCAGGCACTCGCCGAACGGGGAGCCGAGCTTCGCATCGGGCGCCTGGCACGCGGGGTTCTTCCCGTTCTGCGGGAAGTTGATGTTCTCCTCGAAGAAGTAGAGCGGGATGACCGGGCACGGGCGCTCGAGCAGCTGGCCCGCCGAGGTGTAGAGGTCGCCGTTCTTGGCGGCTTCCGGCTTGGCCTCCGACTGCGAGGTCGGCTGCACGATGCTGATGCGCGGCACCTTCCAGGCCGAGATCATCTCTTCCATGCCCGGCTTGTTCGGCGACGCGAGCGCGGCCAGGATGCGGACCGCTTGACGCGCCACGTCGGGCAGCGTCGTGTCATCAGCCAGCGCGCTCAGTGCATCGCGGCGCTTGATGACCATCGCTTCCAGCTCGGCGGGATCCTGCGCAGCGGCGAGTGCCCCCATCGAGGGCTTGGTGACCAAGGCCTTGGCCGGGATGATCTGGGTGGAGTTATCAGAGGTTCCGTTGGTGGGTTCGGTCATGTCATGTCCTTTTGGAATGCGAGAAAGGGGAAGTCACTCTAGTGATTTCGATGTTTGTTTGGCAAGCATCGCGAACCGAAATTCGTCGCGCTAGGGCTGGGGTGTATAGGCGAACCCCACCCAAGCGTTTCTGGTGTACGTGTCGGGATCGACACCCAACGGGTAGCGTCCGATCGTGGAACTATTTGATCACACGTGGCGCGCTTGGTAGGTTGTTCTTCAATATGGTGATTCCTCAGGCTCGGACCGCTTCGACGTACTACGCGGAAGTTGCGCGGATGCCGTTGGTGGACGATCCCGCGGAAGAGCGCCGCCTGTTGCAACGCTGGCAACAGCGCAAGGACGTCAAGGCGCGCAACGCCATCGTGCAGACGCATCTCCGGTTCGTCGTCAAGCTGGCTCACAAACGCAGCAAGGATCCCGAGGCGGTCAAGGACTTCATCGCCGCCGGGAACCTCGGGCTTCTCAAGGCCACCGACAAGTTCGACTGGGCTCGCAAGCCGTACATCCGCTTCCTGACGTACGCCGGTTGGTGGGTCTACGAAGAGATGTCGAACCAGGACTACACAACGGCGACGCTCGTGCACGTCCCCGCCCACCGCCAGAAGGCGCAGCGCCGGAACGCACGCGAGTATCGCGCGGCAGTGCAAGAGCACGGACCGGACAACGCGGACGTGCAGGCGATGAACCCGGGATTGTCCGAGAGCATCGTCATGCCGATCGAAGCGGCGCGCTACACGCCGGACATCTCCGACACGGAGCCGACCTCCACCTATGGGTCGGACCGCTTGCGTGCGCTCGTGCGTGAGGGCATCAGCCGCCTGCCCTCACGAGAGCAGACAGTGCTCAACCTCTTCTATGGTGTCAAAGACGACCCGCGGAACCTGGTCCAGATCGCTTCCATCATGGGCATGTGCCCCGAGCGCGTCCGTCAGATCAAGCTCAGCGGGATGCAGCTCCTGCACAACGAGCTGAAGCAGCGTGTCGGCCTGTCGACTGAAGACGCGTACCTCTAGAAGCCCAGGTACTTCAGCTCGTCGTAGCCGATGGTGAACTTCTTGATGTACGCCGTGCCGTCCGGTGCGTACGCCGTGATGTCCTTCAGGTTGCGGTTGATGGCGTCGAGCTTCTCGACCTCCGCCTTCTCTGCATCGATGTAGTCCTGCTCGGTCAGCAGAAAGTTGATGACGCCGGCACCAACGGTCACCTCTTCCTGCGAACCGCCACCGCTCGAGCGAGCGTTCGACGTGTAGGACTGGGACTCGACGCCACGCTTCTGCTGCGCCCGCATCTGGTTCTGGATGTCGAGCAGGACGGCATCCGTGACCTTGTGCTCGTCACGCATCTTCTTGATACGCAGGCCGCGCTCTTCGATCTTGTTGCGGGTCTCCATCGCCTTCTTGGTGGAGGCGGTGACGATCTCGGCAGTGGTCTTCTCGAACGTGAAGTTGAACATGTGGTCGATCCTTTTTGGAATCACGGGAACTCCTATGGTTTGGTCTCACGTACTGCGGCAGCGACAGTCTCGTCGCACAGTGCTTGGATGTTGTTGAGGGTGTCAGGTCCTGGCTTGACCTCGAGCGTTTTGAAGATCGTCAGCCGACCCGCCTGGTTCAATGCGAGCCCAGAAATCGACGCGCCCATGAGGTCGACATGGAGGGCGGCTGAAACCGTCTTCTTAGAGGTACGTGCAAGCACGCGCATCATCGAGAAATCGATTGGAGAGAATCTCCAACTGTCAGGAGCCATCTGCATGAGCGTGGCCATCAGGTTGATGGGGTCGATGGGGGCTTGACCCACCAGTGACATGATTGCTTCGGGCGTACAGATGCCGAGCTTCTTCAGCTTAGCGAGGTTCTTGAAGACCGACGGCGTCGGACGCTCGCTGAGCCGCATCTCGAGGTCGATGGGCAGTGGCAGGTCGAACACCTCGTCGGTGTCGAACGCCGCCAACCCTTCGAGCGTCAGCTTGCTCACAAGGCACGGGCCTTCTTGATCAGCCCCAAGACGGACGCTCGCAGTGCGGGGTCTTTCCCGAATCGGTCAACGACCAACAAGGCCACCGCGGCCACTTCGAGCAATAGGAATCCGACGGCACGCATGCGTGCCGACGTTACAATGCGCATGGAGTTACTCCTCAGCGTGCGCGATGACGCGCGCGCGATCGATGTTGCGCAGCGATAGCGAGCGGAGGGTCCGCCCCTCCAAGATCTCGCCCACGGCGTAGTAGAACTCCGCGGCGACGTCCGCCACGGTCTTGTTGGGGTCGTTCTGCACAGCGAACCAGACGGCGCGGATGTCGCGCAGGCGTCCAGCCACGTCGTTGGCGACGCGGACGCTAACTCCGCTCCGACCTCCACGACGACGACTCACGTTTTTTCCTTGTGAGTTCGTTTGTTTCTGTGAGGACAGCACCCATAGCGGAATGTTGCGTAGTTACAGTTGAAACACAACACTTGAAATCCCGGAGGAAACCCCTGGTCACGAAGCCAACGATACATTTTGTCTCCAGTACCAACTTCCTTTCGGTGAGCACTCCCTCCGCCGCCGATGTGATCGAGTGTTAAAAACTCAAGTTGAGTTTCTAAACAGCACACACAAACAGGACCTCCATACACGTTAAGAACTTCTGCACGTAAACGTTCACGATACGCCTTCCCGTTCCTACGGGTACGTTCCAAACACTCTTGGCAAACCACAGACGTGCTTAGATGTTCTCGGCGTCCGCACTGGGCACATAGCCCTGCCGCACGGTATCGTGCCTGTGCCGTTGCATTTCTCAAACGTGAATCACGCCCGTATCGGGCTCTGTATTCAGGCGTGCGACTAGGCCTAGCTTTCCTCACACGGATTCGTTTCCCAAGGTTTGGTACCACACCGTGGACACATCGGTACGTTGGTTGATGGCACCAACGCGCTACTGCACAACGGACACCTAGGGTCCTCTTTCAATGCGGCTGTCTTCACAGCTTCAGGGTCAACATCAACGCCAAGTTTCTCCATGTCGCTACTCTAGCGCAGGGAGACCTTCTTGCTGGTACCGATTCGGTTGCCGCGAAGCACCGAGTACTCGGCCGGGGCTCCGTCGGCGTTCAGGAACTTCTCGGCCTTGTTGACCGAGTCGAACTCGTGGACTTGGCCGACGACCACGTAGACCTTGCGTGAGACGCGCGACTTCTTGTCGTCAGCGTCGTCGTCCTTCTCGCCATCCGGCTTGGCGTCCGGCTTGGCGTCCGGCTTGGCGTCCGCGGCCTTGGCGTCCGCGGCCTTGGCGTCCGCGGCCTTGGCGTCCGCGGCCTTGGCGTCCGCGGCCTTCTTGTCGTCCGGCTTCGCAGCGTTGGAGGTGGTGGCGGCGGCCGCAGCCTGAACGCCGAGCGGCTTGTTCTGATTCGTGTGTGCTTGCGTCATAAACATGACGTAGCACGCACGCGAATCGCGCGTCTACTATTTGCCGCGACAATGGCGCCACATGGAGCACCACTTCTTGTCGCACCACCAGTTCGAGGGATCGGTCATCTGGAAGTGCCCCGTGGACACGCCGTAGGCGATCCCGTGTGCAACGCCCATGACGACCGCTTCGGCGTGCTTGACCATCTTGTCCGAGATGACGCCGGTGAGCTTCTCGTAGCGAGGACGTGGCACCTTCGCCCGTCCCTTGACGACCATGTCGACCTGAACATCGGGAACATGCTCGACGCCGGCGTAGACTGCGAACTGCAGGTCGTTGGCGAGGTCGCTCTCGGACCACTTGTCCGTGACGACCTTGAGGTCATGTACACGCTTGGGCTTGACGGGCTGCTTGGACCCGAGTGCCTCGCGGATGTCCTGGTACTCCTGCTCGGTGTGCGACTGCACCTGGATGCTGTCGATACGGCCGAGCACCGGAAGCTTGACCTTGCCATCCGCGGAACGGAACACGGCGTGGAAGGTCTTCTCGACCTCGATCGGCGTCGCATCGACCGCCGCCTCGTCATAGTAGGCGTTCGTGCACTTCACGCCGGTGTCCTTGACCGAGCCCTCGTCCTCACCCTCCCAGTCCTCGATCAGCTTCTTCGTCTCGTTGAACGAGTCCGAGTAGGCGTCCATCGCCATCTCCCGCGTGGGCAGGGTGCCGGTCTCGAGCCGCCCCTTGAGCACCTTCTCGACCGCGTTGTGCACCTGAATCCCCTGGAACATGCGCGCGACGGTGCGTCGCGGCTTGTGCTCGAGATAAGCGAGCTGCCACGACTTGGGACACTTGAGGAACATGCCGACCTGTGACGGCGACAGATAGCCGCGAGGCAAGATGTCGACCAGCTCGGGTTCGACGTCAGCGGGCACTTCGATCGCGGGGTCGAGAAACGCTTCGACCTCTTCCATTCCTGTGGTCATCGCTTTCCTCCTGGGAAGTCAAGGGACTCCCCTTCCATGAGTTGACGTTCGGGTGTCGGAAACTTGCCTGGGTTGGTCGCGGCTGCTTTGGCGGAGGCCCGCAGGATTGCATCCATGTCGACAGGCGCCTGGCCTCCATCAACAACAGCGAGTGCGGGCGGTGCCGCCGCCGACTCTTGTCGCGCGTACTCGTCGAGGGTGGTTACACCGCTCGAGGTGATCACCGGCGATGACGACGGCACATCATCGCGCGTCACCTCGACCGACACGACCGCCTTGTTCTTGGAGAACTTGATGTCGTCCTCCGAGGCTGAAATGCCTTGTTGGGCCAAGTCCTGTTTGATCAGGCGCGTGATGTCGGACGCCTCGTACGTGACTACAATCTTCATTTGGCCCTCTCAGGTAGCATGGGCAAGGCATACGCCTTGATGACGGGGCGGTCCACCTTCTTGGGGTGGATGCACCCTAGCTGAAAGGGTTCAATCCCCTTCGCAAGACATATGATGTTTTTCGGACATAGCGCGCATTCAATCTTGTTCGTGAGCATCGAATCGACATCGATTTTGTGATCGAGCAAATGGGCTACCGCCAGCTCAAGCGTTCCCTGCCCGATCATCCTGTACACGGTAACCTTGTCGTTCTGTCCAATCCGATAGTTTCGGTCCAAGCATTGCGAGTACGAATTCAGCGAATACGGCAACGAGCTGTAGATCATGTACGTCGCCGAATTCAACGTGATGCCGAGGCCTGTGGTGACTTGGCCGATGTAGACGCGGACGGCAGGGGCGTCGTTGAACGCGTCGACGGAGGCCATCGGGTCTCGTGAACCGCCATCGACCCGTACGTACCCAATCTCTTCGGCGTTCAACCGCTCCTCGATCAGGTCCATCTCAATGTGAAACGCGCACCAGATGATCACCTTGTGGTGCGGCGTTTCAAGAATCCCGTCGAGCAGCTCCATGATCGATTCGAGCTTGGGGTGCTCGTCAAACGTGATGGTCGTGGAGGGCCATGGCGTCGCGTCAACCAGGCACCGTGGGGTGCGTGGTTGAATCTGCCGCGCGACACAGGCGTCACGGTGTTCACACGGCAAGCCTCCCCGGGCCGAGTCGCAGTAGAAGGGATCCTTCTCGCTCTTGATGAGGAAGCCTGACGTGATCTGCAAAAGCTTCATCAAGGCCGCCGCTCGGTGCGGCATCTCGATGGCAGAAAGTTGGTGCGGGAGAATGGGCTTCGCACCAATCTCCCCGGACCGAATCTGGATCCCTAGCTTACCCAGCACCTCGGGGTCGATGCCCATGTCGATGACGATCTTGTCGTACGCAACGGTCTGAGCGCGTGTAAGGGTATACTCTACGTCCACAAAGGAGCGTGTTGGCAGGTCCAAGCACTGCTCTTTGGTACGACGGATCGACAAGAAGGTCGTACGTGCATTGATGACGTCGAGATTCTTGTAACCAACCACGATAGGAGAGTTGGCGCCTCGCGTGACAACGAACGTTTTTTTGTACTTCCAGTACGTCTCGGGCATGAAGCAGTCGCCCAGGATTTTGTAGGGGCCGTACAGGTCGAGAGGATTCCCCTCGGTGGGGGACCCCGTCATGAGGATGCGGCGCATCGCCTTCTGTGCGATCTCATGCGTCGTCTTGGTGCGCTCGGACTGCCAGGTCTTCACGCCATGGCTTTCATCGCAGACCAGAACGCCGTAAGGCAGCCGTTCTACGAGGAAATCCACTAAACTTCTCGCAGTGTCGTACGTCGAAAGAACCATGTCGGTGCCCTCGGCGGCAGCGCGTTCGATGATCTCGCGCTTCTGCTTGGGCGTTCCGACCAGCGCGGCCCACGTGAGCTGGCGGCCCGAGTGAAGGTCGATCTGCCGACCCCAGTTCCGCACGGTGACGCGCGGCCCGAGCACCAGGGCCGTGGCGCGGTTGCCGGTGTGGCGCAACAAACGCAGGAGATCGATCGCGATCTTCGACTTGCCGAGACCAGGATCGTAGAACAACGCCGCCCGCATGTTGTAGAACACGTGGCAGAGTCCTTCAACCTGATGCTGGTATGGCGCCGTGACGTATTCAAATCCCGTGGGCAAGGTCAGCGCTTCCAAGCGTCGGCGCACATCCTCGAGCGCCTCGATGTGGCGTTGGGCCACGTCCGAGATCACCACGTCAACGTCGGAAGCCACTGCTTGAAGGTCCGCGATGACCTTGCTGGATGCAGGGAAGAACGCGGGGTACATCCACAAGGCCCGCGAAGCGTCCCATGTAGCGCCAAACACGCGACTGTACGTAGCATTCTGTCCGTGAACCAGAAACACGGGCGTGCCGTTGCCCGCGCGTCCGACGCGGATCTCCATTCGGGGTCGACCCATAGGGCGTCCGCCTTTCTATCATGTGATGATTGCGGGGTAAACCATGGCCACTGATGGAATGTTCGACCCGGGTATCTCCGACCTGTCGACGCAAAACACGTCGTCGCACGGAAGTCCGCTCTTCGATTTCCTCACGGCGTTCGCGCCACGGAAGCTCAAGGACCTCTTCCGACTGTGCGAGTACCTCTACTTCAACAGCGCGCAGATCTACGCCGCGCTCCAGAAGTTCTGCACGTACCCCGTCACCGACATCATCTACGAGACGCAGAACGAGGCGCTCAAGAACTACTACGAGGACCTCCACGACAAGACGCTGAAGACGAAGCGCGTCTTGATCCGCGCGGCCGTCGACAAGTTCGTTTACGGCAACGCGTTCTTCTCGATGTACGCGCCGTTCGTGCGCTTCCTGAAGTGTCCGCGCTGCCAGTCGCTGACGAACATCCACCAGGTCACCTACAAGTTCAACCTGAAGAAGCTCGCCTTCAACTACGCATGCAAAGGCTGCAACGTGAAGGTGGACATCGGTGAGAAGGACGTCATCGACCGCAAGATCACACGCAAGGACCGCATCTCGGTGATCCGTTGGGACCCGAAGTTGATGGACATCGACTACAACCCCATCACCGGGCACAGCGAGTACTACTACACGATCCCCAAGGAGATTAAGGAACGCTGCGCCAAGGGGAACAAGCACCTCATCGACACGATGCCGATGGAGTTTTTGAAGACGATTCGCTCGGACAAGATCTTCAAGTTCGCGGAAGGTCAAGTCTTCCACATGCGCATGGACGCGCCCGCGGGCATCGAGGCTCAATGGGGCTTCCCGCCGCTCGCATCGACGATCAAGCTGTTCTTCTACGCGGCGGTGCTGCGCAAGGCGAACGAAGCGATCGCGCTCGACTACATCGTCCCGCTGCGCATCATCTCGCCGAAGCAGTCGTCGGCGAACGCCGATCCGATGACCACCATCTCGTTGGCCAAGTGGTCCGACGAGATGAAGACCAGCGTCAAGAAGTGGCGGCGAGATCCCCTCCACATCATGTGGTCACCGATCCCCGCGGAGGTCACGCACCTTGGTGGCCAAGCCCGTGCGCTCATGACGCTCGGCGAGGTCCAGGCTGCCGAAGACAACATCATCGCTGCAATGGGCCTGCCCAAGGAGTTCATCTACGGCGGCTTCTCTGCGATGGGCTCGGGCATCCAGCTTCGCGTGCTCGAGAACCAGCTCGTTCACCAAACGGGTGACCTCAACGACCTCCTGCAGTGGGTCACAGACAAGTCGGCCAAGCAGCTGGGGCGTGGCACGGTGACGTGTTCGCTCGCACCCTTCCGCTTCATCGATGACGTTCAGCAGAAGGCGCTGCTCCTGCAGCTCAACGGCGCCGACCCTTCGACGGGCCCGTGGATCTCCAAGCGGACCATGGGCGAGGCGTTCGACATCGACCCGTCCGACGAGCGCAAGTGGCGCATGCAGGAAGCAATCGACGACGCGCGAACTGCACAGGAGCTGCAGGTCGAGATGCAGAAGCGTCAGAACAATCTGGGCTCACAGGCACGAGCCCAAGCGCAGATGGGTCAGCAGGGTCTCTCCTACGACCAGCAGGCGGTGATCGCGCAGGCAGATCAGGTGATCCAGCAGCTGATGGGCCTGGACCCCGGGAGCCGGCAATCGCAGATGCACGCGCTGCAGACCGAGGACATGGTGATGTACGCGGTCGTCAAGGAACGCATGCATGACCAGACCACTCAGCAGAACCAACAGGCGATCGCGGCAGCCCGTCAAGGCGGCGATCCTTCCGGCGGTGGCGCACCACCCGCAGCGCCAGGTATGTAAGATAACCCATGCCGCAAGACTCAGAAGACTTCGCCGACGTCATCGAAAAGGCCCAGAAGGTCAGCAACGACCTGGGCAGCTTGTTCGGTGCGCAGAACGGACCGGGGCGTGTTGCGTTCGAACAGCGCGGCAACCGCGGCGGCCCCGAGCTGGACTACGAAGCCCACTCCGAGGTCTTCGCGCTGCCCGCGGATCGCGACAGCTACGAAGACGTCATGAACCAGGTGCTGCGTGGCGAAGCCATCATGCGCTACGAGGACCGGACCTTCTCGAAAGAGGGCGACTTCCTGGTGGCCTTGGTCTACCTGACGCCCCGTGCACGTCCAGCTCCCGTGAACAACCAAGACGCAGGCGACGCCGAACCTGCTGAACGACCGCGACGGCTGCCCTAACGGAGCCTTGTACCAAAATGCTGCCAAATCTACGACCGATACTCGAGGACGCGGCAACGCGGCGCGAGATGATCCGCAAGAAGGTCGTCGAAGGCCTCGAGCAGTCGTTCCCGCTCAAGGCCGGCAAGCACACGGTCGAGGTATCGAACGTGCGCGTCGACCCGCAGGACTACTCGTCCCGGGACCAGAAGCGTGCCGTGCTCGAAGGCAAGACCTTGTCGGAACGTGTGCGCGGTGACGTCACCGTCAAGGACGCGGCGGGCGGCGTAGTCAACCACGCCAAGGACTTCACGCTGCTGCAACTGCCGTACTTCACGCCACGGCACACCTTCATCCTCGATGGCACGGAGTACTCCGTCTCGAACCAGCTGAGGACGAAGCCAGGCGCGTACGTACGTCGCCGTGGCAACGACGAGCTGGAGGCGACGTTCAACCTGTCGAAGGGCGCGAACTTCCGCGTGTCGATGGAGCCCGAGAAGGGTCTCCTCTACATGCAGCCATCGCACACGACCACGAAGATCCCGCTGCATCCAATCCTCCGCGCGCTTGGGATGCCTCACCAGGACATCGCGGCGAGCTGGGGCCCTGAGATCGCGGGCATGAATCGCGACGCTTGGAAGAACCCGGACAAGCACGTCAGCAAGCTCTACGAGACGCTCGTGCATCCGGCCAAGCAGACCGCGACCACGACGGAAGAGAAATCCCGCGTGCTGCGCGAGTACTTCGACCAGACCTCGATGGACCCCGAGGTCACGACCCACACGCTCGGCTACCCGTACGACAAGGCGTCGGCGTCTGCAATCCTGGCGGCGTCCAAGAAGCTGCTCGACGTACACAAGGCAGCCGCCGACGTTGACGATCGGGACTCGCTGGCGTTCAAGACGTTCCACTCGGCGGACGACTTCATCAAGGAACGCGTGCAGCTCGAGGCTCGGGCGATGCGTGCGAAGCTTGGCTGGAAGCTCGACGCGAGCCACGGGGACCTGAAGAAGGCGTTGCCGGCAGGCCCGTTCACGCGATCGATGCACGGGCTCCTGGTGGGGTCATCGCTCTCGGCAGTCCCGATGCAGATCAACCCGATGGAGTTGCTCGACGAAGCGTCACGCGTCACGATGCTCGGCGAGGGTGCGATCGCGTCCGAGCGCGCCATCCCGCTCGAGGCTCGCGACGTCCATCCGACGCACTTCGGAATCCTTGACCCTGCAAGGACCCCAGAGTGCTACGACGCCATGACCGAGGTCTTCACGTCACGCGGGTGGAAGCGGTGGCCGGATGTCACTGCGAACGACTGGCTCGCATGTCGTGTCGATGAACGTCTCGAATTCCACCGCGCGACCAACCTCACGGCACAGCCGTATGAGGGCCTCATGTATGGCCTAGAGACGGGCAAAATCAATTACCTGGTAACGCCCAACCACCGCGTCTTGTGTAAGCCGCTCGAAACGCGCGGACTCCAACACTGGCGCATCAACCGAGCGGACGAGGTACACGGCAAACCGCGTACATTCGACACGGGACACCTGCCGTACGTTGGGGAGAGTGTTGATACGTTTCAGCTCCCCCGGGCCGCCGGCGGCAACGCGGTAAAGAATGTTGGCCCGATTGCCATGACGGACTGGGCGTCCTTTATGGGATGGTATCTGTCCGAAGGGTGTTTCAACTTCACCGAAAAAACATTCACGTATCACGTCCTGATCTCACAGGACGTGAAAAAGAATCCACAAAACTGCGAGATTATCGAAGCACTGCTCCGGCGTATGCCGTTTGCATGGTCACAACGCGGGGGTGACACGTATGTCATCGGCGTTAAGCAGCTAGCGGCATATGTGCAGCAGTTCGGGCACGCGGGGGATAAATACATCCCGGAATACTTTTTTCAGGCGTCGTACGAAGTACGAGAGAATCTATTCGAAGCTCTCCTGTTGGGAGACGGTCGAAGGTGTAAGGTTCCGTTGCCAGGTGCAACACACGACCGAAATGTACTCTGTACTACCAGCGCACGCTTGGCCGTCGATTTTGACCGCCTCGCGATTTCCCTGGGACGCCCAACACGCACCGCGCGCTACGTCGACAAGCGTGAAGAGCGGTATCTGGACACGTACGAAGTACGTCCGTTGAAACAACGTTTTCGACAATCGCGGACACGTGAGGAGCAGCGGGGCTACTACACCGAGCACTATCGCGGCAACGTGTACTGCGCTGAAGTCCCCGGGGGACTGTTGTACGTGCGGCGGAACGGCAGCGTCCCGATTTGGTCGGGCAACTCGTTCAAGGTCGGCGTCGACCTTCGTGCCACGATCGGTGCGCGGCGCGACGACAAGGGCAACCTCTACGCGCCGGTCTACGACGTCGCTGCGAAGAAGTCGACGTACCTCAAGGCCGGTGACATGGCGAAGTCGATCATCGCGTTCCCTGGTGAACACCTGGGACCGGGGAAGATCGTCGATGCGATGGCGCATGGCGTCGTATCGCGCGTGTCGTCGGATCGCGTGACCCACCAACTGGAGCATGTCGCAGACCAGTATGGGCCCACGTCGAACCTCCTGCCGCTGCTCTACGGCATCCAGGCGAACCGCGTGCTCATGGCGAGCAAGCACCAGGGCCAAGCACTGCCGTTGACGCATCGTGAGGCGCCGCTCGTCCAGGTTGCATCGTGGAAGCCAGGGACGTCGGTCGAACGGGAGATGGTCAAGCTGATCGTCCCGACCGCACGACAGGCCGGCACGATCACGAAGATCGATGACGACTGGATCCACATCGAGCCGGACGCGAAGACGGCCGCGCTCACGACGAAGCTCCACTACGACACCAACCTTCCGCTCGCCGCCAAGACGATGCTGCACAACACGCTGACCGTGAAGGTCGGCGACCGTGTCGAGAAGGACCAGCTCCTCGCTGACTCGAACTTCACCAAGGACGGCACGCTCGCGTTGGGCACGAACCTGCGGGTGGCATACATGCCGTACCGCGGCCTCAACACCAACGACGGCATCGTCGTCTCGCAGGGCGCAGCGGACAAGCTGACGAGCGAACACATGTACCAGCACGCGCTTTCGCGTGAAGGGGACGTGCAGCTCGGACGTGAGAAGCACCGGACCTACTTCGGCAGCCGCTACACCAAGGACCAGTACGACAAGCTCGACGAAGACGGCGTTGTCAAGCCGGGGGTCACTCTTCACAAGGGCGACCTGATCGCTGCGGGCATCCGCGAGAACAAGGTGACGGGTGACGCACTCCTGCTGGGTAAGCTGTCCAAGTCGCTGGTCAAGCCCTACGAAGAAGTGGTCGAGACTTGGACGCACGATCGACCCGGCATTGTCGTAGACGTGGCGAAGACCGCCCGACAGGCAGCTGCGTCGATCCGCACCCAGGAGACACTGCAGATCGGCGACAAGCTGTGCAACCGCTTTGGCAACAAAGGCGTGATCGCGAAGATCATCCCTGACCACCAGATGATCCAGGATGCGCAGGGGCGCCCTGTCGATCTTCTCTTCACGTCGGCGGGTATCGTCTCGCGCATCAACCCAGCGCAGGTCATCGAGACGGTGCTTGGAAAGGTTGCCGAAAAGACGGGTAAGCCGATCGTCATCCCGCAATACATGCCAGGCCGTGACAACGTCGCCTTCGCAAAGAAGTTGCTCGAGGAACACGGTCTCTCGGACAAAGAGACGGTCCTTGACCCTATCACGGGCAAGAAGGTTCCCGACGTGTTGGTCGGCAAGAGCTACATCCTGAAGCTCTTCAAGACCACAGATTCCAACTGGGCAGCGCACGGCGCCGAGAAGTACGACTACAACCAACAACCGGCGCGTGGTGGTGACGAAGGTGCCAAGGGCATCGGCAAGATGGAATTCGATGGACTCGTCGCGCACAACGCACGCAACGTGCTGCGTGAAGCGGCGTCCATCAAGAGCCAGCGCAACGACGAGTTCTGGCGCGCGATCCAACTCGGGCTGCCGACGCCTTCGCCCAAGACGCCATTCGCCTACGACAAGCTGCAGAGCATGCTCACGGGCGCCGGCGTCAAGGTGACGAAGACCGGCTCACGCTTGGCGCTTGGTCCGCTCACCGACGCGGACGTCAAGTCGATGTCCTCAGGAGCGCTCAAGGACCCGAGCAAGTTGATCCGCGCGAAGGACCTACGCCCCGAGACCGATGGCCTCTTCGACCCAGGGATCACCGGCGGCATGTCGGGCACGAAGTGGTCGCACGTCGACCTGCACGAGCCGATCGTCAACCCCGTGTTTGAGGAACCCGTGCGACGCCTTCTCGGACTGACACAGAAGGAGTTCACGGAGCGTGTGGGCAAGGGCGGGAGCTGGTTCAAGACGGCGCTCGGCGAGATCAACATCGATGACAAGTTGAAGGATCTGCTGGCGCAATCGAAGAAGGCGCGTGGACCCGCACTCGACGGCGTGGTGAAGCAGATCAAGTACCTCGAGGCGTTAAAGGACCGCGACCTCAAGCCTGCGGACGCCTACGTCATCTCGAAGGTGCCGGTGACGCCGCCGGTGATTCGTCCGATCCTGCCGCTCAAGGACGGGCGTCTGCAGGTCAGCGACGCGAACCTGCTCTACAAGGACGCGTTCCTCGCGAACGATCAGCTCAAGTCATCCGCCAAGTCGTTGCCGTCATCCGAGTTGCCCGGTCCACGGCAACACCTGTACGACGCGGTGAGCGCGCTCTACGGCGTCGGCGACCCTGTGAGCCCTGGCGCCGAGAAGCGCGGTGCGAAGGGGTACCTCGCGGCCATCACGGGCACGCGACCAGGCAGCGGCTTCTTCCAGTCGCGCCTCATGAAGCGGCAGCAAGACGTGAGCGGTCGCGCGACCATCGCACCTGACCCAACATTGTCGATGGACGAGATCGGCGTGCCCGAAGGGATGCTCTGGGGCATGTACAGTAAGTTCGTGATCGGACGCTTGGTCCGACGCGGCTATACAGCGACCGATGCGCAGAAGATGGTGGATGACCGCACGCCCGTCGCGCGGGAAGAGCTGGTCAACGAATCACGTGAACGTCCGGTCATGGTGAATCGTGCACCGTCACTTCACCGCTTCAACATCGTGGGTGCATACCCCAAGATTGTTGAGGGCAAGACGCTCAAGCTCAATCCGTTCGCCGAGAAGGGCATGAATGCGGACTACGACGGCGACGCCCTTCAAATCCATGCCCCGGTGACACCGGGCGGTGTCGAGGACGTCAAGAAGATGACGCTCTCGCACATGATCTTCGCCGACAAGCGCCCAGGCGTTCTGAACATCGCGCCCGACATGGAGGCTGTGCTGGGCTTGCACCGTGCGACGCAGGCGGCCAGCGGCAAGAAGACGCGGCACTACGACTCCCAGGAGGAGGCGATGGCGGCCTACCACCGGGGCGACATCGCGCTCAACGATCCCATCGAAATCAGGGCCAAGCGCCTATAATAAAGCGTGCCCTTCGAGTCCCCGGCCGCCGCAGCCCACTACCTTGCCGCGATGATCGACGGTGAAGGAACGGTTGCGGTGCTCACCTCTCGATCGCGCAATCGCGTGGTCAAGGTTTGCAACACCGACTGGGACATCATCACGGCTACCGTCGAAAGCTGCGAGACTCTCGGCATTCGATGTTGCGTTGTCGAACGGCCACGTACAGGCCGTCCAAAACACTGGAAACAAGTTTGGGACGTCGCCATCCAAGATCGCGAAGCCCTCATGCGACTATTGACGCAAGTTCCGCTGCGGTCTCTTCGAAAACAGCAGCGACTCAAAACTTTGATTCAATCCTACCGAACGTCCAAACGGCCTCCGTTCGAGGATCTCCAACGAATGTACGTCGACGAAAAAATGTCGTACACGGACATCATGCGAACGACAGGCGCTCGATCAACGGCAACGGTAGCGTACTGGCCCCGGACGTCAGGGATCGTCGCGCGCACCCGTTCAGTTGCGGGCCACTTGACGTGGCAGACGAAGCGAGGAGTTCTCCATGCCGTTCCGTAGCGAGGCTCAACGTCGCTACCTGTTCTCGCAACACCCGGATGTCGCCCGCGAGTTTGCGAACGCGACGCCCAAGGGCAAGAAGCTGCCCGAGCATGTCAAGAAGTCGCACGTGCGCGGCATCGCAGACGCGCTCGAGCAGTTCGGTTTCAAGCAAGCAGCAGAGGAGCTGCGCTTGAAGATCCCAAGCCGCACGTTCCACGGCTACGATGCAGCTCACAAGACGGAAGCGAACCGCGGCTCGAAGAAGGCGGATGTGGACGGCACCGCAGACAACCTCGCCGACGTGCTCAAGCAGATCGACGTGAACGTGTCGCCTGATGTACAGCTTGCAGCCCGCGATCCACTCGACCGTACTACTGCGTGGGGATCTCCCTCGAACCTTGCGGGCGGCGACTCGGCGAGCCGGCTCAGTGACATGGGACAGAACACTGCTTTTGGAGGCGTCTGATGTCACTCATGCCCCGTGAAGAGACGAGAACCTCTGAAAACTCGATCGGCCACATCATCGATCGAGCCACAGGTAAAGCCCCCAAACCTACAGCGGGTTCCCTCATCGACTCTTTGTTGAGCGGGGGAAAAATGGCGATGCCGATGCAAGGGCAACTGACGCCAGACCAGTTAGCAGTGAACGAAGAACTGAAGGGGCTCGGGGGACGCCCCAACATGCACGGAGGGATGGACATGCCTGAGTCTTTCCACGGAGACCTCATGTCGACATTCGAACGCCACAACATGCACCGTGCCCCCCTCGGGAATCCCAAGATGGCCGGGGTTTATCGTGTGGGTGTTGCCGACGCACTCGTGCGTTTCAAGATCGCAGCCCCTGCTCCCCTGCCTGCCCCTGCTGCGGGTCCTAGCTTCGCGTCCAAGGTCAAGGACTTCGGAGCCGGTCAGTGGGGCGCCGCGAAAGACTTCGCCGCGAATGTACGCGGTGGCATGGGTGGAAAGGCGAACCCGAACTTCATCACAGGCGCCGTACCCGAGCACAGCATGGACATGGCGCGTGCATCACAACGCGGTGCTGCAGTCGGCAACCTCAAGACCCTTGCACCGACGCTGCTCGCGGGCGGAGGTCTCTACATGTTGCACCAGCACAACCAGGCCGAGAAAGAGGAAGAGGCCCGGCAGCACGCGATGATGGGCGGCGGCATGTCGATGGGTGGAGGATACTGACGTGCCGATGAACCCTCTACTAGCGCGCAGCCTCATGGGCGCGGCGATCGGCACAGCCGGCGGAGCCTTGACCGCTGAAAAAGGTCATCGTGAAGAAGGTGCGCTGCAAGGCGCAGCGATCGGAGGCGCCGGCGGTGCCCTTTACCACCTTGGTAAGCAGGCACCCACCGCAGGACCGCGTCCTCCGGGGCCAAGTGCTCCTGGTCCAAGCGCAGGTCCGCGTCCAGCAGGTCCAAGTGCTCCTGGTCCAAGCGCAGGTCCGCGTCCAGCAGGTCCGTCCTGGGAAGACAGAATGCGACAACAGTGGCGGGCGCAAGATGAGGCCCGTGCGTCCGCATCACGGCAGGCACGACAGAGCGCCAAAGAAGAGGCGTACAAACACACGCAACAAAGCCAGTCCGCACAAGACGGTTTCAAATACCGTCAACAAGCGGAGGACAAGCACTGGGGTGCGCAGAACGAAGATGTTTTCAACAACTGGCGTAAGGCGCGACAGGGCGCTGGTGCGGGTCCAAGTGCTGTTATAGGACAATCAGCTCCACGCGGAGCGCCAAGTGGCGGACTTCCGTCGTGGATGAGCGGAGCGCAAACACAGGCGGAGGCGAAGAGTCGCTTCAGAGAACAAGCAATGAATATGCATCCAGACCGTGGCGGAAACACGGCCGACATGCAGTCATTGAATGCACAGTGGGCCGCTGCACGGAAACACCCTGACTTCTCGAGCATGAAAGAAGCGTGGTGGATGGGCAAAGCGGCTGCGTTACAACATTTCGGTCTCTAACCAACATGGCGACAACGCTCGGACAGCACCTCGTCGACTCCATCCTCCCATCGAAGTGGCGAGGACAGGGGGCGCTCACCAAGGGGAACCTGAACAAGGTCCTCCTCGGTGTCGCAAAAGAGGACCCGAGCAAGTACCCCGACGTCGTGACCAAGCTCAAGCGTCTCGGTGACGAGGTCGCAACGCTCGACGGCATCTCCGTCGGCCTCGACGACATCGCGCCCCGTGTTGCTGAACGCGACGCTGCCTTGAAGCCGCACGTCGAAGCCTTTCGAAAGGCGACGACCAACGCGGACAAGGTCAAGACGCTCGTGGGCGGACAGAATGCGATGCTCATGCTGGCACGCAACCACCCAGGCACGATGGGCGAGATGGTTCGCGCCGGCGGTCGCGGCAATGCTGCACAACTCATGCGCACCGTGGGCGCACCCGTCTTCGCCGAAGACTCCAAGGGCAAGGTCATTCCGTGGCTCGTCGACAAGAGCTTCTCCGAAGGGCTCAAGCCTGCGGATGCGTGGATCATGGGCGGTCAGGCGCGTGTCAACGCGGTGGTCTCGAACATCTCGGTTGTCGAGCCCGGTGACCTTGCGAAGATCCTCGTCAACAACATGGGCGACCAGCTCGTGACGACGGTGGACTGCGGCACCAAGAACGGCATCGCGATGTTGCCGACCGACGCACACCTCATCGACCGCTACCAGGCGGGCACGAACAAGCTGATCACGCCGCAGTACGCGTCTCACCTTGCCAAAGAAGGCAAGGAGGTCATCGTCCGTTCTCCGATGACCTGCGAAGCTGCGCACGGCGTCTGTCAGCGCTGCCAAGGCCTGTCGTCTTCGGGTGGCATGCATTCGATCGGAACGAACGTTGGCGTTCGCGCGGCTCAAGCGCTCGCCGAGCCGCTCACGCAGTTCGCCCTCAACGCGAAGCACGGCGGGCGCGTCGTCGGTGTTGACGACGAGAAGCGGCTCGAGGGCATCAAAGGCGTGCGAGCCTTGCTCGAGATTCCGACATCGTTCGCACACAAGGCGGTACTTGCTGACCGCGACGGTTCCATCACGAAGATCGACAAGGCTCCGCAGGGCGGTCACTACGTCTTCGTCGGCGACGGTAGCCACTACGTGCCTCCCGCACACAAGGTCGTCGTGGGCATCGGGCAATCGATGTATGCAGGGGACTTGCTCTCCGATGGCGTACCCAAGCCTGACGAGATCGTTCAACACAAAGGCCTCGGTGAAGGTCGACGCTACCTCGTCGACGCGCTCTCCGATGTCTACAAGCGCGCAGGCTCCGAGGTCGACAAGCGCCACCTCGAGACGCTCGCCAAGTCCGTGCTCAACCACGTCCAGATCATTGATCCCGGTCCCGACGACGCATTCATCAAGGGTGACGTCGTCGACTACAATCGGTTCCATGCGTCCCTGGCCGCATCCAAGAAACGCCTCCCGACGACAGACGCGATCGGCGAGACGCTCGCGGACGGCATCCTCCACCACACGGCGGGTACTGTCGTGACGCAGCCAATCGCAGACCAGCTCGTACGCCACGGCGTGACGTCGGTGATGACGTCCAGCCAGGGGCCGCGTGCACTGCCGTTCATGCGCCCGGCGTCGCGCACACCTCTTCTCAATCCGGATTGGATGGCACGCCTCGCACACCGCTACCTCAAGGAGTCATTGCTAACAGGCATCCACCGCGGCGATGTCTCCAACCTACACGGGGCGTCCCCTGTTCCAGCGTACGCTGCAGGCACAGAGTTTGGCCTTGGTGAAGAGGGGCAATACTGATGATCGCTCGAGCACATGCAAAGGGTATCGAAGATGCCCTTGCGCGCTTCCAAGTCAAAGACGCGGGCATCATGGAAGGCATCAAGCAGACCTTCATCGGACAGCCTGGGCGTGCTTTCGTGGAAGGACCGCGTACGTTCTCTCCGGGTGGAATGCTTTCCACCAAGAACGTATGGTGGCCCAGCGTCAAGGGCCAGCCGTTGAACTGGATTGGACGTGCTGGCACGATCGCAGCACCGCTCATGGCACTCTCTGCCATGCGGTCAAACCCGCAAGAGGGCCACCTATCAAACGCGCTCGGTGCGCTTGGTGGAATCGCTGGGAGCGCATATGGTTTCCCGGCGCTTGGCATGCTTGGCGGACCTCTTCTCGCACAAGCGGGCGCACGAGCTGGACGTGGCCTCGGACATCTACTCGGCAGTAAACCGAAGGACCTCTATCAATGATCAACGACGCCTATAATAAAGGCCGTACCGATGCACTCACCCGCTTCAAGCTCGCTCAAGGCATGGGCATGGGTGCTGGTGGTATGAATGTCGGTGGTGGCGTCGGCGGTGGCACGTCGGGCAGTCCTGGCGCAGCGGGAATGGCAGCACCACTGCCTCCCGCGATGGCCGCTCCAACATCCGCGGCGCCGCCCATGGCAGCGGGGGCTCAAAAGGCTCGCGCGCTCGGTTAGCGCAACTGTTGGATATTTGAGAGTCTCGTCCTATCATTTCGTCAATCTCTGCACAGCTTCCCCGAGGCAAAAATGTTCAAGCATGCGTACGTCCGTGGCATCCAGACCGCGTTGGTCAACAGCGGCGCAGCCGCGTTCCCCGACGAGACCACCGCGGCGAAGGTCGCGGACTACATCGCTGACCGTGTCGACATCGACCCTCTGAAGGGTGTGTCGCGCGAGGCGACCCACAAGATCGGGACGGACCTGGTCGCAGCCTCCGACTGGATCAAGCAGCAGCCCGGCTTCAAGGCGGCGAGCTTCAACAAGCTCGCGACGTGGGAAGACGTCGCGCAGCTCGCGGATCGCAACGCGACCCAGCTGATGACGAAGGCCGCCGAGGGCTCGACCATCGAGGGTGGCGACAAGGGGAACACCCAAGCCGAGGCGCCCGCGGGCGAGACCAAGATGGACGCCTCGCAGCGTCCTCCCGGCTATGCCGAGGACAGCCGCGGCAAGACCGAGATCGACACCCGGCCGGGCACGGTCGGCAAGGAAGAGGAGCAGCCGAACAAGCCCAAGGAGACCGACTCCAAGGACAACTCGGTGCAGGAGCACTCGCGCACCGCGTCGCTCGCTGACCTCTTCCGCAAGTCGGCCGAGGGCTCGACGATCATGGGTGGCGACAAGGGCAACACCGCCATGTCGTCGGCCGAGGCCAAGATGGACGCGGCACAACGTCCCGCAGGCTACGCCGTCCTGCCCACGCAGGGTGCACTCGGCGCGATGATGAACCTCGTCGGCGGCCCCGCGGTCGTCGGCAAGGAGACCGCGCAGCCGAACAAGCCCGGCGAGTCGCCGAGCGGTTCGAACTCGGTGACCCAGCAGTCCGCCAAGGCGGCTGCCGAGGACCCGTACATCGCGCTCTTCAAGAAGGTCGCTGCCGAGGTGCACGAGTACCTCCCGGGCGGTCTCCACGAGAACGCCAAGATCGCCGCGGTCCGCGCCTGCATGGGCATGACGACCGAGGAGAAGGCGTACTACCTCCGCGGCCTGCAGAAGGAGGCGGCGGATGCGTCGACGGGTTCTTCCAGCCTGCCGCCGGGCTCGCGCGGTGATCGCTACCGTGAGCACAACCCGGACGCGACGCACTCGCGGCCCGGCGCCTACGATGGCCGCTCTGGCAACCAGGGCACCAAGCAGGCCGACGACCTCCCGCCCTTCATGAAGAAGGACGAGAAGGACGAGAAGAAGGACGACGACAAGGAGAAGGACAAGGGCGGCATGCCCGACTTCATCCGCGAGAAGATCGAGGGCAAGAAGCACGAGGAAGGCGAGTCGAAGAAGGAAGAGCACAAGGAGGCCTCGCTTCGCGACTTCTTCCGTCGCATCGACGCGGCACAGCGCGCGTGAGCCTTCCGCGCCACATCCGCGAAATGGGGCGTCTCGTCGTCGAAGAGAAGCTTGCTGAGATCCTGAACCCGACCCTCGGCTCGCTCAAGGCGCAGAAGACGAAGCAGCTGGGCGGTCTTCCTGACGCGAATCTCTCCAAAGTCGTCAGCTTCCCCAGTTCGTAGACGAGGTCCCATATGCCGGCAATGTCGCCCCGCACTCAACAGCTCCAGGCCGGCATGAACGCGGGTCCCGACCAAGAGACAGCCCTGTTCGAACAGGGCATGTCGGAGATGGCGTACAACCTGCTGTCGACGCGTATGCCTGACCTGATGCAAGACGTCGTCACCTTCAAGGTGCTCGATGTCGACATCGACAAAGGGTCAGGTGTGGGGTCGTTCGTGGTCTTGCGCCACAACCAACCGATCTACGTTCCGGTGGTGATGGTCGACAACGCCATCAAGCCGCTCGAGGTCTTCTATCACAAGGCCCTGAACGTCTTCCTGCCGCTCTCCAAGGGTTGGCTCGACGAGATCGACAAGACCGGACTCGCGTCCTTGGGCGCGGGTGTCAAGACGCCCGAGACGCTCTACACAGACGTCGACATCCGCAACGTCGTCGTGCCGCCGATCACCGGCCGATTCTCGTATGCCTCGTGGGTGCCCAAGGCGCTCATCGACGTCGCACGGGTGATGACGGTGGAGACGCTCGAGAAGGTCGCGAGCGAAGCAGACCTCATGCTCCCGTCGTTGCTCTCGGCCGCGCCGAACACGATGAAGGCTGCCTACGTCCGACTTCTCGAACGGAACCCGACGCTGTTCAAGCAGGCGGCGTCGACGTACGGCATGAAGACGCTCGCGGCCGCACTTCAGCCCCGCCTCGAGAAGGTCGCGGCCAGGCAGCAACATGGCGGTGCGCTGTGGATCGCCGACGCCGACAACACACCGACCGACTTCAAGCGCATCTTCGGTGACAAGGCCGGGGAGGCGTACACGGGTGTGCGCAAGAAGGGCTTCGCCGCCAAGGACGAGCGCCTGAACCGCAACATGGCGGTGCAAGAGCAGCCCTACGAGCACTGGGTCGAGCCCAAGCAGCCCGGCATCTACACGCTCTACGCATCGGACGGGAAGGAGCGCACCGCGTTCGTGATGCCCTTCCCGATCGATCTGTTCGATGAGGGCACGCGTTACGGCCGACGTCCGGCCGTTCCCGCACACAACCCACTCGTCGACAACTCGTACACCGATCCCGAGACGCACGGCAGCTCGAACAAGGTCTACCCGCACGGGCGGCCAGACGAGGGCAGCTACGCCACGCGCCGTGGGTATGACGCCAAGCCGTTCCTCGCGGTGTTCGACAACGGTGACTACATCGAGCCGAACAGGCTCGTGGGCCGTGATTCGATCGCGGACGGTGTCGGCGGTTCGTTGCATGCCCGCATGTTCACGGACGTCAGTGGTGAGCCCAAGGCGGGCAAGGGCTTCTTCGTCCGCCAGCGCGGCACCACGTTCCAAGCGACGGGTCCCGTCACGATCAAGTCGATCTCGACGGGGTCGGATGGCGTCCGTCGCATCAAGGCGACGCCTGGAGACTTCGGTCCCGAGAAGACGCTCTCGACCGACGCAGCGTATCCGTACAACACGATCTGGATGCCCAAGGGCGCCGATGTCGTCTACCTTCCGACGGACTTCATCTGGGTGCCGCTTAAGGTGCGCCTCAACGAGCGCGGCTGGTTCCAGTCAGCGCTCGACCTACAGGCATGTGTCTCGAACATGCTCTCCGCGGTCGGCGCGAAGAAGGTCTCGATCAAGGACGCAGGCGCCAAGCAGTTCTCCATCAACGGGATGGCACCGCTGAGCTTCGTGCCCGCGCTCAAGAAGCTCGCATTCGCGTGCAACATCTCGGTCGTCGATGCCGAGGCGTTGCTCGTCAAGACGGCAGCAGACCACAAGGCGACTGCGTGGATTGCGACGAGCCAACAGCTCGCGCGGGTGCAGATGCGCCTCGACAAGCTTGCGGATCAAACACCCGGTTGGTGGCGTCAGTACGCGCCGCACGCCGAACATGCAACCGTGATGCATGACGCGCACGCCGACATGCGCCTGCCGGACGGTCACGTCATTCAGAAGGGTGAGAGCATCGCGATCCTGCCCTACGACCATGATCGTGGTTGCGTTCCAATCGTGACATCCACCGGACATCACTTCTCGATCGGTCACGAAAAGTCGGCAGCGTTGAAGTCGTACTTCAAAGGCGCGGCGGACGACGACAAGAAGAAGTCCGACTCCGACAAGCCGAAGAAGAAGGCGCCCCCGAGCGACGGACCTCCGGGCGGCGATCCCGGCATGGACCCGAGCATGGGCGGCGACCCGAACCTCGGCCAGGACGCGGCGATGGCCGCCATGGGCCAGGCTCCTCCGGCCCCGCCTCCGCCCGCTCCACTCGACCTCGCGGCGATGGAGATGGACCAGCACATCCAGCAGGAGATGCAGAAGCTGGTCGAGAAGCAGCAGACCATCCAGATGCTGCTCCAGCGCTCGTCCGAGATCGCGGGTGGCGCGCCTCCTGCGCCGAGCGTGCAGACGCAGGCGATGGGCGCTCCTCCGTCTTCGATGAATCTCGCGACGGGGCAACCCGGCATGCCGCCTGGCATGACGGCAGGCATGGGTGCACCGCCCCAAGACCCGTCGATGGGTGCCGCTGTTCCGCCGGGCATGCCGCCGGGCGGCGCGTTCCCGCCGGCTGCAGGTGACCCGTCGATGATGGGTGGCCAGGCGCAACAGGACCCGTCGATGAGCATGGGCGGACAGCCCGGCATGGATCCGTCGATGAGCATGGGCGGACAGCTCGGCATGGATCCGTCGATGGGCATGGGCGGACAGCCCGGCATGGGACAAGACCCATCGATGATGAGTGGCATGGGCGGACAGCCCGGCATGGATCCGTCGATGGGTCAGCAGCAACAGCCGCCCAACGCGACGATGCCGCCAGACGGCCCGAACGCGCAGACGCTTCCGCAGGAGGTCAATCCGCACTTCCTCGATCAAGCCGCGCAGTTGCATTCGGCAGACATGTTCGACGCAGCTGCTGTGGCAACGCTCGCGCAGTCGCCGGCACTTCATAGCGTGGTGGGCCAGTACCTGCCGAACCTCGAGAAGGCGGTCGACAACCTCGCGCGCGTCATGTTGACGCTGTGGATGCAGGAGTCCGCCCTCAAGCCGCAGATCGGTGAGCAGACCTTCTCGGGACTCGAGGACAACCTCCAGTCGACGTTCAAGGGGCTTGGTGACCTGGTCCTGCGCTTGAGCCGCGGGGTGCAGGCCGTCAAGGAGCCGGACGACCATGCGTCGTGAACGCAGCCCCGACGACCGCTACCAAGCGGTGATGCGGTCGCCGCACGCGCCTGCACACGCGTACGAAGCTGCCCTTTGGAACTTCAAGACCCAAGGCGTTGCGGACGACGTGATCGAACGCGTGGTCGACGTGTACGAAGACGCGTTCGAACGCGAGCTGCTTCAAGCGTGGATCATCGCCGGTGCGTCTGACGAGGACATCAGCACACGGGGCGGCGTGCCTCCTGAACTTCTCTCGCCCTATCGCCATCTCTGCTGCAACGTTGCCGCGTTCCGCGATCGACTTGAGATGATGCGCTGGGTCAACATGTACAAGGGCTCGCGAACGGGCAAAGTCATGCTCGAGCGCGCGCTGCACTTCGACGGCATCGAGGCGATCGCACACCTCAGCGGTCGCAAGACTGTGCTTTCACCAGACCACGTCAACGAACAAGCCATGCGCGAGTCATACTTCCGCAGCATCAGCACGCTGCGTGCTTCGAGCATCGCAGGCCCGGATGCGCTCGCGGCTCACCAGCTGATGAAGACGGCGATGACGGCTGCGCAAGCGGCGGCAAACCGCGGCGAGCCGAACATGGCGGAGACGCTGCTCAAGCTCAAGCACCGCGAGGTGACGTGGCATGTCGAGGACATCGTGCCTCACGGGGAGATCCTTCACTGATGCGTGCATTTCGCGAACAAGACTTCGATCAGATGGCCGAGCGGGTCGTCGATCGGTTCATGAACGGTGACAAGCTTGCCGATGCTGCGACCGCTGAGGCCGCACAAGGTTCGCTGAACCCTGACCAGATCGCGCGCATGGTCCAGGCCGCGAACACGCAGGCGTTCCTGCGTCTCATGGACCAGCAGAAGGCCCAAGGACAGCCGGACATGACGAACGAGTTCGATCCGATCGACGCTCGTCAGATCGTTCAACAGCTCATCGGGCAGGTCGACGTTCCGCACATGGCTCCTGGTGGCGACGCTGGGGGCATGCCCCACGCGGAGCCCGACGGCGACGAAGGGCCGCTGCCCAACGAGATGCAGCGCCACGATCTCGCGGGCGACGAACCTGCGGTGCCTGCTGACGACGACGACGGCGCTGACGACAACGACGGTCCGTTCCCCAAAGGACCGAAGCAGAAGGCCAAGGACGACGAGGACAAGCCGAAGAAGAAGGCGCCGCCGTTCCCGCCCAAGAAGGACGAAGCCAAAGAGGCGGCGTTCCGCGATCGCCGCATCATGAAGCTGGCAGCGGTCCTCGAGGACCAGTACAAGCAGGCCGAGTGGGCGTTCGAAGACGCGTTCACCAACCTCGGAACGTTGCTCAAGCGCGCATCGGGGGCGCCCACCGCGGCTGCGTTCGAGAAGGACGCGCTCGCGCTGCACAACCACGAGATCGGTCTCGTGGTGTTGAACATGGTCAAGGAGAGCCAGGGCCTCGCGCCGATCTCCTTCGACGACGCGCACGCGAAGGTCGCGGCACTCGCAGATCGTCATCTCGTCGACGAGACCGACGCCAACCGAACGTTCGCCACGCTGGTCAAGATCGCCGTCGAGGCCAACCGGCTCCGTCTCGGTGCCGCACACGCGAGGTCCCAGTGCAGCTAGCGGACGTGCTCGAACTGGCCGTGCGTCACGGCGTTGGTCGCTTCGTCGAGAAGCGCGCAGGCGTCATGCTGCCTCTTGCAGTGGGTGCGATGATCCCGGGCATCGTGCACAAGGCGATCGATCGTGCACACTCGACGGAGCAACAGCTCAACCGCGCCGAGTACAACCCGATGAAGACGGCCGCGGCGAACCCGTGGTCAGCGATCCTCGGACACATGCTCGGTCAGGGCGCGAGTGCGACAGGACAAGCCATCGGAGGCAACATCGCGCACGCAGGTCGCGAGATGTCAGGCCAGGGCGCCGAGTTCGGAGCTGGCGGTGCGAGCGGCCTCAAGGGCAGCTTCGGACAGCTCGGGGCATCGCCCGTAACGGGCGTCGCACAAGGCATCTCGGGCGGCATCGGCGACCTCATCAAACGCAAGATCACCGGACGCGAATTCGGTGAGAAGAAGGATCCGTTCTCCATGGGAGCGGGCGCGGCCATCCAGACGTTCGGCAAGGAGATGGGCACCACCGGCGCCAACCTCCTGCGCGACATGGCCAACAAGGCGATGGAGACCGCAAGCCATGCCGGAGACGAGGCCGCACGTCAAGCCATCTTGGGTGAGCTGAAGAAGACCGACTCGGTCCTCGCCAACGCGGACGACAAGACGCTCATGGAGGCCTACCACACGATGTCTCGCTTCGCGCCGGTGCTCTCGACCGACAAGAATGCAGTACGGTCGTTCCTGCGTCAGGCTGTGATGTCGGGCTCGGGTCCGGACTACATGTCGATCAAGCTGCTCGCGGATTCGGAACGCGCGGTGACCGGCGGCAACGACAAGCGCGCCATGGTGCTGCCGCCCGCGCTCGCCGAACTGCTTCCCTCGCTCGGCCGAGGAGCGTTGATGGGCGGCGGTGTCGGCGCAATCAGCGGTGCGCTTGCTGACAAGGACGACCGAGCCGGCGGCGCGATGCGCGGCGCTCTCGGCGGTGCAGCCGCGGGCGGGCTCGGCGGCGCATTGCACACGCACATGAACAAGGCGCCTGAAGCGTCGACACATCAAGGCTACGCTCGCGGCGTGGTTCCCAACCGACAACCGCGCGAGGAGTGGCCCCTTACTGCGCTCCGCGATCTGCACCCCTATCCAGCAGGCAACACCGGCGGTGACCTCAAGAACCTGAAGTACGACGGACAGGTCCACTCCGACAACCATCGCTGGGTGACGCCTCCCGTCCAGGATCTCGCGCGCGACCTCGAAAAACTGCAACTGCCTGGAGGCAACTCGTGACCCTCGATGACCTCATCCCTCCGCACGTCACCTCCGCCGTCCGTGACCTCGGCCTCCACAAGGTCGCCGGCGCGATGCTCGGCGTTCCCGAGCTGACGATCAAGGAAGCCGTCGCGACGATCGGCATGAAGGCCTTCGTGCGTCGCAAGGAAGCGCGCGCAATCGCAGATGGCATCGCCGCGTACGCCACGCTCACCAACGAGAAGATCGCCGAGAGCCCCGCGCTCATGGCGCTGCTTCGCCGTGCCGCGATGCCGGCTGCTGCCGGTGCAGGCATCGGCATGGCACCGCACTTCCTGTCGAGCGATCCGTACGAGCAGCAGAAGAGCGCGGTCCCCGCGGGCGCTCTCGGCGCTCTGCTCGGCGGCCTGACCGGCATCGCTTCTGGGATGCACGGCCTCCCGCCGGAACTCAGCCAGGGAGTCGCGCAAGCGCTTCGCTGATCATGACACCCTTCACACAAGCCCTCGAGACGTCGGTCTTCCTCGCCGAGAAGATCGCGTCCGCGCGTCCTGCAAGCGCCACGCTGCGTGAGAAGCTCGCGATGGCGGACTTCGCCGCGTTCGGGTTGTTCAAGCGTGCAGCGTTCGACCCCGCGGCGCTCTCTGCGTTGCAGAAGGGGTTGGGATGGGGTGTCGGTCTCGGCGTGCCTGCGCTTGGCGTCGGACACATGATGCTCGGCGATGCAAAGCGCCACAGCGCCGACGTTCTACGTGACGCACGCAACCAGGCGCTTCTGACAGCCGCCGGTGTCGGAAGCATGCAGGCCCTCGGTGACATCTTTCGTGGAGGCCCCAAGCCGTCGCAATCGAGCGGCCTGGGGTCGATGGTAGACACGGGAATGTCGCCAGCCACGACGACGGCGCAGAAGCTCGCGGCTGCGATCATGGTCGATGACGTGCTTGAAGACGGCTGCTATCTGCTCGACGACCCAAGCCTCAAGCACGCGATGCTCGTCCAGCTCGTTCGCCATCGCAGCGATGCGACCAGCCTACTGCGGAGCCTTCTGCCGTGAAGAAGATCATCGAGCTGGACGACTACTTCCCGACGGGAGAGCCGACAGTGCAGACCGTGCTCACCTGGAACAACGGGCGCAGCGTCGACACCAGCCGCATCACGAAGTACGCGTCCGAGGCGCTCGACTACATCAAGGCGGTCGCGCCCGAACCGGGCAAGACGTCGCTCCTTCTCAACGCTCTCGGCGCCGAAGAGACCTACGGCCCGAACCGCAACGGTGACGGGTTCCCCGAGTTCCCTGTTCCCGCGCGTGGCAAGATCGCGTCTGTCGATCGCCGCTGGTTCGTGCCGCCCGGTGAAGAGCTGACCGAGCACTACGCGTCGTTCGAGAAGAACCCTGCCCACGCTTTCAAGCACCACGTGAACCGAGATCCGTCCAAAGCGTCCGGCGTGGTCAAGAAGGCGTTCTGGAACCCGCGCATGCACCGCGTGGAGCTGCTCGTCTCGGTCGACAACGACAAGGACCCCGAGTGGGTCAAGCGCGCCAGCGACGGTGAGTTCGTGCCTGTATCCATGGGCTGTTTCCTCGCGGGGGCCAAGGTCACGATGGCCGACGGCACCCAGAAGTGCATCGAAGACGTGCTGGTCGGTGACGAGGTAGTCACGCACCGGGGACGTGTGCGTCGCGTACTCGAGACACACAAGCGTCCGTATCGCGGGAACGTCTACACGATCCGTGCGGAAGCGCATCCGGAGATTAACGCAACCGAAGAACATCCGTTCTTCGCGACGCCGCTCGAGAGCGTCAAGCGTTTTCAGCCTGGGGGCGCGAAGTGGAAGTGGCGGGACGATGCCAAGGTGCAGGGTGATTGGACGCACGCGAACTGTCTCGATGACCAGCTCCTGCTTGCACCCATCGATCGGACAGAGACGTCGCCCGAGTACCTGACCCGCGCGTTCGCACGCCTGTTCGGCTACTACCTTGCCGAAGGTCACATCATCTGGCGCGACGGCGCGCCCTACGCCATCGAGCTGACAACGCACAAGGACGACGCGGTCCACGGCGAGATTGCTGCGCTGTGCGCCGAGTTCGGAACACGAAACGCGCCCTGGACGTTCGAACGCAAGAACACGTCCGAGGCGCGCGGCATTCTGGTCTGTGACGATCGTCTTGCGGCCCTGTGTTACACGCACGGCAGCGCCTTGGCGAAGACCAAGCAGTTGTCACCGGCGGCAATGCAGTGGAACACGGCGATGCAGCGCGAGATGTTCGGCGCGTACGCCAACGGCGACGGGTGCGGACGTGACGGGTGGCTCAAGATTTCAACGGCGTCGGACGCGCTCGCCGCGCAGTGGACGCGCATGTTGCCGCGTTTGGGCATCCTCGCCTCGTGCAATCAACTCACCCACAAAGCGGGCAGCGGCTTCAGCGCGACAGACACGTACGAATGGGTCGTCCACATCGGCGCACAATGGGCCCATCGACTGCGAGGGGTCTGCGCCAAGGTGGTGGCGCACGAAGTCCTGGCCAAGAAGGAAAGCCGGAAAATCGTCGACGAGTACGTTTGCACCCCCATCCGCGAGATCGACGCGCGTTACATGGAGACGGACGTCTACAATCTAGAGGTCGAGGAAGACGAGAGCTACCTCATCGAGGGGCTAGCGGTTCACAACTGTCGCATCAAGCGCGATGTCTGCGCCCGTTGTGGCAACGAAGCGCCCACGCGCGCGGACTACTGCGATCACGTGAAGTTCGCGATGAACCAGGTCGACGAGAACGGGTTCAAGGACTACGTCCACAACCCCTCGCCCGACTTCTTCGACATCTCGCGCGTGTTCCGTCCCGCCGATCGCACCGGCTACACGCTCAAGAAGGTCGCCTACGTTCACGAGGTACGGCTCTCCGCAGAGCTTGGAGCGATCGCGGAGCGTCTCGCGCTCAAGAGTGGTGCATCGCAAAAACTCTCCGACATCGACAAGGTGATCCGCGCCGAGCCTCTCGCCTCGAGCACGCTCACGCCTGACGAGCGGTCGTTCATCGTGAAGTTCCGTGATCACGCAGGCCCCAAGCTCGCGTCGTCCGAGAACATCAACACAAACCAGCTGCTCATGTACCCACTTGGTGAAGTGCTCAGCGCTGCAGCGACCAACGGCGTTGTCTTCAAGGACGCCGAGTTCATTGCGCTTGCATCTACCAAGCTTGCCGGTCAGATATTGCAGCTGTCTCCGTACACGCTTGCCAAGGTGGCTGCAGCCGCGCGTTGGTCGCTCAACATATTCGCTGACCGTCCAGAGATTCTGGACGAGCTGATCGAGAGTAGCGCGCTCGAGTCGTCGAAGATCGCGAACACCTTGATGCCGTTCTTCGCGAACGTTCGCGAGAAGCGCGCGTACGCTGGCGAGATGCTCTACCGACGGCTCGTGCCCGAGGGCATCGGTCTTCGTCCTGATGCGGCGCCGACGACGGACGTGCTACACACGCCGTACGGTGACACCACACGCGGTGCTGCGATCGATGCACAAGACGCGGTCACGCGTGCGCATGTCGGCAAGGTTCTCGGTGGAACGGGTTTGCTGTTGGGCGGCTACAAGGCGCTCACCGCGTTCCCGTGGATGCGCAAGTTCAAGGTGCCGCTTGCCGTCGGTACGACGGCTCTCGGTGCAGCAACGCTGGGCAAGCGCCCAGGTGGAACGATGCGCACTGACGAAGGCTACGACATCCCCGACATCACCGAGCTGTCAGCAAAGACTGCGTCGCAAGCAGCGATCGTCCATCTCATCGAATGCGCGCAACCGAAGGCGCGCGGGTTCGATTTCTCGAGTATCAAGATCTCGTCCCTGGCAACTTTGGATCAGGTGGCGGAAGCTCTCGGTTCCATCGTCTTGACTTGAATTTGTTTTTCCGCGCACGGCCCACTATCATTTTCACCGTAACGGAGACGGCAATCCATGAAGCTCTCAAACGCACTCGGGATGATCAAAGGCGGCGAGAAGACCGCGAGCGCGTCTGCGCCCACCGGATCTGCGTCTCCAACCACAGACGCCGGCGAGCGTCTGAAGCAAGCGCTCAAGGAAGCGACCGCTCCGGCGGTGCAGTCCAAGACCGCGAGCCAGACTTCGCCGATCGAAGACCTCACCAAGATCGCGGCTGACCTGAGCAAGGCCGAGCACGAGGCCCTCGCCAAGGAGGCGCAGCTCTATGGCGCCGCCATGTGCGACGGCTTCATGGCTCGCGCGTCTCAGTACAAGGAGGCGGCCGACAAGGCCGCGCCCCTCGCGAAGACCGCCGCAGTCGCAGGAGGGTCATCGGACTTCGAGAAGTTCGCTGCCGAGAACCCGGACCTCGTGAAGGAAGCGGCCACCCTCGGCTACACGTCCACGATGGGTCAGCTCGAAAAGCTGGCCGAGTCGGCGTACGCCAAGGGCTGGAACGACACGGTCGAGCAGATCCACAAGGTGGCGAGCGAGTCCTTCGTCGCCGGCTTCCGTGACACTCTTCAGCTGATCGAGGGCGCTCGCTGAGCCATGGCTGACGTGGTTCACATCGACGCGCTCGCTCGCCTCAAGCAGGCAGCGGAAGCGAAGACGGCCGCGGATCCCGCGCTCGTCAAGGCGTTGCTTGGTGGTGGTGCGTTGCTTGGCGGCGGTGCCCTTGGCGCCGGCCTCATGCATGCCCATGACGAAGCCGCGCGCGAACGCGCCAAGAACACAGGCTTCGGCGCAGGGATTGCGACTGGCATGGCCGGGCCGCAGATCATCGACGCGCTGCACGCCGTGATGCATCGAGGCGCGCCGTGAACCGCACGCATCAACACCTATCGCTCGTCGTGGACGAGGTGCTCGCGGAAGCGAACGCCGCGTCCCATCGCAAGACGGCCGAGACGCATGCGATCAAAGTCGCAGCGGCACAACCCAAGACCGAGACGGCGCGCGGTCTGCGCGCCCTCGCCGACGAAGTTCGTACCGCATCGAGCGACGTGTCGTACGATGATCTCATGGGGGCCCTGTGAAGGAATCCGAGATGCTTCGTACGATCGCAAGTGACCTGCGTGCGCAGGGCTTGAAGCAAGCCGAAGACCGCAAGATCAAGGCGGCCAGCGTGCTCGTCGCAGCGACGGGTTTCGGCATGCTGCGTTCCAAGCTCGGAGGCGCTCGTGGTTGATCACACCAAGCTCGCGGCGGTCTTCGATGCCATGGCCGACTATGTCGACCAGGTCGAGACTGAGAAGACCTCATCGGTCGCAGCCGCACGTCAGGTGCGTCTCGACAAGATCGCCACGGCACACGCCGTGGCACACGGAGAAGAGCTGCCGGACATCGCCCGGCAGAAGCTCGCGAAGGCCGACGACGCGACTCTCGATGTGGTCGAGGACTTGCTCTCCAAGCAAGCCGGCGTCGTCACTCCCCTCGGCGGCGGCGTTTCGGCCGACGACGATCTCCAACCCAAGACCCCCAAGCAAGCAGCTGATGCGGCGGACGAACGATTCGTCAGCTGGATCGTTTCCTCGTAGCGCATTCCCGGAGGCAGACTCAGATGATCCTGAACAGCAAGTTCGACGTTCTGCGCGGTTGGCCCCGTGAAGGTGCAATCGACGAATCCTTCACCATCAAGCAGACGGTGCCCGGCACCGACGACGCCCTGCCTCTGGGCACGGTCGTGTTCGTCGATACCGACGGCACAGCCAAGGCTGCATCCACCCCGAACCGCGCGGCCGCCAACGCCGTCGCGACCTGGGTCGTGGTCGCCGGCAACGACGACTTCTCGTCGCAGTTCGTCCACAAGGTCGTCGGTCTCCGCTCGAACGCAGAGTTCAAGCTCGACCCGGCGAACTTCAACGCGGGCACGTACACCCCGGGCGTCAAGCTGACGTTCGTCTCCGGCAAGTGGCAGCCCGCTGTCGCCGGCAACCAGATCATCGGCGAGGTTCTCCAGGACCTCACCGCGACGGACGGCACGATCGTCGTCTTCTACACCGGCGGCGACGCCAACTCGTTCTAGTCCACCTGGGTCAAGGAGAACCACACAATGTCGGCAGCGTACAAGACACAGACCCAGCAGGTTTCTAATCAGTTCATCAACTCGAACTTCGTCCGCAAGGTCGAAGACGGGCGGACGAAGGAGGCAGCGGCCGAGGGTACGGCGTTCATTCGCCAGAAGCTCCGTCAGGAGTCCTTCGCACGCGAGATCATCGAGCCCGTCATGCTGGCGGACGACGAGATCGACCGTGACGAGAACACCGACCAGCCCAAGAAGATCGTCGAGAAGGAGCCCGACTCCGTCGCCACGTTCGTGCCGTTCAACGGCACGGCGCAGCGTACGTGGTTCCGTGGCAAGCGCTTCTCGGTCTACTTCGGCAAGACCGAGTCGCAGCGGTACACCAAGAACAAGTTCGAGCTGATGACGTATCAGAACGACATCCGCAAGATCCTGTCGGACAACTCCGTCAAGGACATGGCGGACCAGGAAGACCAGAAGTTCCTGGACACCATCAACGCGATCATCGCGCTGAACCTCGCGACGCAACGCACCCTCGCGGGCGCGTTCAACTCGAGCGCGTTCAAGCTCGGCTTCCAGGGCCTCGTCAACCGGCGCCAGCCGATCGGCAAGCTCCTGATGTCGAAGTCGACGTACTACGAGGCCCTCGACCTGCCGGCGACCTCCGTCGGCAACGACGTGGCGTCGCGGCACTACGACATGGGCATCGAGGCCGAGGAGAAGCTGTGGGGCATCCCCGTGGTTTCGACCATCAAGCGCGAGATCGTCGACGACGTCGCCGGTTCGACTCGCCGCTCGGTCTACGTGTTCGCGCCGCAGAACTACCTCGGCGTGTTCTTCCTCCTGCAGGATGCGACCCTGTACATCAAGCAGGAAGCCGACATCATCGAGTTCTGGAGCTACGCAGCGCCGGGCATCGGCATCGGCAACACGCTGGCGACCCAGCGCATCGACCTGCCGTTCGCCTGAACAACATCCCTGCCCCAGGGTAGGCTGAGGCCTTCTTCCTCCCTTGTTCGGGGATTCAGGAAGAAGGCTTTCGTCGTTTCACCCTTGGAGAACCATGTCGAATCTGATCATCAAGAACACGCAAGCGAGCACCCTCGATCTGACGCCGATGCGCGACGTGTTCGACGTCATCGTCGTGCTTCGGCCTGCGGGAACGAAGGGAGACTCGCGTGAGATCTCCGAGGAGACCGCAAGCCACGAGATCGTCGAGCGTGTGATGAAGGCGCGCTGGGTCTCGCTGGAAGCGGTTGACACGGGCGCACCGTCTGCGCCGACCGAGGTCCCCCGTACGCCTGTCGAGAACGTGGCCGTCGCGGCGACCGTGGAGTCTGCGCCCACCCCCGCCCCCGAACCTGTCGAGGACGAGCCTGAGCCTGAGATCGAAGCCGAACCCGCGCCCGAGCCTGTGCCCGAGCCCATGCCCGTGCCTGCACCGACGGAGACGTCCGCGTCCTCCAAGCCCCGCCAGTCCCGCAAGTAGTCCTCGAGCCGCTACAATAGAGGCACCCCATGGCTTCCCCTTCGATCACCGTTGTCACGTCGCGCACCGCGCAGTCCATCTCGACGGCGATCCAACAACAGGTCGCCACCGGGAAGAAGTTCACGGGGGTACTGCCGCAAGCAGGTGCTGTGCGCGCGGACAGCCCCGTGCAGCCCGGCAACAGCTGCTACAAGTACGCGTCGCTCGCAGCAGACGGCGGGGGGCTGTTCTTCTGGAACAACGTCGAGTCCCTGGTCTGCAGCCAGATCCATGTGGACCTGGGTGCTGCGGGGGACATCACCGTGTCGCTCGTGAACCTCGATCCGACGAAAATCAACGATGACCAGCCCGCTATCCTGGCGGGCGAGTCGATCATCATCGAGCAATCGACGGGCGTGCGCTTCATCGCGCTCGACGAAGCGCGCTTCAAGACGATCCTCCTGCCGTACCAAGCAATCCAGATCGTGACGACGGCGACTGCGGGCGCACAAATCGCGCAGGTCGTGGCCAGCCTCGAGAAGACGTACGTGCGCTGATGCCGATCGTCGGCACACCCACAACGCCGACAGTGGTCTCCAAAGACCAAGTCCGCATGTTTATGCGCGACTACGCGAACAACAACATCTTGTTGGATGACGTACAGTTCACGGATGCAGAACTGAACCTGGCGCTCGAGATGACGGTGAGTTCGTTCAATACGGTGACGCCGCAGACGAACTTCACGCCGTCGTCGTTCCCTACACATCTACGGTATCTGCTGCTTGTGGGCACGACCCGCTTTCTGCTCATGAGCGAGTCGTTCATGCAGGTCAGAAACCAGGCGACCGTGCAAGATGGCGACATCTCGCCGATCGGCATTTCTGACAAGGCTGCGCTCTACGCGCAACTCGCACAACAACTCAAGGGCGAGTGGGATGAACTGACGCGCGGCGTGAAGACACAGAACAACATGGAGAGCGCGTATGCGACCCTGGGTTCTGGGTATCGCAACGTGAGCCGGTTCAACAAGTCATGACGCTCGTTGCTGCATATACACAAGGCAAGAACGCAGCGCTTGCGCATTTCAAGCTCGCTAACTCGATGGGCGCGAATGCAGGCGTGCAGCCGCGGGGCGATGAGTTCAGCCATGGCACCGAGCGCATCCCGTACGCACACCGCGAAACACCCGGAGACGGGGCTCACACGGAAGCCGCAAGTAACGCCCGCGCGAACATGCCCGCCTGGCTGTGGGACCACTTCACGACCTACGACAACATTGCGCCGGGACGTGCGGATGGGTCGTTCGGACAAGAGGTCATCGGGTGAAATTCGCCCTATAATTCAACCATGTCGAACAACCACCTGAAGACCGCGCACGAGTACGGCATCCAGAAGGCTCTCGAAGCTGTCGGCTACAAGAGCGCGGAGGAAGTCCGTCGCGATGCCGAGGCGCTCGGCCTGATCGAGGCACCCAAGACGGCCGCCGCGAACCCGCTCGCAGACCTGTTCCGCGCGATCCAGAAGTAGTTCCCCGCCATGTCGCTGCTGCGCCAAAAGTCGGCTGAGGGCGGGCGCGCAGCGCTCGCGGCCTTCGGCTTGCCTGCGCCGCAGCAGCCAGGTCTCAAGTCTGTTGGGATCAAGACGCCACACGCGTCGGATCTTCCACACCTGCCACGGCCCGGATCGACCAACGCACCATCGGTTGGAGACTCGATGGGCGTTGACGCTGCGAAGATCGCGTTCAACGTCGGCATGGGTGCGTCGACATCGAGCGACGGTGCAGGTGCTCAGGCGGGTGAGCCGACGGACACCGGACGTCGTCAACGCAGCGTCATCGATCGCGCACTCCAGCGCAACGACGACGACTACGCAACCAGCAGCATGCCGTTGCCAGGAGACGTCGTTTCGCCATGACCCTCGAGCTGGCATACGCGAACGGGCAACACGCGGCGCTCGAGCGCTACAAGCTGGGCTGGCCTGCGCCAACGAACCCGACCGTGGCAGGGAGCGCCGTGCTCCGTGCCAAGGACGGTCCGTCGTCGTTGTCACCGCAGGCGCAGCAAGCGATGGCACCTCCGGCGACACCTGCATCCGTCGCGCAGATCTTCAGCGCGCACGAGCAGGGCGAGACCCGTGGCGAACCTCGTCGCAAGCTCTCTGCGGACATCTGCACGTCGTGTCGCAAGGCCAAGCACTACGGCACGTGCAGCCAGCCCCGGCCGATTCCAATGAAGGCTGCGGACTTCAATCCGGGCATGCTCGGTGGTGACCCCAAGCAGGGCGACAATCCGTCGACCAGCCCTCACTACCACTCGGCGACGAGCAGCATCAGCGCGCTTGGGCGCTCAAGCGACGGACGTCCTGCGGACGAGCAGGCAGGTTCGGGTTTCGCTGACCTGTTTCGACACCAAGGCATCCGCAACAGCGCGGATGAGCCGGGACGGATGACGGGCGGCCTGAACAAGGTCGCGATCGACGCAGACCGTGAACGTACTCGCCGTCACGCGATTCTGTACCGCATGTACGGCGTCAAGCTCAGCGACTTCTTCACCAACATGCCAGGCGCGGCGACGCACTCGATGCACGAGCAGCGTGGCACGCCGATCAATCCCTACGAAGAACGTCTGACCCGCAAGTCCCCGCCCGTCGGCTGGGGTGACGAAGGTGACCAGCGCATCAACCGCGCATTCGGTCAGATCGACAACGCGGCCGACACATCCAGCATCGGGGGCGGCGCCGGTTCACCTGATACCGGGCCGGCGGTCCTTGGCTGAAGTTCGCATCACCCGCACCACGGCGTTGTTCCCAACGGCGGTGTTCGTTCAGTGGGATGTTGAATCGGACGAGAGCGGCGCGTTCTTCGTCGACATCGCACGTTCGGAAAGTCCCAGCGGCCCCTGGGAGTCCGTCGCAACGGGCTTGCGCGACGCGTACAACTTCATCGACGACAAGTTCAACCTCCCGCCTGCAGACCCGAAGAACGCAGGGCGCGAAGGCGTGAACCTGTTCTCGCTCGCGCGCGTCCTGTACTACCAGCTCACGGTCACGCCTCCGTCGGGATCCGCGAACATGTTCACGAGCGAGCCGACGCCAGTCGAGCCGGGTCTCGATCGGCGAACCCGGTTGTTCAAACGCAAGATCCTCCACGATCAAGCGGTGGGCTATCGCCGTCTCAACGGCATCCCACTCATCGTGCTCAAGCGGAAGCGTTGGGGCGACCGCTGTCCTCAGTGTTACGACCCGGTGACCAAAGAGTCTACGCTCGAGCATTGCCTCATCTGCTATGGCACGACGTTCGTGGGCGGGTACTGGGCCCCGACATTGATCCGCGGACGGCGCGAAGCTGCAACGGTCGCTACGAACATCACGTCGCATGGCGACAGTGACGTCAAGTTCAACGACTTTAATATCCTCGACTACCCGCTCGTCGAATACAAAGACATCCTTGTCGACCTCGTGCGCAACGAACGCTACCAGGTTCAGCGTACACACCACACGGAACTCAAGAGTGTCACGGTTCACCAGAAGGTGACGACGTCGCTACTGGGACACAACTCGGTCGAATACAAGCTACTCGTTGACCCAACAGCTGTTCCACCGCTGTACTAATTCATGAGCGACAACTACCCCAACTACGTACCGGACCCGAAGAATCAACCTTCGCCGGAAGAAACGCAGCAAGTCAGCATCCGTCCAGGGTCAAAGCTTGCGGTGTTGGGCGTGTTTGTTGAAATCATCCGGAAGCGGTTTGCACGCGAAGTCGTTGGGGACGAATTCCAGTGGCGGTGGGATCCGGACATCAAAGTCACGCGACTCGCCGTCGAAAGTGCGTTCAACGAAGACAAGACACACCGGAACTTTCGGCCTGCAGTCTATGTCGACTGTGATGACCAGACGATGGGGCGTGTCGTACTGGGTGACCGTGTTGGCGTGAACCTCAAGACGGGCCTCGAAGGGTTCTGGAACCTTCAATCCGTGCCGATTCTGATCGAGTGCGTGACCGGAAAACGTGCCGAGAGCGCGGTGCTTGGCGACATTGTTGGGATCTTCCTGCAGGCATCGAGCGACCTCATCCAGGGGAAATTCGGGCTGCACGACATGACGCCAATCACGGTTGGACGCACGCAACCCGCGCAGCGCGACAAAGATCAGTGGGTGACGTCCGTGACCTTCGTGGCGCAGTACCCACAACGCTGGACGAATGCGCCAACCGCGCCCCTGCTGCGAAGCGTAGAATTGGACGTCGTCCGTTCGGGTGCAGATTCTGCCACCGCGTATTTCGAAACCATCGCCCTCTCTGGGTCCGCTCCGTCCAAGTAGTCGCCAACATCGCGATCCGACCGTCAACACCCTATAATTTCCGCAACCCTATGGACTCGGAGCACTGACCCATGGCCATTCGACCAGTCGTACTCGTTTACCAGGACCTGGCCACGCCGACGGTCACGCCGACGTCTCCAGACCTGAACTGCCTTGTCGTGGGGCCCGCGTTCCACATCCAGGACTACTTCAAGCCCGGCACCACGGACTACGCCGACAAGACCGACATCCAGGTCACGCCGGCGTATGGCACGTTGGAAGCATCCCCTGACGGGACGCTGCCGACGGGCCCTGCCGTGATCACGGTTGCCGAGCCGCCGAACAACGCTGTCGGGGCCATCCTGGATGGCTCGAGCGTCGCGATCTACTTCGACCAAGCGCGCGTCCGTATCGCGGGCAAGGGCGTCGACGCGGGTGGTGGCATCAAGGGCACGACCACGGTCCTGACGCCCAACCAGTTCGACACCGCCGAGACCCTCCCAGGGCCGACCACGTTCGCCACGGCAGGGCCGGGCAAGGTGTTGCCGGGCGACCGTCTCGTCATCGTCGATGCGGGCACGGTCGTCATCGCGCGCACGGTGCTCTCGGTTGTCTCGGACACCCAGCTGCTGCTCACAGCAGACGTCACCGGCGGAACGTTCGTGCCGGCAGCCAACCAGCACTGGTACATCGAGCGGCAGATCAACGACGTCCAGATCGCTTCGTCGTTCGTCTCGCACACCAACAACGCCGTGAAGATCGCCGGCAGCGTGACGCTGGCAGTGACCGGGCAGGGTAGCAAGCCCGTGTCGTACGCCGTCGTGTACGAGGCGTACCGCTCGCTTCGTCAAGACATCGTCGACCTCGACACCATCGAGTCCGAGGCCGACATCCTGTCGAAGATCGGCCGTCTCGACGTGCGCAACCCGCTCGCGGCAGGTGCGTTCGTCGCGCTCGAGAACACGACCTCGGTCGTTCAGTTCATCGGCGTGCTGTCCGACGACCTCGCGGGACACGTCACCGTGCGAGACCACATCTCGGCACGCCCCGATGTCTACGCCATCATCCCGATGACGACCGACGTGTCGATCTTCGCGATGTGGAACTCGGACTGCGTCGGACTCGCGCTGCCCGACAACGTTCACGGTCGTCCGCAGCGCTTCCGCGTCGTCATCGGCAACGGCACGCTGCCGGTGACCAAGACGATCGTGGGTGCGTCGGCCACGGGCGCACCACTGCAGCTCAGCGGAAGCGCGCCCAGTGCGATCACGAAGATCGTGCTGACGGGCGTGGCGACCCTGCTCACCACGGGCGGCGGCGTCATCCCGGGCGACATCCTCCGCGTGACAATCTCGTCTGTCCTCGGCGATGTCGCACTCGGCGACTATCCGATCGCGTCCGTCGAGAGCGCGACCACGATCGAGGTCGACGTCGCGACACCGTTCGCGGGCGCGGGCACGTGCAACATCACCTGCGCGATCGTCTATGCGGACGGGACCACGGTTCGCGTGCCTTCGGCCGCGCTCATTGGTGTCATCACGTCGGCCGGCGATGACCTGTTCCTGATCCTCAAGGACCCGAGCGGCACGTTCATCGCGAGCGGCGTCGCTGCGGGTGACCTCATCAAGATCCCGGTCGACCCGAACGCAGCGATCACCTCGGCCACCGTCTTCACGACGCTCGTCGTCAACAACGTCATCAGCGATCAACGTCTGCAGATCGTCAACAACGGGCAGGACAGCTCGACGGTCCAGAACGAGCTGCCACACGGCGTGAAGCGGATCGGCGGCGCCCTCGTCGGCCTGACAACGGTCAACTTCGAGATCGTTCGTACGCTCTCGAAGAGCCAGCAAGTCACCGAGCTGGTGGCGGTCGCGCAGTCATTCAACTCCAAGCGCACGGTCCTCGTGTGGCCGGACAAGTGCGACGTCGCAGGTGTCACGGGCGGCACCAAGCAGCCGGGCTACTACCTGGCATGCGCGGTCGGCGGCATGACCGCGGGTCTGCCGTCGCAGCAGGGGTTCACCAACCTCGGCATCGCGGGCGTGTCCCAGATCTACGACTCGAACACGTACTTCACGGACAGCCAGCTCACCGACATCTCGAACGGTGGGTGGTACGTGTTCGCGCAGCAGACGACCACGTCGCTGCCGTACACCATCCACCAGCTGACCACGGACCCGGCGACGCTCGAGTCGGGCGAGTTCTCCGTCGTCAAGAACTTCGACTTCGTGTCGTTGTTCTTCGTCGACATCCTCGAGGACTTCCTCGGTCAGTACAACGTCACGCTCGACACGCTGACGCAGCTGCACGGTGCGCTGATCACCGGCTCGCAGCTCCTGTTGCTGCGCACGGCAGCGAAGATCGGTGCGCCGCTGACCTCGTTCGCCATCACGGCGCTCGAGGTCTCGCCGACGTCGGCGGACCGCGTGCTGATGTACTGCGCGATCGGCTTGCCCAAGCCGCTCAACGTCATCGAACTCCACCTGGTGGCGTAAGGCGCCTTCATGTCCGACAACTTCTTCGACAAGTTCATCGCGGACCTCGTCAAGGGCGCGGAAGCCTCGCAAGGCTTCATGCCCGGGTCGAAGGTCAACGTCGAGATCTCGCGCGAGCATCGTGGTCGCGAGGAGAAGCTCGCGTCATTCGGTGGCGCCCTCGGCGGCGGTCTTCTCGGTGGTGGTGCTGGTGCACTTGGTGGCGGCCTCGCCGGCGCTGGCACGGGTGCACTGCTCGGCAAGCTGCTCCATCTCGACCCCGCGGTCGCCCAAGACATGGGTGCGCTGCTTGGCGTGGGAGGTGCTGCCGCAGGAGGTCTCGGCGGTGCGGCCGCAGGCACGGCGGCTGGCATGGAACCGCACCGTCCTTCGTTGATGGAGCGCATGAAGGGCGGGGCCCTCGAGTCCCGCTACACCGACGGCATCAAGGCCGCCGCCGCAGCGTTCGGCATCAAGGAGGCCTTCCTCCCTGCGCTGCTTGGCGCGGCTGCCCCGATGCTCGGTCGCTCTCTGCTTGGCAAGGCTGCGCCTGCCATCGCGGGGCGTGTGGGCAGCGGGCTAGCAGGCGCTGCATTCGACACCGCAGCCCAAGCCGGTGGCCAGGCGATTGGCAACAAGCTGATGCCGCCGAAGCCCCCGATGCCAAACTGACCAAATGATCAAGCGCGCCTACCACAGCGGAGTCGAAGCGGCGTCGAAGCGATTCGGCGTTCGCGAGGGCTCGATCATGGGCATGATCCAGGACACGCTTCCGTTGCTTGCGATGGGCGCTGCCAAAAGCACCGCGAAGGCGCTTGTGCCGGGCGCCTTCGCACACATCGATCGCTTGCAGGAAGCGCCCGGCAAGTTCCTGCGTCGCAACCTACTGCCCGCGCACATGCAAGTGTCACCTGCTGACGCGCTTGCACGACACCTCGAGACCGCGTCACTACCCCCAACAGGTCCTCACATGATGGGGATTCGATGAGCGTCGAGCAGTTCAAGATCGCAGCCCTTCCGGTGGACGTCAGCAAGTTGCTGACGAATACACCTCTGGGCGGTGCGCTCGCCGGCGCCGGCATCGGTGGCCTCACGAGCTTGCTCAGCAGCGACGAGCACCCTCTGCGCGACATGGCGGTGGGTGCGGGTGCCGGCGGTCTTCATGGCCGCCTCGGGCAGCAGGCGAACGTTCTCGGGCAGCAGGCGGGACAGCTCGAGTCCCGCATGGGTGACGTCGAGCGCACGCTGGCAGCACGCCGCGCAGTTCCCGCATCCTCCGCAACGCCTGCGGCAGGCGGCTTCATGCGCATGTTGGGCGACCTTCTGGGTGGTCGAAAGAACGCAAGTTTCGCGTCGATTTTCCCGGCGGTCGCAGCTCCTGCGCTGGGTAGCTTTGCGGGCCGTGCGATCGGCGCGAAGTTCAAGCAGCCGGACCTGGGCATGTTGCTCGGTGGCATCACCGGCGGCACCACCGGCCAGCTCCTCAAGGAGAAGGTCGAAGAGGCGGAAGACGCCACCGTGCCGCCCGGTGCACCGTACAACCTCGACGCGACGTCTCAGGATATCCCGTCGTGGGCGCTGCAGGGCGCACACCTCCTGCAGCCACGCATGAAGCAATCGGCACACGCGCATGGGCGTGAGCCCATTGGGGACGTACTGAAGGGTGAGATCCCGGGCTACCCCGTTGCGGAAGCCTTGGTCAAACACGGCCCTGAAGCAGGGGCACGTACGTTCGGCGGCATGGCAGGCGGCGGCTTGGTGGGTGGCGGTCTCGGCGCGCTCGGAGCCTACGGCATCGAAAAGCTTCTCGGTCACCAGGTCAACGTGCCCGGCATCGGCATGTCACTTCCTGATCTACTCGCATCCGTTGGTGGCACAATTGGAGCCACCAAGGGCCTGCGCTACATGAAAGCCTGAAGGAGAACGTTATGGCACTCGGCGTAGTTCAAGGATTCGATACCTGGGCGTTCCAGCAGAGCTACGTCGAGCGTGTGATGGACAACGCTGCATACACCGCAGCGCATCCTGACGACACGCTCGTGCTGGCAGGCCCCGCCCGTCGGCAGAATGTGGGGTCACAAAACCTGCTCGCCATCGGCATGCTGCAAGCCGTCAACTTCACGCAGACCAAGCCGACGCAGCCGATGATGGCGATCGGCTCGGGGCGTTCGTTCTACGTCAGCGGCAAGGCCCAGACCCAGTGGACGATGGGCCGTCTGTTCGTGAACGGGCGCAACCTGCTTCGCGTGCTGTCGCACAACGCGGTCGCCGGTGGCATCAATCCGTCGCTGTTCGATGACCAGGCATCCGACGCGGATCCGAACAGCAAGAAGTACTTCATCAACCTCGACTCCGAGCTGTTCCTGATCCCGTTCGGCATGGGCGCGGTGTTCCGCGACAAGACGCACGGCTTCTGCGGCGGCTTCTACGCCGAGCTGTCGATGATCACCAGCTACGCCATCGGCTGGAACGCCGGCCAGAACCTCGTGCTCGAGAACGTCTCGGGCATGTCGGATCGCCTTCTGCCATTCGGCAGCCTGACCAAGCCGGGCACGCGTCCGAACGCGGGCGGTGGCTCGGGCATCACGGCGACGTCGATCGATGCCGTGCTCGGGTTCATCGACAACACTACCACCGGCGAGAACCAGACGAACGCGCCTGGCGATACGGTTCCGCTCGAGTGACCATGCGCACGGTACGTGAATGGTCGGTGCTGGTTGTCATCGTCGCCCTGTGCATGGGTGCTGATGGTGGCGGCAATGGCACTGCGGATGCAGCCGCGTTGCTGCGTGAGTTCGGGTTCCCCATCTTCGTCAGCCTCTGGTTCATGTGGCGCGTCGAAAAGCGCATGGACCGCTTCACGGACAGCATCCAGAACCTCCTCACTGCCGTCACGGTCATGGCGAAGACCGTCGACGGACTGCCGGCCGCGCGCCCGCCGACACACCCACCTCACGCCTGAAGGAGCCCCGTGTCCTGGATCGTAACGGGTGTTTTGGCGATGATTGTCGGGTTGATCGTGTGGACCGAAGTCCGTTGCGGACGTCGCAACAAGGTCTTCCACGCGCAGCTCGACCCTGAGGTCAACGCCCTCAAGAACAGCGTCATGACGAAGTACCGTGAACGCTTCGGCAAGGACCCCACCGAGCAATTCACGACGGTCAGCGAGCCCAAGACGCACGGCCGGTTCGCGAAGAAGGCATGAAGCTCGCGCTCGCAGGTTTGTCGGTGGCCCTCGCGGTCGCATGGCTTCCGCTTGCCTGGCGCTTCTTGCGCGGGTGGCGCAATCGGAAGAACCCGGTGAGCCTCGCGATCTGCGCGGCCTTGTGCTTGTTCGCGTACACGAACATCATGTTGGCGCTGGAGCTGGTGGATGGTGAGTCGTGGGAATTCTTCACCATCGCAACACGCATCTTTGATCTCGTTGTGATCGTGAACTTCTACGTCGCGTTCCGATGGTCGGCGAAACGGTTTCCAGATGCACGCAGCCACCCGGTCGAGTACACCGTGCCGCCCATGAACTCGTCGAACACGCCGCGCGGGTCGTGATACGGTCGGGACGTGAAGGACCCTCTACGCGCACGACGCGGTGCTGCCAATCTCGGCGCCGCAGGTCTCGGGCGCACGGGTAAGGGGAATTGGGAGCTGGGCGTCGTCGTCGCATACAACTCCGCAACGCACACGTCGATCGTGCGGACGCACAGCGGACGCCCGCTTCAAGACGTCCCTCAGATCAAGTCGACTGCCACGGGCTTCGACCACATCCCGACGGGCACGACCGTCGTGATCTCCTACGACTTGGGCATTCCCGCGATCGTTGGCTGCATGGACTTTCCAAGTCCGTCGCAACCGTCGGTTCAGGCACCGACGTTGACGGGCGTCGAAGGCGTGGGTGATGCCGATCCCACGCAGCTGACACAGGGCACCAACAACTTCAAGCCGCCCAACGCGCCCACCGACATGGGAGCCGGTGATTGGGCCCAGGTGGGCACCCTGGGGAACCACGTCGCCGTGCTCGAGGGCGGGGTTACCTTGATGGGTAGCCCGAGCGCTCACGTGCAGTCGATTGGACCTTCTGGAACGCTGCGAACGATCGCACGCCGCATCCAGCAATTCTCAGACTTCGGGCAGATGCGCATCGAGAACGACCAAGGGCGGACGTCGTTCGTGCTTCGCGCAGGTTCCAACCAGGCGACCCAGTCCGGGATGGACGAACAGCACTGGACGATCCGCTTGGACCTCGGCGCGACAGGTGATGTGTTGGATTTTCGAATCCTCGAGCCCGAGGGCAAGCTCTTGTTCCGGCTCCATGCCGGCTCGGATGGGCGCGTGCAGATCTATGGGGATGGTGGCGTTGACCTGTCGTCTGGCGACAAGGGAACGTCCGAGATGCGGCACGATGTTGCAGGGTCGAGGACCGCCACCGTCGGCGGAGACGAGACGCACGTCGTGGGCGGGAGCATGTCGTCCTCGATCGGGGCATCAGCAACCACCACGGTCAGCACCGACGAGACGCGATCGGTGGGGCGCAATTCGACCGCGTTCGTCGGGGGCGACCGCGATGTCGGCGTGAGCGGTGCTGAAACGCAAGCGATCGCAGGCAACCGTGGCGTTCAAGTCGGCGGAGACGACACTGTCGACGTTAGCGGAAGTTCTACGTCCAAGGCAGGCAGCATCTACACGGTCGACGGCGGCACCGCAGTGAAGCTAGGCGCCAACGCGGTCGAGCCAGTGATCAAGGGCACCGCGTACGGAAGTACGGTGATGTCGCCTCTCGGAGCCGCCGGCGCTGCTGCAGAAACGATTGCAGCGACCGCCCTCGTGACGATCGCCCCGGACGCGTTTATCGGGTCACCAACCGCGCTCACCCTCACCGCAGTGACGCAGCTTGCAGGCGGGCTTGCCGCTCTTGGCGCCCAGCTGTCTGCGATCGCGGCGGCATACCCAGGAACTCTCTCCACCAAGGTACGCACCGAGTAACTATGGTGGATGACCTCCGGTGGAGTGGTACGCCTGCGCTAGGCGCTATCTTGGCAAAGATGGCTGAGTTGTATGCACGTGCAGTTCGCGTCGACCTAGAGAGGCGTCGACAGAACGCAGAGCGTGTGTTGGCGATGTTCAACAAGAGCGTGCCCAAATGACCTGGACCGCGGTCAACCCGAACCAGCTGATACCCAGCAACATGGTGACTGCGATCACCGCTATGGGTGACGTGCTCGCGGGTGCGTTGAGCATCGACAACCCCCTGACGGGGCTTCCACCATTGCCTTCAATAGGTATTGGACCGGATGCAGTGCTTCTGGTGGTCAACGCGATTCTTGATACCTTGACCGGCATCTTGAAAGCGGGACGTATCCACACGCTCGCGATTCCGATCGTCAAGACAGTTCCAAACCAACCCCCACCGGCGTTGCCGCCGACTCTGCGCGATCTTCAGGCAGGGTTGAACGCGGCGCTTGGACCGCCGACGACGGCGGCAGCAGACGCCTATACAAAGATGATTGTTCGTACAGGCGGGAATGCAGGGTTTTACAAAGCGTTTGCAACGGCAACGAACAACCCCCAGGACCCCAACCGTCCGCAATACGACAACAAGAAAGACGCTGTCGTCATGGCGGTGCTGCTTGTGGGGGCTCCGCGGTTCTCCTCGATTGCTTCGGCAGCGAGGACGCTCGACATCCTGACACGCCCCTCGGGCGACAACAGTTACATCGCCCGCACGATCCCTATCCCGCAGAACCTGATTGCAAAGGTAGTCGGGTCTTCGACCGCGCCTGGTATCGGTGTCCGTCTCGACTGGGACGCCCCAAGCCCAGTCAATACGCTGCGTTATTTCCCCGGCGTATCAATCGTCGTCAATCGATACGCGGTGATTCGAACGACAGACGCGAAAGCAGCACAAGCACGCACGGTCCTCGACCTATTTACTACCGCGACACTGTCCGAAGGTCTAACGTCCGGGAAAAACAAGGTTGTCAAAATCGGGTCAGGTAAGAACACCGCGTATCTAGACACGGACGACGGCATCGATCGGTCAGTGCCCGTCTACTACTTCATCGCATGGGAATGCTCCGTTCAAGAGCATGGTGAGACCGTCACACTTCCTTTCGACCGCTTGTCAAACGTGTCCAAGATTGCGGTCAAAGCTCCGACGCCGCCACAGACGGGAAGTTCTCCCAGCTGGAAGGCGACAGACGCCGCGATTGACGCATTCCCCGCGTTGAGCGATGCCGCACAACGTTTCCTTGCAGAAGCGAACGTCTTACTCAAACCGTCGGCACACTCGGCTTCACGCATCGGCGATGCCGTCAAACTGGCACAAGGTGCAGCCACACGGCTTGCTGCCAGGTCTACCGAACTGATCAACGACATCAAGCGCCTGTCGGCGGCGTTGTCAGCACCTATCCCAAGCCTCTACGTCACACAGATGTCGAGCGAAAAGGGTGGAACGGCGTTCTTGCTTGCGGAGCTGGCCAAGCGTTTGGGCGATACGACAGACGAAACGCGGCCACCGTTTGACAATGGTGAGTACGTATGCGGCGTGTGCTTTGTTGCAGGGGCTCCGCGTCTCGCGGACCTTGCCAAGGTGATCACCTTCTTCAATGCAATCTTCGGGACGGCAACCGCCGCGAATCCGTTACTGGGCCTCCTCGCTTCGATCGACACCTTGGTGACCCAAGCGGAGACGGTCGTCTTCCAGCCCAACATGACGCCATTCCCGTCGGGCACTGACCTTACCAGCGTCGACCCCGCGACCGGGAAACCCGTCGTCCCGACGACGCCTGCAATTGCTGCAGATGGAACGCCCGTGGCGACGCTCGACGCAGCAAACCCGAACGCGGGCGACACGAACGTCACGCCCACCTCGGAACTCTGCTGACCTCCGACTTGTTTATCGGGTAAGCGACGCCTATCATTCCGCGTGCCCAAAATCCGGGAGTACTCGTGCGACTGCGGGAATCGCTTCGAGTACATGCACATGACCGACGAGGATTTGGCAAAATGCCCCTCGTGCGGAGAACCTGTCACCAGCGCGGACGAGCTGCTGGGTGGCCACTCGTGCACGACGATCGTGCCTATGTCGCGCACCTCACTGAAGAACAAGGCAGGATACGTTCACACACACGCTGACCGTCCAGCCGAGAAGGGCTCGGTCTCGGTGCCACGCAACAAGGGAGATATCTGATGGTGACTGCACTCAAAGATCTGCTCGCGTCGAAGAAGTTCCTCGTCCTACTGGCTGCGATCATCGTCGCGATCGCCAGCAAGCTGGGGCTCAACCTCGACCCCGACATGTTGACCCAGATCATCGCTCTCGCGGGCGCCTACATCGTGGGTCAGGGAATCGCCGATCATGGCAAAGAAGCCGCCAAGATCAACGCGGCAGCAAACGACAACGCTGCTCCGGCCGCTCCGGCCGCTCCGGCCGCTCCGGCTGCTCCGGGCGCTGCAACCACAGTCGCGGTCTGAAGGAGTCCGTCATGAACAAAATCTTCGTCATCGCTCTCACGTTCTTCATCGCGACGTCCTCTGGCTGCGGTGCCGCCCAGGACTGCAAGAAGCCCGAGAACATGAACTCGGTAACGTGCACCGCGCTCAACAGCGTCATCGACTGCACCAAGGGCGAGCTGCCCGCCGTGATCATGCAGTTCGGTCCTGTGGTCAGCCAGCTCATCGACGAGGCAACGGGCGCCGACGGTACGGTCGACTGGGCACACGTCGAGAAGATGCTCGGCTCGCTCGGCGCCGCGTATGGCACGTGCGTGCTCGGCACCATCATCCAGAACTACATGGCGTCGCCGCCGAAGCTCTCGCCGGGTGAAGTGAAGCCGTCGGTGGCTGCACTCAAGGACGGCCTGAACCACACGCGCGCGACCCTGTGGAAGCTCGACCCGAAGGTGAAGATCCACACCGCCAAGGGGGACCTGTGAGCACCACCCAGATCGCCGGCGTCACCCGCAAGCTCAACTGGAAGCGTCAGCCGTCCGATCCGCGCGACCTCGTGCTCGTGCACAGTCCTGCGTTGATGGCGGCGCTACCGCCACACGCGACCACACGCACGCGCGCAGAGCCGCCGATCCGTGATCAGGGCCAGCTCGGTAGCTGCACGCAGAACGCCGGCGCCGAGGCCATGGGCTTCGCGTACATGGTCGCGACGGGCAAGCCTGACCCGATGTTCTCGCGCCTGTTCGGCTACTACCGTACACGTGTGAACATCGAGGGCAACCCGCCGTCCGAGGACAGCGGCTGCAACGTGCGTGACGTGTTCCGTGCGTACCGCCGGTTCGGCATCTGCCTCGAGCAGACGTGGCCGTATGACGTCTCGAAGTTCGAGATCGAGCCCAACGCCTCGGCCGTTGCCGAGGCGCTCAATCACCAGGCGCTCAAGTTCTACGCGTGCATGACCCTGCACGCGATCAAAAAAAGCATCGCGGATGGCTGGCCCGTCATCTTCGGCTTCGACTGCTTCGACTCGCTCGACAGCGAGGAGACCGCGCGCACCGGCGTCATCCCGCTGCCGAAGTACGGCGAGGGGTCCATCGGCGGCCACTGCATGATGTTCGACAGCTACGACGACGCAACCCAGCTGTTCTCGGGTCCCAACTCGTGGGGCACGGGCTGGGGAGACCACGGGCGCTTCCACCTGCCGTACGGGTACTGGGAGCAGGGATACGCCTCGGACGCGCACACGCTTCGCCAAGAAGAGATCTGACGCGTAACCGCCTATAATTAGGCCATGGCGCAGAACCTGACCGTCGCTGGTGCGGCCGCGATCCCTCTCGAGGACGGGGGTGCCACTGCACCTATCAACCTGGCGGTCGCGCTCGGTTTCACGTCGCGTGTGGACTTCCAGCGGTCCTACTCAGGCGCCGTCACCGACGACGTCGTCAACTTCGGCACGCTCGCGCTCGCGGGCGCCAAAGGCCTCATCGTGAAGTGCACCGCCGGTGGCTGCACGATCAAGTTCAACGGCGGCCTCGACGCGTGGCCCCTCGCGCCAGGAGGCTACTTCATCTGGATCAACACCGCGCAGGCGTTCCCGACCGCGGCGTTGATCACGACCACGGGCGCAGCCGCGGTCCTCTTCATCGCGGTGGGATGACCCGTGCTGCGCACGGCGTTCCAACGCGGCCGTGAAGGCGCACTTGCACGCTTCGGCGTGAAGGTTGCAGCGGTTCCGCTCGCACGTCCGATGCCTGCCGCCAAGGGCCTCGCAACGCCTCATGCGGCACCTACAGCGGCACCCTACACACCGTCAGGCCCGCCGGGCCATGCAGACACGGTGCAGCAGTTCGCCGCGCGCGATAAGCAGCACGCGATGGAGATGCGCGAACCGCTGATGGCGGACGTTCACAACATGGCAGCACAGCACATGGCACAGCCGAGCCCCGCAGTCCCGACGCCTGCGCCTGCTGCAGGCCCCTCAGGGATGCAGCGCTTCATGCGTCCGGTGAAACGCGGCCTCGGGCTTGCTGCACTCGGAGCAGGCGGCGCGCTTGCCTACGGCCTCCATCAACAGAACCAAGAAGACCGCGACAAGCGGTCGCTCGTGTACGCACCGTTGCAGGGGGCTTACTGATGACACTCAAGCAGGCGTACACGAAGGGTCGGCGCGACGCGTTCAAGAAGTTCGCACTCGGGCCACCGACGCAGGTCGATCAGTTCGTCGCGAGCGTCGAGCACGGCAAGGACGTTCCACCCGAAGCGGGCATGCCTCCGATGTCTCACGTGCCAGGGGGCACGCTACCTGCGCTCGACGGCACCGTCCCGCTCGACATGTCGACGTCGCCGCCGACGCCCCCGGGTCTCGGGTCCACGGTTGGAACACCGCCCGCGCTCGCAGGAGATCCCGCCATGCAGCCACCGCCCTCGATGGGCGCCTTGGGCGGGTGACCTGTGGGTTCCGGCTGGGTCAAGTTCGCGATCCTTGGCAGCACGTACGCGCGTGCGCTGCAGAACCGCGCCGTGCGCACACACGGTGCCGAGAACGTCAACCCATCGACGTTCGCCGCGACTGCGGCGCAGCCCCAAGCGCGCTTCGACACAGACCTCTCGTCGTACGCACGACAGCGTGGTGCGCTTGTGCCGACGCAGCAGAGCCGTGCGATGTCCGGGCTCGCACATGATCTGCCGTGGCAGGGCGAGGAGCACCAGGCTCCCGTGAGCGCGTACGGTGCCGCGAACAAGATGCTCGAGGCGCGCGGGCTCTCACACAACGCGCGCCCGCCAGAAACGACGTCACACCAACGAATCGAACAGGCGTTCGGCAAACCAACCGAGGCGAGTGGTGGCACGGAAGTCGGGCGCGCACGTTTGAACGCGCGCCCACAAGGTCCGAACCCGCTGCAACACCTCGACCAGTGGCAGCACGAGAACCCAGACAAGCCGCGCAACTGGATGCCGCCCGCCGGGGGCGCTGCGGTTCAACCCGCACAACAACAACAACAGACGCACGCGCAGACGCAGGTGGGCTCGATGAGCGGCTGGAAGCCTCAGGCAACCACGAGTCCGATCACGACGACACGTCCTGCGGGGTCACCTTCGACAACGCAGCTCCTGCGAGACATGCGCGCCGAGCACGCGCCCGCGATGGCGGCGCCAGGCGGCGCCTCGACCGCCGTGTTGACCAAGCGGCCAGCGCCGAACATGGCGACGCAAGTCCTCAAGGCAGGCGCCGCTCGATTCAAGATCGCAAACCCTGCGTCTCTCATGACAAGCATCGGGCTTCCGCTTGCCGTGGGCGGAAGCATGTTGCTCAACAAGCCCGGCATCAAAGCGGACATCGCAGATCGTCTACACGGGCAAGGCGACATTCATCAAAAGGACGTCGCACAGGCGATCCCCGAAGAGCTGCAGGGCACTGCAGCACGCGCTGCACAAGCGCTCGCGGAACGTGGCATCGACCCCAAGGCTATGCGTTTCGCGGTCGACGCACCGTCGGGGGCAGGCAAGACCGTCTTGTCGAAGGCGTTGGCGCAGCAGATGGGGTTGCAGCACCACGGACTCGACTGGCGTCCGCACCTGCGTCTCCACCAGTTGATGGGCGGTGGAGACATCGAGAAGATGCCGTACACCCCGCATGCGGGCGAAGTCCTCGAGCACCAGCAACTCTTGCGCAGCTACGACCCGGAGATGTTCGACGTCGCGCTTCACATCCACAAGGATCCGAACACCATCAAGCAGCAGGTGCTCAAGCGGGGACGTGGGGCACGGACCGCAGACCTCCTCGACTACGACAAGTCGATCGACGTCGGTCGCAAGGCGTTCGAGACGCTCGGTGGAGAGCCGATCGATCTGGGCGGCGGCATCATCATGAAGGTTCGTCCGCAAGAGGGCTGGGGCAACCAGCTCGAGCAGCGACTGGCCCAGCAGGGCATCGACGCCACGGGCCTCACACGGCACCAGAAGCTGCTCTCGCTGCACAGCGGCAAGCGCGAAGAACATGGCGCGGGCTGGACGCCGTACATAAAGAACCCGTTCTCGGGCGCGGAAACGTCTGCGCTGGGATCGACGGGACCATTGGGCGCGTCGATCGCGGGGATGCTTGGAAAACAAGCAAGCCGACGAAGCGATGAACGGGAGGCGCGTCATACCGCGATCGCAGGAGGTGCTGCAGTGGGTGGGCACCTATTGAAGGGACTGATGCATCGCGCCACTGATGCGCTCGTTACCAAAGAACGCACGCCAAAAAATCTAGAAAACACAGTTCAGACATTTGCAAAGAGAATGCTGCCAGCAGACGCTGAAAACGATCTGAACGTGTATGTTGGGCCGCATCTGGATGAGGGTGCTGGAAAGCGCCTTCTTAACCTAAAACCAACAAGTTCAGATGCGGCTGTTGCGCATGAGTTGGGGCACGTTTCGAACTACGAATCCCCGTTGACCAAGTGGAGACCGTCGACAGTTCCATTGGACAACGTTCTCCCTTACACAGGCATGGGTGCAACTGGGTATGGCATTATGGCAAAACACCCAAGCTATGCTCCTGCGCTTGCACATCTCGCTGTGTCATCGCCGAGGCTTCTAGACGAGGGCCTAGCGAGTCTACGTGCGTCAAAGCACCTAATCAGTGAACACGGCGTGCGCGGTTTGGGACAAGCCCTATCGTTGGCATTTCCGTTTGGAACGTATGCACTTCCTGCTGCAATGCCGCTGGGCATAACCGCACTCAAACGGCACCTCGACGATAACGACTAAGGCTTGTCGTCGACGATCGCCACGAGGTCGTCCGCCTCGAGCGTCTGCCCACACGCGGCCAGCCACGTAACCTCGCCATCGACAGGAGTCTCCACTGGAAACTCCGTCTTCATGACCTCGCAGATGAGCAACGTGGTGCCCGCGACAACACGCTGACCTACGCCCACCGAGTGTGTCCACACGCTGCCCCCGACAGGGGACCGGATCGAATGCTTGGCCATGTTTACTAGATAAACTAGAACACAGACCCGCGCACGAAGACACGCAAGAATTCGGTGGGCTCCGAACCGACGTTCTTCACTTGGACACGAAAGTAGCGCCCGAAGATGGTGCAGAAGTACTTGCCGGTGGGACCCTGCTTGGCCGGTTCGTACATCTGCTTGAGGGCCTCCGCGTCGAAGTTCAAGCTCGAGATGTTGTCGTCGGTGACGTAGAAACCCTGCGCGTCGGTCTCTTCGTTCGAGAACGACAGCGTCATCTCGAGCGGTTGATCCGACGCGACCGAGCCGTAGAACCGTGTGAACGGCTGAGCATCGTGAAACGCTGAAACGACGGTGCCGGGCTCAAGCGGCTTCTCGAAACGGTTCAGCGTCGAGAACCGAGGCTGTCCAAAAAAGGGCGTCTGATCGGGCGGCGGAGGCTGCACCCACGCGAAGATCAGGTTGAAGGAGTTCTTGGGGTAGTGCGTGAACGGCACGTCAGCCTCCCAACTCTTCGTCGGTAGGTGAAGGTGTCTTGGGCTCGAGCAGGTTCAACGAGAGCCCGTTGACGACGAACGCGGTCATCCCAAGCTGTGTGCAATACCAGAACCCCGCCACCGTCACGCGGTCGTCCCAAGACGTGCCTGCGGCCACATCGAACCACGCCTGTCGATCGAAGCTGATCCACAACGTGTTCGTTCCGGTGTTGCGCATCGAGACCTGCCGCGTGGAGGTCTCGAACTTGTGATACCGGATGGTCGCACGCGCGACGCATTCGGCCGGCATTGCCTGGCCGGCGTCGGCGTGATGCGACCCCACCTACGAAGAACTCAGGTGAACGAGACGCCGGAGCCGCCGTAGCCGACGACGTTCCATGCCGCCCCCGACCACTCGAACTCGATGAAGTCCTTCACGACCGACACGGTGGCGGTTGCGAAGTTGCCTGCAGTCGCGGGCGTCAGCACGCCGCTGCCGCCGTCGACGGTGTGGAACAGTGTCTTGCGCTGACCTGCGCGCGTGCCGTTCGCGAGGGTCAGCGCGTTGACGCCCGTCGACGTGAACAGGGTGGTACGCGTGGTGACGTTGACCGCACCTGCGCCCGACAGCGCCTGAGGCGCGCTGACGAACATCGCGTTGAGCGTCGGGTTCGGGTAGGTGCCTGCGAGATCACCACCCGCTGCGCCGGACGAGATGGACGCGCTCGAGACCGAGACCCAGGCGTTGGTGCCGGTCTTCATCAGCCACGCCATGCCGCGGTTGGTGTTGATGACGACGTTGGCGCCGCCGTTGATGGTGCCGGCAGATGCGACCGTGATGGTCACATTGTTCGCGCCAGCGTCGCCCTTGGCGTCGATGACCTGCACGAGCTGGCCGATCTTCGCGGCGGCCGATAGGACCACCGAAACCGCACCGGGCACGGTCAGGTTGGTCAGGATGGCTTGGTCGCCAGCGATCCCGTTGTACGGAGACGCCAGCACGGTGCTGATGTGTTCCGGCAGTGTGTCTGCCGACGACGCAGGGTCGTCTGCGACGGTCCACGTGATGTTCGCCAGGGTCGCTTCGGCGATGAGCTGTGGCTCGATCGACGCGAGCGCCAGGAGCGTCATCGCCAGGTTGGTCACGCTACCGCTAGCGGGAACCGTGAAAGAGACGCCCGAGAGACCCGAGGGGTCCGCGAGCGCGATCGGGCTGGTGCGAAGATTGGCTACCGTCAGAAGGGGCATCTGGAACCTCTCGGGGTGTGCAGGAATTATAGGGGATTGGGGTCAAAAAAAGAGATTGCGCCTCGAGGATGGTTTACCGTCGAGAGAATGTCGTTGGTGATCCCCGTTCATGAACAGCACTACCCGGACAAGCTCCTCCCCTACCGACTCGAGGAGTACGTCCGGGACGACGGCAGCCCGCCCACACAGAACCGCGCGTACGCCAAGCGGGTGACCGGGCAGCAGACCTACGACGCCGTCGTCGCCGCGCAGGCCCGTCTGGGCCTGGCCAACATCGACCCCCGCTACTACGTCGGCACGTGCTTCCACGAAGCAGGGTGTGCCAACGAGTGGGACACCGAGATCGCGAGCGCGTCCTGCCCGCCCGGCTTCCAGAGCGTGGGCGCCTATCAGATCGGCGATGAGGAGGCACGGCGCTACGGCTACGCGCTCGCGGACATGCTGGACTTCAACAAGGCTACCGAGTGCATGGTCAAGCTGGCCGAGGCGAACCGCAGCCAGCTGCGCCTGTACGCCAAACTTCCGCCGGGAGCCCCCGATCCCGACTACGGAACGTGGGCGGGCGGAACGATGCGCGCGTACCTGGCGATCGCGCACAACCACGGCACCGGCTACGCACGCCTGACGATCGCGAAGTATGGCATGGACTGGACCGCGTACAAGACGCGCAACACGACCGACAACGTCGTGACCCACGGCTATGGCGAGGACTGTGTGACGGGCGGCGCGTACTACCCGACAGCGCCGCCGGCCCCGCAACCGGCACAGCGCACGCTCATGCTGAAGGACCCGCGGATGACGGGACCTGATGTGGCCGACCTGCAGAAGCACCTGAAGATCTCCAACGATGGGATCTTCGGCGTGGGCACCGACACGGCGGTCCGCAAGTTTCAGCAAGCCAAGGGTCTCGTCATCGACGGCATCGTTGGTCCCAAGACGTGGGACGCGATCATGGCTACTTCGTAGCGACGTCCGCCTGGTCACGGTCCGGGTTCGCACGACGGAGCCCGTACAGGATGTAGATCGCCGCCGGCTTGCCTGCACGCGTCTTGCGCCGCGCAGCGCGTGCCTCGATGAGCTTCATCGCGGCCAGTTCGTTCACGCGCGCGGATACGCTCTGGTGCGTGCGCTTCACGACCACCTCGATCTCGTCCGTGGTGGCACCTTCCCACCCCGCCGTCCGGATCACGTTGTAGACCTGCAACTGCAGGTCGCTCAGCTTGCTTTCGACGTCAGCCATCAGTCTTCTCCTTCGTGGGTTCGTAGCAAGCCGGACATTTGTCCGCGCCGACCGGAACGAGCTGTGACAGGCACCGCGCGCAGGGCGCGTCCTCGTATGCATGACTCATGTCGAGGAACGCAGTCTCCAGGGCCCACGCGACACGTGCGACCTGATTCATCAGGTCCATGATCGCGACGACGACACGATCCTCGTCAGGCATCACCGAGCACATTCTTCTCGGCCCACCACATCTTCACGATGAGCTTGCCGGCGTCGTCCTTCTTCCACACCTCTGAGTCGTCGTGCACGACGGACTTCGGGATCCACTTCTCACCGGCGCCGGCTAGGGCAACCAGGATTGCTTTCTCGGTCTCGCGGGTGACCTTGCCTTCACCCATGTCATGCGGCTCGTCGCCGCTACTATCCCTTGGCATGCGTTCTCCTTTCGTTGAATTTCACAGCAACACCGACTCGATGGCCTGCACGATGCCCGGCCACGTGTGCGACGACATCCCTTCCCACAGGTCGCGATCGTTGTACGCACGGCGAAACAAGATGCCTTGGCTCTTGGGCCAGGCGTTCGCCCATGTCACCAACGTCTCCGTCTTGTCCTCGACGAGGATGTCCCCGAAGATGCCGTGCTTGCGCTTGCTGCGCACGTGAAGGACGTCGTTGATGTCGAACTCCATCTTCTCGACGAGCCACTGGTCACGCTCGTGCATCCAGTGCTCGCCACCGAACGGCGATGTCACCGCCCAGACGTCGGCGAACTCACGGACGCGCTCGACGCCTTCGCGCGCGCCCTCGTACGCAGGAATGCCAAGACAGAGACCGGGCTTCTCCATCGCCTTGTAGATAGCCTTGGCCTGCGCGGGCTCGATGTCCAAGGACTTCATGATGTCCCAGTCCTGGACATCGTCATGCGTGTATCGCTTAAGGGTAGCGGGAAAATACTTCGTACATTTCTTACATAAACGTCGTTTCAAGACGTCGCTCCGTATGACGTAATAATGACTTCAGGAACAGGGGTTTATGCCGCAAGCGTCAACTGCGGACCAAAAAACAACTCGGGGCGAGCAAGCGCCAGGACCATCGTCCCTTGTGCCATCGCCACCACGCGAATGCCCGCCCATGCAAGTAGGCATGTTCGGCGAGCACGCGCGCGATGTCGGAGGTCACGGCTTGCGTTCCTCATCGGTCAGCTCGCTTTTGAAGGCGAACAGCTTATCCAGTTCGTCCGCGAATCCGATGAGTGCTTGCGAGGTAGCCGCTTCAACAGTCTCGTCGATAGCGTGATACCAGTACGCGCGCGTGCGAAGGCGCTTGGCCAGTTGGAACATCTGCCCAACGGACACAGCTCGCGACATCATCGGAGGCTGCCACATCTGTTCGTCATCGTCGGTCACGGTGCGACAGGTGCAAAGTCCAAGTAGTCGAGAAGCGTCTTCGGCGGCTCGCCGTCACTGCTCAGCAAGAACACGGACACGCCCTCGTCCTTGAGCTTGCCCACCGCCCACCCCGCCGCGGCTCGCGGCGTCGTGAACCCCATCTGTCCCACGTGCACCGCGCGTCGGACTGGCATCATCGGATGCGTCGGGGTGAGCACGATGGTTGCGGACCAACGTCCGTTGTTGCCGTCGAGAAGGACTTCCCAGTTCTGACACTGGGCAGCCCACAAACCTTCGGGAAGTTTCGAAGCGAGCATGTTAGGTCCTTTCTTCGTCGTCCGAGATTCGGATGACGATGGGTTGTTCGAGAGGGTTGTCGACGGGCGTTAGCTCGTCGTCTTCATCTTCCTGCTCGCCTTCAAGCAGAAGGCGAACCTGAAACTCCGTAGCCAGTGCTGCTTTGACTGTCCGAGCAACCGCCAGAACTTCTTCTGACGACTGCTCCGGCAAGCAAAGCAAGACGCGGCGGCGGCGTCGCATCAGTGCACCAAGCGCATGTGTTTCATCAGGCCGTCTCGTTGACGGTCGTAGAGCACATACGTATCGTGGTCATCACTGATGCCCGCGACTTGAAATTCACCCCTCTTACGCGACCCGTCGCGCAAGAAGACTTCGATCTCGTACATGACGCTGTCGTCCGCGTGCTGAGGGCACTGATGGACGGTCACCGCGCGTACGTCCTCGACGCCTACGTCTCCAACCAGCTCCCGCACGCGAACCGGAACCGCGAACGCCACAGGGAGTTCGCAGCGCAGACCCGCTTGTAGGAGCTGGTTGCTCAGGCAGTTGAACTCGTTGGTGCTCACTGCCTAAGTGTAGGTCACGGGGACGCCGGAAGGGGATCTCGATCCCCTAACACCACTTCGTCGATCTGCTCCTCGGTGAGCTTGCGCTCCTCGATGCACAAGGCCTCGACGTGCCGTGCGATGCGGTGGACGTGTCGGATCAAGAAGAGCAGCGCCTCTTCTTCCGTGGTGCCGCCTGCATGAAGAACCTCACGGTTGTTCACGTAGAGCACCTTGAAGATGCGGTCGCCGTCCTGCTCCGTCTCGATGCGCGGCTTTGACGAGGGTTTGAGAATCCTCGCCACGGCTCAAGCCTTCTTCCCGACGAAGGCCCCCTCAAAGACCTTCGCGAGGACGCCCTCGTCCTTCTCGTCCTTCGACAACATGTTGTCGAGCGCGTTACGCGCGTCCGACACGATGTCGTAGACGAGGCGCTTCGCCGCGACCTCACTGCGGTCCGACCCGTCGACTGCCTTGAGCGTTTCGCCCAATGCGTTCGTCGTGAACCGGCGGGTGTCGTTGTCGTAGACGACCGTTCCCACGACATCGCCCGCATCGAGCAGGCTCCACTCGCGCGGATGCTCGACGTTGTCCCGCGTGCGGAACTTCACGGTCACCAACCACTGGAGGGGCGTGGCCGGGTTCTTCGACGCAACGTACGCCGGCTGGGCTTCCATGCCCGCCTGCGTCAGCGGCACACGCACGTTCCGCGCCTTGAGCGACACTCCCGTACGGATCAGCGCCTCGTCTTCGAGTTTCGCACCAACGCACTTGATGCAGAACGTGTCTGACTGCCAGCTGCCCGCCATCGACTCGCCGCACGCCTGGCAATCGCCTGCCGAGTGCACTTCGTCGCCGTCGTCGACGTCCACATACGACGCGGGGTCAACATCGTGCGACGTGCCCCACAGCTCCTCGGTACCCTTCGCGCACAGGAAGTTCCCACGCGTCCAGAGGTGCGGCTGGCCCGGAGCGTTTGCCGGCGTGATGTCCTTCTGAACCGAAGCCTGCTTGGGCGCCGCGCGATCCCACATCGGCTTCGTCTCACGCATGAACGCCTCGTGCTCCGCCTGCGCAGCTTGCTCCTGTGCGGCATACCGTACCTGTGCCGCGCGCAGGGACTCCTCGTACTTCGTACGCAAAGATTCCTCGTACTTCTCCTGCTCCTGCTCCTGCGCCGCGCGCCGAGTCTGCGCCGAACGAGAGCGCATCAAGTAGAGCGTCGAATCGAGAAGCGCGAAGAGCAGCAGCGTGCCCCAGCTGCCGGTCGCCACGCACCAGACGTAGAACGCGAAGCTGCTCGCGCCCCGCACCTGGAGATACGACAGCACGATGAACGTCGCGACGTAGAGTGCGGTGGCCGCGCTCGCCATGCACGCCACGACCACCAGAGCGCCTGCTGCCGTGTACAGCACCGCACGCCCGATGCGTGCAATGATCTCGAGACCGCGCAGCGTGAACCGCGCCGCCTTCGAGTGGCCTTCTGCAGCCTCGAGCGCCTGGAGAGCGCGCGCGAGAAGCAGCGTGAGAACGGCCGTACCTGCGAGCACGAGGATCGTCGTGACCGGCGCGATGGCCGCACCGACGAAGAGCAGCGTGACCGCCACAACACCGAGCACCACCTGGCAGATGGGCTTGAGCGACCATTGCCAGAGCTTGCCGAAGAAGTTCGTGACGGGCTTCGCCGCGTACTTCGCACGGTACATCATGTACTGCGCGTACTTCGGGGTCCAGCGCAGCGCCGGAACAACCTTCTTCGCGACCTTCGTGAGCGCCGCCGCCATGCGCTTCGCGAGGCTCTTGGTCGTCCGTCCGATCGCCTTGAACGGCTTCGCGATGAACGCCGCGGTCTTCTTGGCCGCAGTCTTGATACGCGTCCAGATGGACGGCTTGTTGTTGGTGGCGGGAACCTCCGCCTTGGTGTCCATCTTCGGGATGGACGTCCGATTCGATGCCGTAGCAGTAGCCTTGGACATGACCGTCAGGTCTCCTTGGTCCGTCAGGACCGTTAGAATTGTGTCGAGCCCCTCGTAGGAATTGAACCCACGACCTGCTGATTACAAATCAGCTGCTCTACCTCTGAGCTAGAAGGGCCGGGCCATTATGGCCTAGTTAGTTCGCGTTCGGTGACACGTCTCGCGTCTCGCTCATCCGCGCATGCATTGCCACCCTCGACGTCAGGCCTGCCATGAACAGCGCGACCTGAATCTTCAGCTCTGCCGCTGTCGAGTCCGCACGCACGATGGCAACCACGACGTCAAGGAGCATGTGCGCAACCGGCATCACGACGACCGCATCGCTGATGAAGCCTACTACCATGTCGCGGTTGGTGAGCTTTGCGAACTTGAGCGCCGCGACGACGACGTGGTCGAGCGCGTCTTTTGTTTCATCGCAAATCCCGCGGTACGCAGCATGTTGATTGCTTGATCTCGTTCACGCGACATCGAATGAACGAGCACCGGCAAATCTGGGTCGAGCGTCTCGACCATCTTCCGAGCGATGTCCAGCCCGGTTAGCGGTTTCTCTCGGCTGTTTCGCTTGTTCTATTAGCGGAGGTCTCGGATATCCATGTAGATATCACCTCCTTTCTTGGCCAGCCGGGCCTTCTAGGGAGTGAAGACGATCTTCGAGTCGCCGTGAACCCGGGTTCCAGGGTCCAGGGTTACAACCCCGTCCACCGAGACCCTGCCTCGCAGGATGGCCTTCTTGGCCTTCCCTTTAGATAGCTTCATGTCTTCGGAGACCGCGTCGATGAGTGCGAACGTGATGACCCGAGACATCGCCTCGAGCGTCGGCTTCATTGGAGGACGATATGCCATGGCATCGACCCAACAGGGTCAATGGGCGACCCCACGCTCGTCATCGCGTGTAGTTGTGTACCCAGGCTCGAGGACATACAACTCCCGCCTCCTGTCGAGAACGACTGGACAGCCAAGTTTCCCGTCAGGGACGCGGATGCCGTGTACAAGGCGTTGCCGAAGCCGATGTACACGTAGTCGTCGTTGGCCACATAGCCGTGCCCAGGCACGGCGTACGGCGTACCTGTGCAGTTGTTGTTGGTGTAGTACACCGGTTGGGTGGTGTGGTTCATCGGAACGATGAGCCCATCAGGCACCAGCGTGTACTGGTCACCTTGAGAGATGTACGCCTCTTGGCCAGGCGTCGCGCTCAGCAAGACGCCGAGACGAGCCCCGCCGTAATCGAACACTACGGCACCCGGGCCTACGGGGCCTACGGGGCCCACGCTGCCCTTGGGCCCCTGCGGCCCGGCAGAGCCTTGAGGGCCTTGAGCGCCCGTTGCGCCTTGCGACCCCGTCGCGCCAGGACTGCCTGCGGGACCTTGTGGACCCATCGGTCCTACCGCACCCGTGGCACCCGTGGCACCCGTGGCGCCTTGAAGCCCCTGAGGACCTTGCAGGCCTTGCGCCCCCTGAGGGCCTTGCGGCCCCTGCGGCCCCGCCGAGCCCTGCGGCCCCGCCGAGCCTTGCGGGCCCTCAGGTCCCGGATCACCCATCGTACCGTTGGCGCCAGCACCTGCGGGGCTACACGCTGAAACCAGAACCAGGCAGAGGAAGACTGTCTTCATGATGAACCTTGAGCGGATGTTTATGCCGCATACCCTTCACATCCTTATGCCCGATTCCAGAGGTCAGTTTAGCCCCCTTGACAGGGGCGGGGAGCCGCCCTACCGTAGGGACACAAATGCATCGACCGTAAGGATTCGCCGGCGTCGCCGGTCAGCTCTCCCTCCCAGGTTCTCTATGTCGTCGTGCGCTCGGATCTCCCCCACGGGGTGCAGGTCGCGCTACCGCCGGTGAGGACAGGTCCCGCTGATGCCGATGGCGAGGTTGCAGTTCATGCAAAGCACGCGGTACCCACTCGGGTAGCCGTTGTTCTTCAACCACAAGGCGAAACTCGCGGCCTTGCCACGCAGGGACTCTCGATGCTTGCCGCCCCCGCCGTCGATGTGGAGGAGTTGTGGGATCGACAAGACCTGCTTCCGGGTGAGCTTGCGCATCGTGCCACGCTACCGTGTAGCGAAGGTCGCGTGTGGTCATGAGCGACGAGCAACCCAAGGTCCTGTATACGGTGATCCGCAACGATCTTCCGCACGGCGTCCAGATGGCGCAGGTGTGCCACGCTGCCTCCGAGGCTTCAGGCTACCCGCCGACGATCGTCATCGCGCTCGCGGTACCCGATGAGGCCTCGTTGCGGCGTATCGCGCTCGCGCTAGGCGAGCAGTCGCTGACCTACAAGCTCATCGTCGAGGACGCCGGCCCGTTTGCGGGTCAGGCAATGGCCCTCGGCTTGCCCCCGTCCACGGATCGCAAGGCGATCGGAAAGGTCACGAGTGCCTTGCCCCTCGTGAAGTAACCCTCTTTGGAGCTGTGGCGTAAAGCGCGCAGCTCGTGGGTCTTCGGATCCACGAGAGATCCCGGGTCGCGTCCGGGCAGCTCCGCCATGGCCTCGTAGCTCAACGATAGAGCACCGGACTTCTAGCCCGGCGACACGTGGTTCAACTCCACGCGAGGTCTCTGCGGGAATAGCTCAGTGGTAGAGCTTTGGTTCGCAAGAATCAAGGTCGGTGGTTCGACCCCATCTTCCCGCCCATCTTTCTGCACGTGCTGATAGTATTACGAAACGCGTTGTTCGCGTTGTGCGTGACGTTCGCAACGTGGACTACTGGATTCCGAGCTGCCGGGTGCAGCACCAAGATTGATGGTCTTGGGATGACGGGTTCGAGCCCCGTGGTTTCCGCGACTGGCCCCCTAGCTCAGTGGTAGAGCGGAAGTGTGATGAAACTTTCGGTCACGGGTTCGACCCCCGTGGGGGTCTCCAAACGAAGAAAGACGCCGAGTTGGCGTCTTTCACGTGTAGTTGTCCAGCAGCTTCTACATGTAGCCGTCCAAGCTACGCGTTCGCGCTGGGCGGGTTCGCCTTCGCGTACGCCTTGAACGCGCGCTTGAGGTCGGCCTTGTTCTTCAGCTTCAGGATGGCGTTCTCCTGAAGGTTCTGCAGCTCGTCGGCGGCAACGCCTGCCAGATCCTCGGCGAGCATGTCAGCGCTGTCGACGCCCGTCGCCGTGAAGTCGACGGGGAGGTTGATGGTGATGGGCGTCTTGCCGAGCTTGGCGGTGAACGTGGCGGTGAACTTGGTCTTGGGCTTGGGCATGGTGATGTTTATCTAGCAATCCGATGTGGCCGTCAACATCTGCTCACGCCATTGGAGCTGTTTCACCGGACGTTTCACGTAGTCCGCGTACTCGAGACAATTTGCGGTGCCGCCGGCGCTGCCATCCCAGATGCTCAGGAGCAGGTTGCAGTGATCCACCATCCACTCGTTACGTCGCTGCATCTTCCAGGGCTTGTAGGAGCCGGGGCTGACGACGTGGATCTCGGCGGCCTTCTTCACGAGGGCTTGGTAGCGTTGCCGTGAAGGCAACGGCCAATTCTCACTCCAGCCATCGCAGGGCAGGGCCGCATGGAACGGAATGCCGAGTTCCACACACGCCTCGGCCGCCCACATGTCAACACCAAGGGCCATGCCTGAGACGGCAACCAAAGGCCAGTTCTCGATGAGGCCGTTGCGAAGCGCCTTCTTCACGCGCGCGACCACGGGATGTGCGGGATCCCAGTTGCCCAGCTTGTCGGGACGGTGCCCGGTGAAAGCGACGATCACGAGGGCTTCGACACCAGCTTCAGCTTCTGGGGCAGGGGCCAGTAGCGTTGGGGCTTCTTCGTACGGATGGGGCCTGTGATGAAGCCTCGGCGATCGCCCGGCGGGAACGTCACTTCGACGACGTAGCTAACCACACGGCGTGAGCCCGTGATCTTCGGGACGTCGGGCATGACGCCTGGGGGCACGATCTCGACAATGCGCCCTTCCTTGGTCTTGGTCGACCCGCCGGCCTGCGAGAGCCACTTCACTGTGTCGCCGATCTGGAACTCGTTCATGGTCCTGTCATCCTCACGCCGAGCTTACGCCCGACATCACGTACCTGCTTGACGACGCTCTCCCAGTGCTTCGAACCGCCGCGCGTCAATTCGCCGTAGACGATCCCGGGATGTGTCTTTTTTTGTTCGTCGAGAATCTTGTCCCACCGCCAACCCATCAACGACATCGTCAAGAGCCATGCGCTTCGCGTGAAGTCTGGGTTGTTGGTGTTGAGCGCAGCCTCGGCCACCGCGTAGGCGGCTTCACGACGCCAGTGAGGGGCGTCGATCCAGGGGATCGGGTCGAAGTCATGCTCGAGCGCGGCTTTGGCGCACGCCGTGAAGTACTCGTCGTACGGCCTCATGCCGAGCGATAGGTTCGCATGCGTCCAGGTTTACCCCGCGAGCACGACCGCGTGCAAGAGATCTCCATGCCGGAGAGCCAGCCGTCGTCGTACGGGGACATGTACACCTCAGCTACCGCTGATGCCACAGACGACGCATGGACCGTCACCGTCGAAGCGATGGATCGCGCACGCGCTGGGCGGAACGATGGTCGAGTGCTGCCCTGAAACCACCGCGATGTCGGAGGGCTTGTCGAGCAAGCCCATCAGAACCTTGTAGCGCGTCATCACGTTGGGGTCCATGCGATCGACGACGACGCCGCCCTCGCGCAGATAGTCCGGAACGTCTGTGCTCTTGCCGTAGCGGCTCTCGTAGTGCTCGTCGTAGCAGACGCGCGTGATGCCCGAGTTGACGATGCGCTTGGCGCAGTCCCAGCACGGCGTGACGGTCACGTAGAGCGTGCACTGCCCCGCGAACCGCCCCGCATAGTCGATGGCGTTCGACTCGGCGTGGAGGGTGCGTACGCAGTGGCCCTCGACCATCTGGCAGCCGACCTCGTCGCAGGACGGCAAGTGCCGAGCTGCGCCGTTGTAGCCGGTTGCCACGATGCGATAGGACGCATCTGCGATGACGGCGCCGACGTGACGGCGAGGACAGGTGGCACGCATCGCCGAGGTGTAGGCGAAGCGCATCATGTACTCATCCCAGTCCGGCCTCACGCGTGCACCCCCTGCATCGAGCGAAGCGTGCAATCGAGCGAGTGGTCGAAGGGCGGGAAGCTCGACGCCAGACAGCAACGGCGACGCGCAGACTCGAGTTTCTCGGCCTTCACGAACGGGGCCGTCTGTGGCTCCGTCTCCTCGGTTACGAGGAGGAACCGTGCCTTGCCCTCTTCTGTGTTGCCCGTGAAGACCTCGAGCGTCCGCACCCACACGACACCGTCATGGCCGGAGTAGACGATGACCGGCGCAAGCGTCGCTTCGTCGAGACCGGTCGCGATCACCGTGTAGCGGTTCCCGGTCTTCACATGCCGCCAGGTCTGGCCTGCACGTACCTCAGATGCGTCGAGCATCCACAACGCCTGTTCCTTGGGTGTCATCACCTCGTCCGTAACACGTCCATCACGCTTCGTTCAACACCTTGCGAACACACTCCTCGTAATCTTCGAACGGATGCTCCGCGAATGTTCGACCACACCCACCACAACGTTCTTTCTGCCGCTGCTCCCGCTCGAGGCGAGCGAGGGCTTTGAGGAACCGTTCGTTCCACTCACGCTGCAACCGCTTGATGGGTTGCCAGGCGCTCACCCCGCAACCGCCTCGTAGAGCATGAGCGGCATGCCGGTCCGCTCATCGACGTACGTCGCAGCGAAGATCAGGGCGCCGGCGAAATCGAGCGCCTTGCCTGCGGGCAACCACACGAACGACCGCTTGTGGGGCTTGCCTTCGGGGTCGACCTCGAAGACCAGGGCTGGCAGGGGGATCATTTCAGCCTCGGGCGGCTTTCCCATCGATGCAGGGATGATGGTGCTCGGCGGCTCGTAGCCCGTGAGGATGGTCCGAAGAACGCCAGGCTCCTTCACCTCGAGCACGAACGGGGTGTAGTCCGACGAGGGCGAGTTGAGAATCTCGATCGCGCGCTTCATGGATGCCTCATATCACGGACCTCGAGCTGTTCGATCCGATTCTCCAGGGATCGGACGTGTTCGTCACCCCAGAACTTGATGAGTGACGACACGATCAAGGCGATGGCGACGATGACCGCGGACCCGCGGACGGTCTTGCGTGCCTGCGCGATGGTCTCGGGCAGAGACGCATTTTTGGCGACCGTCTCGATGGCATCTACCTGCAGGCGCAGGTTCGCGAGCCCGCGTGCAACTTGATCGACTTCGTTGGGTGCCATCGCATCACGGCTTCACGATGGCGATCTCATCGGTCTCGTAGGCGATGAGGTAGGCGCGTTTGTACATGCTGGGCAGATCCAAGCTCGAGGATTGCTGCACCCGCATGTTGTCGATGACGTTCTCCATCGCCATGAGCGCGATGTTGATCGAGGTGGGGATGACGATCCGGATGGGCAGGTGTGTGATCGGGAGCGACAGGGAATCGCCCACGGGTGAAGGCGCGGGGGCTGCAGGCGCTGCGAACCGCGACACCATGCCCTTGGTGGAGACCGTGACGCCGCGCCCGGTGGCGACGCCCTTTGAGCCAAGAGGTCCGCCGGCGCTCACTGCCGCACCACCCGATGAGTCGCGATCTTGTTCGGCCCCACGTACGTCGTCGTCACCAGGAACGTCGCGAACTCACCTTCAGCGACACCGCCGTCTGTGGCGGCTGCCGTGGCGACGCCATCACGGAAGATGCGCATCCGCGCAGCCGTCTGACCGTTCGGGCTCGTGTTGTCGGTCTGGTCCATGAAGAAGTTGCCCTGGAGCAGGCCTGCCGCGATCGCGATACCGTCGGCGATGCTGCCAACGACCGCGTGTCCCGTGAGCAACGCGTCGAGGATGGCCGCGACCGTCACCGAGGTCGAAGCAGGCAAGACGACATAGCCCAGGAGGATCCGGTCGGTGGCGAACGTGGCGGTCGTGAGCCCGGTGTTCGCGAACCGAATGCGCACGAGGCCGCCGCTCGAGTGCGAGTTGGTCAGCGCGTACTCGCCGCCATACGCGACGGTGTCGCCGGACCCGGCAATAAAGCCGAGCTGGTCCCAGGCGAGACTTGTCCAGTTCCAGGCGTACACCTTCATGGTGTTGCCTGCCGTGTTCAAGTAGCCCATCCACTGCACAGACACGCCGGCCGCGTTGGCGATCGCTGCGATGTTGAACTCGTAGTAGAAGTCGATCGCGCCCGCGACGTCGGTGAACGTGTGGAACACGCGGTCGAGGGTGTCGGAGTTGGCGAGCACGCCGACTTCAGTACCGGACACGATCGTGCGTGAGGTCGCGATCGCGTTGAGCGCTGCACCTGTGACCGCGATGTTGGCAACCTGCTCGGCGATCGCGAGACCGTCGGACGATCCGGCCGTGGCGTTGGGGATCTGGTTGCCGACCACGGGCAGGCCCGTGTCTGCGCCTGCCGCTGCGAGGGGAATCTGGGTGCCGACCACGGGAAGGCCTGTGTTCGCACCTGCGGTTGCAAGCGGGATCTGGGTGCCGATGACAGGCAGGCCGGTGTTCGTGCCTGCGGCGGCAAGCGGGATCTGGGTGCCGACCAACGGCAGACCCCCGGCCGCGCCCGCGCTCGGCAGAGGGACTTGAACCCCGACGACAGGGAGCCCTGCGTTCAAACCCGCGGTCGCGTTGGGCAACGAGCTGAGCCCCATGTGGACCGCGTCGTTCTTGTTGATGGCGATGATGTTGACCGTGATCTCGTCGTTCTCTTGCGCGCCGGTCTGGCCGATTCCAGGAGCCGCCGTGATCCGAAGAGGCATGAAGCCCAACGTGTCGACCATCGCGCCTGTGAAGGCGAGATCGTACCAACCGTTGTCGCGGTCGGTGATACTGGGTGTGATCGTGAGGAAGCCTGCACCTGTCTTCTTGCTGGTGATCACCATCGCCGTAGCAAGCCCCGAGATGCCAGCGCCCGTATCTGTGCTGCGCATGTACACAGGGATCGAGACTGCGACGTTTTGTGTGACTTCGATAACCTGCATGGACTGCCTCAAGTTCGAGTTCGGAGATCGCCAAGAACCCAGGCGAGACCGTGCAGAGACGTAAAGACTGCTGGGCGTTGTACCGTCTCCCAAACGCACCACAGGCGATACGTTGATCGCGCCTGGTGACCCCATATCAACACCTGTACGAACTGTCATTGGGACACCAAGCGCGTTACGCCATCACCGGGAAGAATGATGCCGGGAGCAATCGCCCAGAACTGCTTGTCGCCGTATGAATCCAAGAATTCAGGAAGGCCAGCCACGTTGGTAATCGAAGACCAGTGGTCAATCTTCGTGCCTAGCTTACCGTCTGCGGATGCGTTCCGGGCGCCCATCGTTGTGGGGAAGATGAGTTGACCCTTGTGGCCTTGCAGGGCTGGTTTTTCTGCACTCCAGAATTGCGCGCCCCCGTTGACAGCCCCAACCGCGCCACCCGGCTGTTCCCCGCCGATGGTGGCTAGCGCGTTAGTATCGGCGCCCCCTGCACGCACACGACACAGGTCTGCAACACTGGACCCTGTATAGATCACGTTTAAAATAGTTGCGAGGGAGTAGATTCGACCACCGTTTCCGTTGCCGCCTTGATAGTACGTTTTGATAGCGCCAACGGTGCCCCCGCCCGTGCCCAGCGTAAAAGAAGCGGGCGCTATAAGGGCGCTCGTAAACTTTTCACCGGCGATATAGGCGCAAAAAGCGTGTCCCGTCACACCCAGATTGGCACCAGTGGCCGTGACAAGACGCCACATCTTCTTGTCGCTCGAGCCCCACATGTGCCAAACCGTATCCGAAGGCCGTGAAGTATTATTTGCGTTGACCCATTCACTGGAAGCAACGTCAAAACACTCGTCGGACGCAGTCGGTTGTTGATTGGGAGTGGCAGCGGCTACATAGTTTCCGCCTGTCGAGTGTGCCAACCGAACGATTGCGTCAGATGACGAGTTAAACGAGAAGCACCAGTCGATGCCCGCGCCGTCGGTCAGGACGATCCAAGACATCGCGCCGGCAGCCCCGTTGTTACGGGTCGCCCATGTGGTCGCACTGGTGATACGGTCAACACCGTCCATGGCGCCGGTCGTACCGTCGCACGAGCCCTTGACGGTGTACCCCATCGTCGTTTTCAAGAAGTTCTTGAGCGAGAAGACCAGGTCACCCATCGTTCGAATGATCGACACGAAGATCGATCGATTGTTGAACGACATCGTCCAAGTCTGCGTGACGGTAGGAAGACCCATTATGTGGACACCGGCGTAGTGGCGCCGTCTCCCGGTAGGATGATCGCGCCTCCAATTTCGACGACCACGAATTGGAGTGTACCGAACGTATCAACAAGGCCCGGAACCGTCGTGCTGTTGGTCAACACGTACCAGCTGTCAATCTTGCTTCCGAGCTTACCGTCGGCATTGGCAAGCCTGCTTCCCATTTGAGCAGGGAACATCAGTTCGCCAGTCGCACCTTGAAGTAGTGGAAGTTCTGCGTTGAAAAGCACGGCACTCGAAGCCAAGGACCCAACACCACCACCAGGCATCTCACCGCCAATCGACGCTGCTGCGTTGATGTCTTGGTTCGTATGTACGCGGCACAGGTCTCCGAGAGCGGAGGGTGCATACGTGGCGTTGAAATTCGAGTTGAAAGTCGAACCGTTATAAAATGACTTGACCGCACCTACGGTTCCGCCACCAGTGCCCAGTGTGAAAGTTGCGGGTGAAACCAGCGCACTCGTGAACTTCTCGCCTGCTTGATACATGACGAGAGCGCTGGACCGCATGACCGTCGAGCGCCACATCTTCTTGTCGCTCGAGCCCCACATATGCCAGACCCGGTCAGCGCTAGCCGTGCTGTTTACCCAAGAACCGCTAGCCGCATCGAAACACTCGTCCGTAGCGGTGGGTTGCTGGTTCGCTGTAGCCGCGGCGACGTAGTTGCCGCCCGTCGAATGCGCCAGCCGGAAAATGTCATCGGAGGCCGAGTTGAACGAGAAGCACCAGTCGACGCCTGCGCCGTCGGTCAAGACAAACCAGGCTTGTGAACCGGCAGCGCCGTTGTTGCGTGGTGCAACATCGGTGGCGACGGTCCAACGGTCCACACCGTCCATGGCGCCGGTACCTGCCGAGCAGGAACCCTTGACGGTCATGCCCATGGTCGTCTTCAAGAAGTCCTTGAGGGAGAGCATGTAGCTCTGCATCGCGCCAAGAACCGATACGAACGTGTATCGGTTGTTGAACGACGTCGTCCAGGTCTGTGTGACGGTAGGTAGCGCCATATGTCAGGACGTCAGTGGGGTTGTTACGCCGTCAAGCGGCAAGATGATGCCGGGCGTGACCGTGTAGAATTGAAGGTTACCAAACACGTCACCTACGGCGGGCGTGGTTGCGCTGTTCGAGATGGAGTACCACTGGTCGAACAAGCTGCCCAACTTGCCGTCCGTGCTGGCTTGGATCGAACCTGTTTGTGTAGGGAATAACAGGATCCCGACACCACCCTGAAGAAGGGGGCGCTCGTTGTTCATGAGCGCGGAGAGGCCTGCCATGCCTCCGATAAGCTCCCCACCATTGCCTGCCTTGCAGTTGGCATCGACCGACGTATGCAACCGACACACGTCGCCTGCCGCATTGGCGACATAGCCGACCATGTTGTTAGAGGACACAGACGAGCCGCTGTAGAATGACTTGAGAGCCGCGACCGTTCCGCCGCCGACAGCAAGCGTGAACGTGGCAGGTGCGACCAGGGCGCCCGTGAACTTCTCGCCCTTGATGAAAGACGCAAGGACTCCCGTACGATAGATCGCCATGCGGAACATCTTCTTGTCGCTGCTGCCCCAGAAATGCCAGACGCGGTCCGCGCTGATGTTCCCGTTGATCCAAGACCCACTCTGGGTGTCGAAGCATTCATCCGTCGCGGTGGGTTGCTGGGCTGGAGTCCCTGCCGCAATGTAGACACCGCCTTGCGAATGCGAAAGCCGCGAGACGTCATCCGCGACGGACTGGTACGTGAACAACCAGTCGATCCCGGCGCCGTCTGTCAGGACGATCCACGACTGCGCGGCGCCCGCGATCGTCGCGCGCGTGGCCCACTTGTTCGCAGCCGTGATGCGGTTGACGCCGTCCATCGCGCCGGTCGTACCGTCACACGATCCCTTGACGGTGTACCCCATCGTCGTCGTGAGGAAGCCGCCCACGCCGACCCATGAAAACAACAAGGCGCCCATCGTCGTGATGAGCGTCGATGAACCTGTGTACACGTACCTGTTGTTGAACGAGTACGTCCATGTCTGGGTGACCGTGGGCAGCGACATCTACTTGGACTCCGGCATCACGAGCCGCGTGAGGCTATCGAAGCTGTCCTTGACGTGCGCCATCAGCTCGAGGCCCGTGAACTCGTGCCCTTGGCCGGTGCATGCGAACTGCTCGCTGGCACGACGCCGATAGATCTTCGTGCCGCACTTGGGACACGCGAGGTTGGTCTCGATGTCCGCTTCGACCGTACGTGCGTTGGTGTGCCCCAGCGGGTGCGTCACTGGAGCAGCGCCACGCTCGTGCGCCACACAGGCGGCACAGTCACGGGCGTGGGCGTCGACGTGCCACCGTCCGCCATCGAGGGGCTCGGCCTTCGAGGCCGCTTCGTCTGCCGCCTTCAGGTGGTATGGCGCATGGGCTGCGCGCACGGCGGGATCGGGCTCGGCCATCACGTGACCGTGACGCTCGAGCGAACGGGCACGCGCACGCTCTCCGCCGACGTCGACATCGATGGTCAGGCCGCATCCGGTATGGACGCGATGCGTGTGGTGCGGTCCGGTCTCGTGCTTGTCGACGCGCGCGACCGTGTGCATGGCGCCGTCGATCATGACGTGAGTCTTGGTGTGCAACATCAGCAGGGCTCCCATTTTCCGTTGGTCACATGACCATGTGCACCACAGGTGCGGCAAAGCAAGCTTGGCATGAGCGTCAAAGGATCGACGCTCACGACCTGATGGATCGGCGTGCCGTTGAGCGGGCGGACGGCACAGAACGACTGGCAGAGCATCCCCTCGAGGCTTCGAGCATCGGGATGAGTGTGCAGCCACCCGATGAGCTGTTCGTCGCTGCCAAGCACCGCCTCGAAGATGTGCCCGTACCCGAGGTCCAGCTTGCCTGCATGGACGAGGGGGTTCAACGGAGGCGGTGTCGGCATCGGCTTCCACGTGGGACGCCCATCGATCTCCTCGAGGTCGTCGGCGGTACGCGGCGTGGGCACTTCGAAGCCGTGGTCGACGAGGCACACGGCGCACACCGGCCGCCGAGCGAATTCGGTGCCCGGCACGTGATAGAGCTTGGTGTCGATGCGTTTGCAGTCGCACTCACCAACGCCGACGTAGACGGGACGCTCGGTCATCGCAGGCCGCCACCTGAATGCATCCCGCCGGTCTGTGCGGGCACGCCGCCCATCCCCGGCGAGGTCTGACCCTTGCCAGGACCTTCGTGTCGTTGCGAGCGCAGCGCGTTCGTGTCCAGCGAGAAGTTGGTCTTGGGCGCGAAGTCGGTCGCGAACTTGGCAGCGTTGACGCCGAGTGCGGCTTCTTTCTTTTCGGCGTCGGCCTTGGTCTTCTCGACGATGCCGTCCGGATGCTCGTTCTGGGAGTAGACCGTGTAGAGCTTGAGCGGGTCGTCACCCGTATTGACGATGTTGTGTTGCGTGCCTGCGGGGATGATGAGCGCGGTGCCGTCGCGCATCGGACGCTCGACGCCGTTCAAGACGGCCTTGCCCTGGCCGCCTTCGACGCGGATGAACTGGTCCGTGTTCGGATGCTTCTCGGAGCCGATGTCGCCGCCCTTGGGCAGGGACATCACGACAAGCTGCTCTTTCTTGGCGGTGTGCAGGACCTTGCGGTAGTTGTCGTTGGCGTTGGTGGCGTCGTCGATGTTGGTGATGAAGCCGGGGAAGGCGGCCTCGGCGGCCTTCTGTCCCATCGAACGTTCGACGCCCGTCAACGGGATCTCGTGGTGGTCCCGCGACGTCACGTGCGCTCGGTCGATCGTGAATCGTCCGTTGATCACAGGCAGTGGCTCTTCGGTGCGCCCAGCGTCACCGAGGTAGCCGAGCGTGATGTGCGGCGTGAACACGTGCTTGTCGCTCGGGTCGATGCCGTGGACCTTGAGGGCGCGCACCATGTCGACGTGCAGATGTTCGAGGCCAGGGGCGTCGAGCAACGCGACCAGCGCGGTGTTCCGCTTGCCTTGGGAGGCCGCGCCATCGAAGTAGCCCCAGCCCTGGATCTTCGCTTCGATGGGCTCGGCGTTCTCGCCAACCTGACGAAGTGCCGCGAGCGCGGCGTGGACCTTCTCGGGCGGGTGGTCCTCGAGCGGCTTCTTCGTGTAGACCAGGGTGATGTGGTCGATGTCGGAGTGCTTCGCAGCGTCCGGGATGACCTTCTTCTGGATCTCGCGAAGGTTCTCAGCGACGTGCTCGGGCACACGCACGTGCACGAAGAAGGTCTTCGGGCTCGTCGAGATCTCAGCGGTCTTCTCGCGGCTGGCAGCCGAGAGGAGCTGGTCGAGGACGCCCGCAAGCGAGACGGTTCGCACGGGGAAATTATAGGGGGTTTCAGCCCCCTTGCGTCGGGGCCAAAAAAATCCTCCTATCATTACAAGATGGCGGCCAACCCCAAGACCCTGATCACCCTTCTCGTCGGGGCCATCGTCGGGATCGCGCCTGCTTGGTTCGGCTACCTCTCAAGCCACGAGGAGTTGAAGGCCAAGTATCAACAAACCCAGGACGAAGCGACCGGCGGCTATGCGGCACTCGCGACTTCCGTCAAGGAGCTGCAGACGACTGCGACGACCCAGCACGACTACGTCGTGAAGCTCGAGGCACGGCTCGAGGCCACCGACACGTTGATCCAGTCACTGTTCGCGAAGCTCAACACGGCGCCCGTAGCAAGCGTGCACCGTCCCGCGCCCGTAGCAAGCGGGCACCGTCCCGCGCCCGTCGACACGTACAAGCAGCCGTTGCCTGTGCCGACGCCCGATCGTCCGAAGTTCAGGGACCTGCCGCGCGACTTTCCTGACGCTGCGGCGGAGTTCGCACCCAAGAGGTAACGTCATGCCTTCTCGCCATCGCTGCTTCCTGCTCACGCCCACAGATGACGTCGTTGTCACACTTCGTCGGTACGCGTTCGCGCGTGACGGCGTGCCGCCTTGTGGTCGACGGGAGTCGCGGTACCCCGGCGCTGAACTGACGTCCTACGAGACCCATGACGTCGAGATCGAGGTCACACGCGCGGCGGGAACCCTCGAAGCGTCGCTCGACGGCGACCGCACGCAGCACACCGTTGCGCTCGACGATCCGCGCTGGCCGACCGCGTGCTCGTGTGGTTACGTGTTCCGTCCCGAAGACGCGAAGCAAGAGAGCCACACGCGGCTCTATCAACGTGGCGACAACCAAGAGCTGGTCACGATCGGAGATGCGCCTGTCGGCGCGCTCTACGACTGGCGCGTGCTCAACGGAGACGACAGCTACCACCGCAACGGTGAGATGTCGCTCGTGTGCAAGACCCCCGCAGGTGAATGGATGATCGACGGTCCTGCGAGCAATGGGCCTGGGTGGACACGCACAGGTGCACCTCCGGATATCGATGTGACGCCATCCATCGGGATCGGTAGTCCCCAACGCATGCATGGATGGTTGCGCAATGGTTGGTTGGAAATCGACATGCCGTGATATAGCGGCGGCATGTCCATTATCGCCGCGGTGCTCGTGTTCCTGTTCACGTCGCCCAACGACGCCGACGCCTTGCGAAGAACGGCCCCCAACGATCTGACGGCGCCGGCGGCGATGGAGCACCTGACCTCGGCACGCATCGCAGCTTCGTTCTACGGCATCGACGCGGACATGTTGCTCAGCACCGCGTACTTCGAGAGCCGCTACACCTCGAGCGTGGTGGGCCCAGTCGTAGCAGGCAAGACCGCATGCGGCGTGCTGCAGCCGACCATGGAAACGAAGTGCGTGGGCCAGACCGTGCTCGAGGACTACCTCGACGGGGCCAAGCACCTGCAGGACTGGTATCGCGCGTGTCGTGGCAACGAGCGGTGCGCACTGCTCGGCTACGGAGGTGGCTACGCGCTGATCAAGAGCTGCGCCGAAGGCCCCGTCATGCGTGAGCGTGGTGGCCGCAAGGTCGACCTGTGCACGATCCCCGACATCCGCCAGTTCCGTGCTCGTTGGATTAAAAAAGAGCGGGCGAAGCGCTCGAACAGCTAACCGTCGCGGAACTTGAGGTCGAGCTTCTTCAGCGTGGCCGCGTTGACGATCACCTCACCCACTGTCTCGTACGCGAACCGCGGTAGATAGTCGACCGCGCTGCCGATGCACATGAGGCACGTCGGAAACTCGTGGCAGACGTCGTACTCCGGCGTGATCCCCGAAGGGGTGACGTCGTCGTTCTCGACGACGATCTCG